GTGCTGACACTGGGTGATAAATAGTGCGTGATGTGGGTTTCATCCATTGTATTCTGTATACAATGACGTATTGGTTAAGAGAATCCCCACCCATTCGAACTGGAATCGAACGAACACCACCACCACCTTGTTGACTCAAGTTTTGCCTTGAGTTAATCATTTCCAGAGTTGGAATCTCGATGAACTCGCCGCGGTCTTTCATGTGAGTTCCTCTCTTTTGAGTGTTTTTGGTTCCGTCTTGATTGTATTCGTCAGCACGTCTTGGCTTACCATTCGACGTGTTTGGGCGAGTGAGATCTTCGTGACTGAAGTTGATGTGTTCGGCTGCCCATCTATCAGCTGCTTCTCTAGTAGAATGTTGGGGTGAAGCAAACAGCGTCTGTTCTGGGAGTGCCTCCGCTAGTGCTGCGGCAACGTCATCTCGGTTCAATCCAGTGGAAACTGAATGATGAACCATTGTTGGTCTTGTAGTCACTTTTCCGCCTTTGCTTTTCAGCGTCGTAGACGAATAGTCAGATGTTTTGTAATTACAACCGCCTTCAAACCAACTCAAATACGACTCAATTGCCACAACATCTCCATAATGTAACGGTCTCCATTCAGGGTGGTCCAACTCAACACCTTCATACTCGTATGTATTGCAGAAACGAGCAATGAGACCCTGTGCGGCACTTGTGTCGTTTCGTCCACGAGGAGGCTCTTCAAGGCAACCGCCAACGTGTGTTCGTTCAATTCGTTTGGATGCTCTCCAAAAGCCCTTGATGAAGATGATCGTGTGAGCGTCTGGTGCGGATTTCATTCGAGTATCGATGTCATCGACTCTTTCTTCCGAATCGTATTGAAACCTCTTCCATCCAAGTCGTTGTGCGACCGTGTTCATCCAGCCCATCAACACGGTGGATTTTCCCAACAAGCGGATTGGAAAGTATTTCTTGGTTGGGCAACTCGCGTATCGGTCTTGCCAAGATTGAAGAAACGTGTGAACACTTTCAATAGAATCGAACGTCGGAGCTTTGCGAATCCGACCTTCATTCAACATCACGCGAAATCCCTTGTAGGCTGGTCCTGGTGCCAACTTGATTGTTTGTGCTTTGGTTCCCCAAGCCTTAAGGTCCCACAACACCGCATCAGGGGTTGCGGAAACTTGAAGAACACGGATTGAATTTCCAATAGCGTATTCAACATTGACGAGACCGGTGCTTTGAAACATTGTCGCCATTTTCATCTTACATCCAGACGCGATGTGGCATTCATCATTGGCGATGAACCCATTTTTCAAAACCGAAATACGGCCTTGGATTTTTGAGATTTCGCCACGGTGACGAATATTGTCTTTGAATGATGGGATCATGCTTCGTTGCATGTCATTTTTCCACTGAACGTCGCTCATTCCAGAGAGAACATATGCGTTCTCGACGGGAACGCACATATCGTCGTCAATGTGCGTCGTCAATTGACGACAAACCTCCAGCATAACGCCGGTCTTACCTGCTCCGGGTTGTGCCACCAATATGGCAAGATGCTTACCTTCTTGAAAAGCTTGAATCACCTTCTGGGCCGCTTCTTGTTGATTCGGGTATGTCAGCTGACATCCTTCGAGACGTTTCATTCCTTGCATCATCTCGTATTCGGCGTGAATACGAGTTCTCTGACAGTCCAATTGTAGTTTTCTCCTTGCGATTTCGGCGGCGGCTGATAACATTTGTGTTGTAACTGATTGAACCACGGTATATATTAAATTCGTATTTTAGCATTTCAATTTTTTTATGGTTCAACGTATTCATCACGTATCATACTTTTTCTAAAACACGACATCAAAATCGTCACTATACATTTTATCGCCTTTATGAATATCAAACACTTCACGAAAGGTCTTGCTCCGCATCAGGGGGACATTCGTTCGTATCTTCAAGTCAAGATGCGGGTTCGTAATAACCTGGACGAGGATTTCAAGGCGGTTCGCATACTGCCTATTTTGGATGGCATAATATGTATAAAAATGCTGGAACGACATTGATCGCATATGGTCAGAAGACACTACTACCGACGACGCCGGGGACGACGACGGGGACGACGCCGGGGACGATGACGACGCAGTGAACGCCGACGCAGCCGTAGTATCGTGAAAGCGGTGAAGTGCGTCTTCACAGACTGCCAACCCGGTAACATCGGCTAAATTTTCAGATAACGAGAGATTTCCATCAATGACAAACCCGTATTTTTTGCTAATATCCTCATATTGACGCCGAATACCAGCGATTTTACTCTCATAGGTCGCGATGTCCGGACGAGTCCACCAGTTTTTAATAATGCCTTTATAATCATATACACGCGATTGAACGTGTAATGCGTGAGAGATTTCGTGACCAAATGTGAAACCGACCGACGCCAAGTCGTATTCATACCCTCGTCCAAATTGAACGTTCATACTATGCATATACGCAGTTGGAATATAAATACTATTGGTATGCGCAGTATAATACGCGTTTACGATAAAAGATTGATACCCGCCAAATTTCAGTGTATTCCAGGTCATAAGATCAAGATCTTCGGTGGAAAGAGCCGACCCTACCGCCCCAGAATGTTTCGCGATATATACTGTTCGTTGAACACTTCGTTTCACCAGATTTCCCCACGCGTCTTTTGGGTCATAATCTAGATTCGTTGGGTCAGGTGCCGAGAGATTTGCGTCACCGATCCGTAATTCGATTGTATTCAGTTTTTTAAGAGCACCTTTCTTGGTATACGCAGATAACCACGCATTTTTCTTGATCCGGTCTTTATAACAATCCAGCATTGTGGTCCCAATCTCTCGAACTTTCGAAATCATTTCTTCATTTTTATACCGCTTGGTAAATTCATCGGTCATTGTCTTCGGGAACGCATAGCCAATTCCTATAATCGGAAAATATTCTCTCGGAAAGTGGGTATCCTTGCCACGGATAAGCGTATCATTGAAATCGAGATAAATCTCTCGCCACTTGTCGTGGAAACAGATGAGTTGGCGCATATAAATAAAATACCAGTAACTCTTCCATTTATCCGACGCCCATTCTTTTTTAAGAATACACATCACTGATTTCAAATATCCGACTTGACTGGTGATGAAATACCGCGGTATATTACCGGATGGATACCCGATATGTTCGGCCATCTCTCGCCAATCAATATCTGTAAGTTCAACCGCGTCCCTTTCGAGTACACGTGTCGCTCCGCGAATATTGTGCTGGTAATGCGGTGACTTCAACCGATCTTTAAGTGTCGTCGTCGTGCCGGGTGCGTCAGACATAGATTTATCGTCATTTCCACAATCACAATATTTATGACGGTGGTCACGTGACTTAGCCTGGGTGGGCTTGACCTTATGCGGTGGAATATCCGGATGTTTCGCAGTATTATACAGATTCGCATAATTCGTATCGAAACGTGTATCTATCGCATTCATTAGACGCATTAATGTACACTCGATATCATATACATCTTGTGCTTTAATGAAATGAGTATTCTCGTAATCAGGGCCCAGACATTTGGTAAATACATCGTCGATTAATTTCATAAATGCGCGAGTAATACGCTGTTTGTATTTAATATATTCTACAGTCTTGGTTTCTGGACCGCCGTCGTCGTTTGTTTCGTCGTCGTCTGCAGATTTTGTGAAATTGTGGCCGCCTCCGCCGCGTCCGCCGCCGTGTCCGCCGCCGCCGGTCTGTTCCTCTTGTCGAATCACTGCTGTTTTATTCACATTCACTCGAACACCACGCATCTGTTTTTCCAGAATCTTGTCATCTAAATAAAAACGATAATCGTATAATGAAAGAGATGGTGACCAAATATGCGGACTAATATGTTTTGGGATATATTCATCGGGAAACGCGGTCCATACGACTGGTAACGACCATTTTATCATTTCATTTTGGTTCATAACACCGAGGAATTTGTAAATATTGTTTTCTTGGACCATATTGTTATACATCTGGCAAAATCCGGCGATATGGCCTTGGATTGGTTCTGGATCCAAATTCACAAATGATGTATACATATTCTTCATTTGTTTCGCGATCACTGAGTGGCCGCTGTGACCGCTGTGACCCTTGATGTAATCCCGATACATCGTAAGGACATTTTTATACATTTCATCCTGGATTAATTTGAAATTATCTAAAGGGCGAATATACCTTAATTCTCTCGGTAACGTCTTCGGCACTTCTTTCAACCATTTATGATTCGCCCATAAATAGAAATTATTGCGTTGAATGTCTTCTTTGTTATGCTTTCCACGACGGACCGTTTGTTTTCTGCCGTGGCCGTGGCCGTGGCCGTGACTGCGGTGCTTTTTATTATATCGCGTGTGACGTCGGTCCTTTCGCGAGGACGCCATTTACACACGAATATATATTACCTTTGTGTTATATATTCGGGATATATTATACCTACTAAAAAGAATAACGAGATATACTTAACAATTACTAATATGATCGTTGATACGAATCATTCGCTATCTCTTCTATAGATTTAAAGGTTTGTGTACTATCAAGATAGGATCTAGCCGTATACATTTCATTTACACTAATAGCATTACGACATTGATTTAAGGATGGATTATTTTTAATTTGTTCAACTAGTTCTTTCGCTTTTTCAGCATCCCATGTTGGAAAACGTTTTCGAGCTAACGAGATAGTATTTTGTTTGTCTTGTTCCTTATTCTTTTCGCTACTTTTCCCTAAGGCGAAAAGTTTCGAAAGATGATCTATACCATTTTCTATACTTGATTGTGTGTTAATCATTATATTTAGTTTTCGTATATCATCTAATATCGGTTTACCTTTACAATCTTCTTTTATTTCGGACATTGTTTTTTGAATAATATCATCGAATAATGATTCAAGATCGCGTTTTGTGATTTCATCCTCATCCATAACGTATTTTTTATCAAATGGTGTAAACGTATAACCTTCTTTGGAATTTGATTTTTCTTCTAATTTTTTAATAACATCCTCCCATTTTTCCATTGTACCGGTACCGGATATTGTATGTTTTGTAAATGATCCTTCTGATATTGTTTTACTATTAGATAATAACCCACTCTCCATAGAATAACTCTTAAATCCACGTAATCTTATAAATAAATTATTAAAGGCTTCTCCCTCACGGTATTTTTCAATAGCTAATGCTGGCTCAATATGAGCAGTGCTTTCCAGTCCCATTGCGGCACACGCAAATTCATTTATTTCAGCCTGATCCAAATGCGCATCAAAAAATAAATATAGATCATCCCTAAACCCCCTCCTTGCTTTTTTTATTATAAAACATTTTGGTTTTCCGAGTTTTTTTTGTATAACATATACTCTCAAACTTTCATGAACACCTCCTTTCATAACTATGTTTCGTGATTTTCGCCTATATGTTTTCCGTTTCGCATTTGGTTTAACGCGACGAATTGCCACAGAACGTCGTTGGATTTTACGGCGGCGGGTTGTGGGCATTATTGCTATTATATATAATATTTAGATTATAACAAATATTATACTAGGTCGGTCTAATATTATCGAATTCACTGTTTTTATGTTATTTTTAACACCGCGTATGCGGGCGTTTCAAAGCACGGCTATACAAATTACAGTCCGGCTTGAATATCTTGCTCTTGATGAAGTAAGGTGCTCCCATCGAGTCGCCGTGGTATCTACCAGCATTCCCCGCCGCAACCCCGTATGCGGACTTAAACGACGCACCATTCTTCGTGATTGTCTCCAGTTTCAATCTCTCGAGACGTGTCCCAGCAGAGACGGCACCCTGGACGCCATATTTCACATTATTCGGTTTATGGATAACAGTGGTGCGGCATTTCGCACTATCCGCCGGGTCGGCATAAATTCTCTCAGCGTTACCGCAATTGGTCGAGTAAAACACCTGCGATCCCGTCTTTGAATCGCTCGGATTCGCGGGGTTGCCATTGGGAAGAACATACTGGTTCAGCGTTGCGGACATCTTCGAGAAGGTCTGTTTCTGCTGATAGGTCCGGCACCTTGCCTGGAGATAAGACGCCGAATTTGTATGATACGCACGACTTACATTTGTCGTCCCGCTTCGAATGATGCGTTTTTTGGGGTTGAACGAGAGATTCTTGGTTTCATATACACCCGTATTGATTTGATAAGAACCGGGCGTGCCGGGGATACCCACCTGTTTATAACCAGGATTCTGGACGACGAGATCGGGCTGGCATTCACGCAGGAATGGGCGCGGGATATCTTCTACCACATAATTCTGTTTCGACGCAACCCTCGTGTCGCATCCACACGAAGTTCCTCTAAATACGATACCGCCGGGACGATCCATAAACCCGATCGTGGGGATAGACTTATTGGTGGATGCGGGCATCAGACTTTTACGCCAATGCTTTATCGGACGCGGTTTGAAATTCGACCGTTTGATTACATTTTTCGTCTCGGGGAAATTACAACATTTCGTATCACGGCCGAACTCATTCAATGGGTTGCTTGTGCTGTCGGGGCCGTTTGTCGTGGGGCGGGTATAACCAGGATAGATGCTCCGTGTAGTACTTTGCTTGGTGGAAGTTATGGCGACATTTATCTTTCTAAAATTGAGAGGCCACGAAACGAAATTCTTACTCATTATTCGTATATTACACGTTGATATTTTAATTTAGTATCTATATGTATTACAATTCTCTATAATGTTTGAATACATACAGTTTTATACGAAAAACCTTTCAAATTTTACAGTGTTATTGTTATTAGGACTTATTATCGCGATTTTGGATATAACGATACGGAAAATTGTAAAGGGCGTATATCTAAATGTGCGAGATAATATGAGATTAAAACACGGTGGAGGAGGGAAAGAAGGAATGAAAACGAAGAAAAATGGCGGTGCTGACGGAGGAGCTGACGGAGGAGCTGACGGAGGAGCAGACGGAGGAGCTGACGGAGGAGGAGACGGAGGAGGAGGCGGTGCTGGCGACGACAGTTGCCCCAAAGATTGTAATGCTGTAGAAGAACTGCGAAAACGTCTTACTGTTTTAATAGAAAATGCGACCAAATTACAAAAAGATGTAAAAGAAAACGACGAAACAATTACAGTTCAACAAAAAACAATCGATAATATGAAAAAGGCGGTTCAAAAATTAGTTGAATCGTCAAATAAAAAAAAGTAGACTAATACTAGTGAACGAAGTGAACCGAAACGACATTAAACGACATTAAACGACATTAAACGACATTAAACGACGTAAACGGAATGATATTCGGTTCATTTATACACGGTGATGATGATCTATTTAGGACGACAGTTTCCGAATTTGTAAATGATACTACAACACATCCTATTGTAAAATACAAGGCATTTATAGCGGTATTTCTATTAGCCTTATCTGGATTTATTATATTAGGGTTGTTACACGGGAACCAGATAATCCATCATCGATCCTGGAAACATTTATTCGTTCCTGTTTCAGAGCTTCGGGATAAATACGCCGAACTCACCGATTCAGATGAGTACGATCGTCTATTTAACTACAATTATTCGGTTGGAGGGGGCCGGAGTAATAATATGTCCGCCGCATCCGTTTTCCGCCAAGCAGTCGAAGGGTTTGATGTAAAGAAACTTCCACCGGTTCCTAACACGCAAGACGGAAAGGTTACGAATAAAAATGGGGGGTTTGCGAGTGCTGATGTAAAAGGTGCGGAAAAGGTATCCGCTGCGAAAAAGAAAACACCTTGTCCTACAGATTGCGGACAGTATGTCGACTTGAAAGGGCAAATCAATACACTTTCAAAGATGGTAGATGTTGTAAAAGATCAGAAGGACCGTATAAAACAAAACGCGGATGCGATTCAGGCGGTTGGTAAACAAATTGAAGACCTTAATAAATCGCTTTCACCTGGCGGGCAAGTGAATATACAATTATAATATCTCCTATCTATAACAGTTGTTATTACTATTGTATTAAGTTTTTACATTGATATGTCTTCTTTTTTAGGGGAATCGTATGACTATTGGAAGGGTGTAAAACAACCCAGTGAAATGAATATGTCGCCCGGGTTTTCACTCGGTGCGCTTGCGAATAATGTGGATGGTCTGCTTTCCTATGTTGAAGTTCTTATTACAGGTGGCGGTAATGCGAGTGTCACTGGAAAACCTCTCGGAAACAAGTTTTTTCTTAAAACAACCGGAAAATGTAGTGAAACCAATCTAGAAAAGTGGCGGAAAGAGAGACGAGAGGACGAAGATTGGGAAAAATCATACCAAGATGTGGTCGATCAAGAAGGATCCAAAAAAATCACGGAAGACCAAGCGACAAAACTGAAAAACGCTCTTACAGAACAAAAAAAGAAACGAGACGAGTCACGTGAAGGAGAAAAGAAAATCGTTGATCGGTATATTTATGTGAATAATATCCCGGATGGTTCAATTCCATTTATTGCGAGCGGTGCCGATGGAAATACATTCAATGATTTACGTGGTTTAATTCCTGGTGCTATGGGGAATTTAGGTGCTTTAAACCCGGTTCCATTGTTTAAAGCATTTACGGCGGGTACATATCCGGATTGTGCCGAAATATCATTACAGACTGTTAATAAATATAATAATAAAAATAACGAAACTCATCATTTGGCATTGGTGGATGTGGTTGAAATGAACCCGTGTTTATTTTCAAATAAAGTGAATCCGGCAACTGGGGCAACCTGTCGCGGTGGTAGGGATGGGTTTGATATGTTGTCGTCAGTGAATACCGGCAGCGGCAGCAATGCTGCTACCAAAGGAAAAGAAAAAAAACCGGATATATATAATAATCAATACATGCTTGTATCCGAAACGGGGGAGTCCATCGGTATATATGAAACGGGGAGTTTAGCGGGTTCTTCTGGTGTCGCATATCAGACAACACATCGTAGTCCCCTTTCTTATAATGTGGATACTAGCAAATCATCGTCAATGTCCGAACTCTCATTTGCGAAATTTGGGCCTGATTCTGCGCCGGAACTTTCTACCAAAGATGTTATTGAAACACGCAATTCGCATATTTCGTCATTTTTTAAAGATAATTTGGATACAATAAACGACGACGACGACCACGACGGAGAAACGGGCCTAGATGGGTATGATTCGTTATTGGCGAAATTATCGAAATTAATTCAAGGGTTTGGCCCAGATGAACGGGGGAGTGGTGATGATTTATCTGATATAAAGGGGGATACGCTATCGCAAGTATATTATTACAGCATTACCCTTATTATGCTTTATTTACTATATAAAATATTATATGCCAAAAATAGGGGGATCGCGTAATAACCTGGCGAATATATATAATGGAACACGAACAACGTTCCATTATATTACTTATGAGTACGTAATGTCTGGTGACGATTACGACGCTTATGATGACGATGGGTTTTATTTTTACGCAGGCCTGTGACGAAATGGTTTCGGCCTCCACTGAATAAGGGGTTGGCGGCCGTGGGTGCTGCTCCAGGTGCTGCTCCGTCTTCTGTAGATGCGGAAGGTGAAGGTATTTCTTCCAATGTAGAATCAGGTGTTTGTTCAGTTTCTGATCCCTCTTCCGAATCAGAGCCGGAATTGGAATCAGAATCGGATGCCTCCGGTGCTTCTGCGGGAACTTCTGGTGCTTCTGCGGACGCTTCTGGTGCCTCTGCGGACGCTTCTGGTGCCTCTGCGGACGCTTCTGGTGCCTCTGCGGACGCTTCTGGTGCCTCTGCGGACGCTTCTGGTGCCTCTGCGGACGCTTCTGGTGCTTCTGCGGATGCTTCTGGTGCTTCTGCGGACGCTTCTGGTGCCTCTGCGGATGCTTCTGGTGCTTCTGCGGGCACTTCCGGTGCCTCAACGGGAGCAGGAGCAGGAGCAGGAGCAGGAGCAGGAGCTTCCACGGGAGCAGGAGCAGGAGCCGCTTCTTCCACTGGAGCAGGTGTAGTCTCACCTTCGTCATCTAACCCAAGACCTTCTACTGGAAACCCATTATGATCAGCGTGTTTCTTTAAATACAGTCTTAATTGCTTTACAGAACCTTCAATCGCGAAATAAGAAGCAAGTATATTTGAAAACTCGGCGTTATCTTTCACTCCCGCAGCAGGTTCTTCCTTCTTCTTTTTCAGTTCTTCTTTGTATTTGATCTTTAAATCGTCGTATTTTTTACGTAATGTTTCCATTTTATCGACAATCAATTTGAATTCTGAATCATTATCTTCTTCTTCGCTGTCGCTTTCGCTTTCGCTGTCACTGATTTCGCTGTCTACGCTACTACTGTCATCTGCTTTATTTTCTTGAGATGGCGAAGACGAAGACGACAAAAATCCTAAACCAACCTTTTCAAGTAAAGATGTCTTTTTTTCTTCTACCGGTGCGGGTGCTGGAGCAGGAGCAGGCGCGGGAGCAGGAGCAGGAGCGGCCTCGGGCGCAGGAGCAGGCGCAGGTGCCGGTGTAGAATCAGAAGTTGAAATACCCATTTTTTCTAGAAATGATGGTTCTTTTGTATCAGTAGATTCAATATTGATTTCATCCTCCTTCTTTTCAGGTTCAGAAGAAGAAGAAGAAGATGAAAATCCTAATTTTTGTAAAAGTGTTGGAGAGCTATCCTCTGCTGGTGCTGGTGCTGGTGCGGGGGCGGGTGCGGGGGCTGGTGCCGGGGCCGGTGCCTGTTTGTCTTTATCGTCACCTCCTCCAAAAATACTAGAAAATAGTCCGCCGCCGCCGCCTGATTCTGCTGCTGCTGCTGGTGCTGGTGCTTCAGCACCACCTTTTTGTAGTCGTCTATTCTGTAGTCTCCCATATTGACTTGTTATACTTGATACACTCGGCATTGTTGCTATACTATTATAATATTGCGATTTTATAATTATACTATTTATGTAAATCGTATAATTCAATACATTGTGGTTCTACACGAAATTTAGAACTTGATGCGCTTGTGGAGCTCAAGAGCAACGAGTCCACCCGCAATCTGGGCGAGGATGTAAGGAATAACATCAGACATCGGGATCTTGCCAGCAGCAGCCATCATCACAGTGACAGCAGAGTTAAAGTGACCACCGGAGATATGGCCTCCCAACATAATCGCGATGGCTAAAGCCGCACCGATGGCAATAGCATTGCCGGTGGCGATAATGACGTAAAGGAAGAAAACGGAACCGAGGAACTCAACAAGATACTTATTCAACATTTCGTTAGCGCGTTATACAATAATTTAATAAAAAAAGTTTATCCTAAAGACATCCATCCGACCACGAACGGACGGACGGTCGGACGGACAATTATTTATCGTCCAGAGAGAAACGAATGATTCGCGCCCTTTTTCGCCGGCGCAACACACCCTCCCGAACGACACCGACGAAGTGCCTCCTTTTGGACCTGTAATACGGGGCTTTTAAATGTCAACGTATCGCCTAAAGGTGCGTGGGTCGAACTATATCCGATGGAATGGATCCGCCTAGATTGAATATACGAAGATGAATCAGTGGATGTGTATATCTTCGTTTTCTTATTCAGGATGGCGTTATATTTGGTGTCATCCGCACCAACCGCACCGGCAGTTCGTAAATAAGAAGCACGGTTCATCGCAAATAAGGTGTCGCCCGCAGCAGGACCAAACTGCTCGGGCATAGATATCGCACGATTTGACATTATAGGTGTATGTGTGTGTTTACGAGTGTATTATGATATTATGATAAAATAATGTATTTATCAAAATAAGCGTCGTGTGCGTCGCGTACGTCGTGCTTTTCAACGGCGAATCGCACGTATCGCAGACTGGGCTGCGTTATTCGAACCTCCAAAGCCGGCGTCATTGTAATTGCGGTTCACAGCCATCTGCTTGCGGAAACGAATATAGTCCGAACTGTCATACACGAATTTGGTGTTACAAGTGGCGGATGGAATACCGGTAGAATCGGGCTGCGCGTGAACTCCACCGGCTAGACCACGCCAACTGGAAGTAATACTCTGCTTCGCAGAAGTGACCTGGTTTGAACCACCCGATGTATAATTCTGGCGGGAAAGATAGTCACCGGCGTTGTTTACGATACGAAAAGGGGTAGCGGCGGGAGCACGACCGCCGTAGTTCTTGCTTGCGGCAAGACCGTTCCACGCGTTACGAAGTGTAAAACGGGTCGTCTCTAATTCAGAGCTGCCCTTTAAGGTTCCATTTGAAACAGGATGGGGAGAGATGCCCTTGACGCCACCGCCTAAAGCAAATGTTGATGGCATATTGATTGATTGTTGTGTATAATACCGATATAATATTAGGGGATATATTATTCTATTCTTTATTTATTATTTATTATCTTAATCTGGAGATGGACACGAACAAGCGTCGGAGTGGAATGCGGAGTCGAGCAACGCGAGACGCAGCGTGGAACGACGACGAACGAGCACCGCGAGACGCAGCGTGGAACGACGACGAACGCACAAGGATTGGAGTGAAGTGCGGCGTCGCGCAGCGATGGAGCACTGGAGCGACAATCAAGTCATAATCCTCGGTGCCACATTCATCGTCGTCAGCTCTTGAAACAGTAATTTACACGCATACGGTATCTGAACCAGAGCAAAATCCGCGCGGTTGTCACACGTCTTACAGAAATGAATACTCCGCTCATCATTATACGACGCAATAATCCCGCATTTGCGACATACGTGAACCTCATATTTATCCGAGCAGTCATACATACGTCCCCTCGTGAAACGTGACGCTCCGTGACCCACCATCGCATCACGCTCCATTTCACCGAAACGTAATCCACCATCACGACTACGACCTTCCGCAGGCTGGTGTGTGAAATTCACCATCGGTCCAATCGAACGACTATGCTGCTTGTCAGCAACCATATGTTTCAACCGCTGGTAAAACACCGGACCGATGAAGATATCCGACTTGATTTGTTCGCCCGTCAGTCCATCATACAGCAGTTCATTCCCGTTCATTTCAAACCCGACTTTCAGCAGCTCCTTGCTGATATCCTTAATATCATACTCTCCGAACGATGTCCCATCACCAAATAATCCTAAATTCACGAGAACCTTCCCTAGCAACGTCTCCTTGAGCTGCCCGATTGTCATACGCGACGGAATCGCGTGAGGATTGATAATAATGTCGGGGCGGATTCCTTCCTTTGTAAACGGCATATCACGCTCTGGGATAATGTTTCCAATCGTGCCTTTCTGTCCCATCCTACTGGACACCTTATCGCCAATCACCGGCTTCCGGAATGCTCGGACACGCACTTTACAGAAGCAGTATCCTTCGCCATTGCTGTCGATATAACTCTTATCCACATAACATTCCTCTGATGTATGGTAAGCCCGGCTGATGTCTTCGTATTTGAGAACCTTCGTCGGATCATTTCGGTTGTCTTTAATCGGGACCACCTTCCCCATAATGATGTCGCGGTTCTCGATAAATGTATTCGCTGGCATAACTCCGCGTTGGTTCAGTTTGTCGTAATTCCCGAACTTCATTCCTTTCGTTTTGGAGGGGTCCGGATGGCATCGGATTTCCTCATCGCCGTTGATTTTCTTGTCCTCGTCCTTCTCTGTATGGTAGATTGTGGCGGAGAACATCCCGCGGTCGATGGCACCTTGATTGACGAGGACGGAGTCTTCCTGATTATAGCCGGTATACGACATAATGGCGACGATGAGGGGGGCACCGGATGGGATTTCCGCGAGCTCAATCATCTGCATCAGGCGCGTATCCACGAGGGGGCGGTGAGGGTATGTTAGGACATACGCGGTTTTATCCATACGGCGGTGGTAATTGGTGACGTAGATGCCGATGGCTTGCTTGCCCATCGCACAGTTTGAACTCGCAAATCCATCGCCGGCGATGAACGAGTGATTCTCGCTAGCAACTTCGATATCGGAGACCAGGCGATTTGATACAGGAATAATGCTGTGGACATCGACAAATGTCACGTGTAATGTGTCATTATTAAATACACCGATCCGTAATTCTGGGTTTTCCATCATTTCTTTCACCGTCTTCCACCCCGCATTGGTTGAAAACCGATGGTCTTCCGTCGCAATGATTTCGCGACCAGATATCGTGGTTATCTTGTATACGGGTTGCGTATTTTCTTGGATGAAATGATTCACGACGCAGGTCTTGGTTACTTCAAATGATGTTGGGTGATATGTGATTACTTCGTCGCCGATTTTGACATCTTTGATTGCGACACGCCGACCATCGCTCATCAAGACGGTCTCGTTAATATCCAAACACTGATACGTATTCCTAGGTGCCTGATTATGCTCTGGAAACGGAATACACGACGCCAAAATCCCGAATATCGTGCTAGGATGAATCTCGCAGTGCGAATACCGATAAATATACGGGTCCATCGGGTTCTTTTCACTGCGATACAAGTGCTTCGGTCGCATCGCAATCATACTGAACGCTTGTTCGTCTGGGTCGATATATTCAATGACGCCGTGGCTTGTGCTTTCGTCGTTCGCTCCTACGTCGTTCGCTCCTACGTCGTTCACTCCTCCGTCGTTCACTCCTCCGTCGTTCACTCCTCCGTCGTTCGTGCTCGCTCCTCCGTCGCTCGCACTCATATGCGTCAGCAGATCATCCCATTCCAATTCCTGCCTCGCAACACGTTCCAACATATCCCGCGTGATATACAAGTCGTTCGTCTCCGGGTTCACAAGAAGCAGCGGCCGCATCAACCGACCCGCATCATTACAGATACGAATCTCCGCGTTCGGGTAATCAAACACCACCGATGTGTAAATATTAATCACACCACGTTGCTTCTTCAGCTTGAATTCATTATACAATCGAACCGGGTCCTTCGTAATACCCACCCAGATTCCATTTATAAACACCCGAACTTGATTATATGTTTCGCACGGAGTCAGCGTCTCAATCCGCTCAATATATTCGTCAATATGTTTATGAAGTGAGACCGGATTGCTGTGGATTGTCACGTGTGTCATATAACTAATATTCTTGACAACACCGATACTGCCGCCTTCAGGTGTCTCCGCCGGGCACAGAAACCCCCACGATGTATTGTGTAGCTTACGCGGCGGAATCAGTTTCCCGCTCTTGTCAATCGGGGTATTGATACGACGCAAGTGGCTCAAACTCGATGAATAGGTGAGACGGTTCAGCACCTGGGCGACACCGACTTTATTGCTGGTAAGACTCTTGATTCCGAAATCGCCGGTTGACAGAGCACGTTTCAGGCCATTCTCGATCGTCGTGGATTTGATGATTTTATACATATTCGTATCATTGACGATATTCTGGTAATCCTCCGTCGACCGCCACGACCCTGTATTGATTTCACGGACAACCTGTTTCGACATATCCTTCACAAGTTTGTTGAAATAATTGCGGAACAGGTTATTCAGCAGTGTTCCTGTCAAATCCACGCGTTTATTCAAGTAGGAGTCGCGGTCATCTTGCTTGCTGATTCCAAAGAACGCACGCAATAATTTGTGTGCCATATAACCGAGGAAGAATATCCGCTGTTTCCCCGTATTACAGTGAGGGAATAGATCATTGTTAAGCACCTCCAACGCAAACTCGCGTTTTTTGATTGCCCCCGTCTCTTTATCCATATTGATGGGTGTGAATATGACCTGTGATATGAAATACCGGACCGCGTCTTCTTGGGTCATAATATGATTCGCGTCGATGATGGACGCTTGGAGTGATTCCAACATTTTTGTCTTGTAGTCGTCGTCACCCTCGCTCGCACCACCACCCGCCGCACCGGCATTGATTTGATAGACGATATACTCGCAAATCTCGCGGTCCGACAATACACCCAACGCACGAAACACAATGAACAGGGGAATGGGCTGCTTCATACGCGGGATTTGAATGACAAGGGGGTGGCCGAATCCGTTCTGTTTGGTGACAACCATCATATTGATTTGCTTCGGTGAAATACATTTGCTGTCAGGGATGGATTTGATTTCCGCAACCCAAAGCCACTTGTTGTTGTTTTTCGCGACATTATAGCAAACAACGCGATTTTCCGCCGCACGTTCCTGACCAAGGACGGTCTTTTCACTGCCATTGATAATGAAATATCCGCCTGCGTCGTGCGGGCACTCTCCCGTGATATTGTGGTTGAGATGGCTGTGCTGCGTCAATACGCAAATACTGGATTTCAACATAATCGGCAACTTCCCGATTTGGACCTTTGGGAAATTCTTGTGAATGATGGTCTGCTGGTTCGTGCTGGTTCGCACGATATACTTGATATTCAGGTCGATCGTCATCATCGCGGAGTATGTGAAATTGCGAAGTCGTGCCTCTTGTGGAAACATAATCTTGGTTGCGCCCGTATTTTCGTGGATTTGTGGGCGGTACAAATACAAATTGCTGAATGAAACTTCCACTTCGAGGCGGTGTTTTTGTATTTCTTTATCGTAATCCTGCTCTGATACGATACGCACGGGATTGAACATATCAACTGTGCGTTTTAATTGTATGTTGACCATATCGTTATACGACTCGATCTGATGACGGACCAGTTGGTCCAGATGTTTTCCTCGAAAATATGAACCGATAAGCGACCACGGTTCTTCAATATACGTTCCGATCCTGGATGTTATTTTTTGCGATAGCGTTTCATCGACGAGTGTATCGGTCGACGACGATGCTGATGCCGATGCTGCTGCTGCTGCCGCAATTGGATATTGTGGTGAATAACGTGGATTCATATTTTCATAACTTTGTATTTCTTGTTCGTCGTCCTCTTGATGCTGTGGTGCCGGTGCTGGTGCCGGTGCTGGTGCCGGTGCCGGAGATTGTTTCTTAACTAGCTTAGGCATTGATTGACGATTGAGAGTTGACCCGATGTAACGTATGATATCTCGGGTAAAACTATATTACAGATCAATTTATTTTTAAATCATTATAACAGTATGAGTTCAAATTCTAATTACAATGATTTCATAAACAGATATAAATATTCATATTGATATTATATTACCGGTGGTTGCGTGATAATTTCGCAGCAAATAATAATGACAAACACGGATAACAATAACAATAACAATCCTCCGAAAAGACCGAGAAAACGTCATCGGTGGTGGTATCATTCTCGTGCTCCATCTACGCCGGAAAATGAGAATAATGTCAATGATAAAAATAAACAACGAAAAATAGAAACATCTCAGGTGCCGTTGACGAATCAAGATAAATTAAAGAACATTGAAAATGAACGACGCGAAAATGAAAAACAAGTCGCAAATATGGAAAAACAGTTACACGAATATTTTCATAAGACGAATACGCCGTATACGTATATAGATGATACAGGTGTGTATAAATTCGCGACGACGGCTCCTGCGGCCACGACGGCTCCTGCCCCTGCGGCTCCTGCCCCTGCGGCCACAGTAAACCCTTTTATGAACGTTACATTTAATCCATTTATTCCATCAACCACACATTCATTTTTTTCGACACCATTACAATTTCCGTCGCCGTTTCATTCAGTGTCCGCGTCCGCGTCCGTGTCCGCGTCCGCATCTGTGCCGCCACCGCCACCGCCACCGCCACCGCCACCGCCACCGCCACCCGAGATAAAGGACGTCATTATCAACGAAGAAATCAATCATATCGATGATCTTATCGCATTATGTGATAAATACCCATTGTCTAAAGATGTTCGTTATAATATTAATATGAGCTCTATCCACGCAATTCGTGAACCATTGACAGATCTAACAAATATGGTCGGTATGGATACAATTAAAAAAACGATAGTTGACCAAATATTGTATTATTTACAAGAACTTCACATTCCTGTGAATCAGAATAAAAAACAAGACGCAGTAAAGGATGAACCACTACAGAAACCAATTACCGAACCGTTTGTTTTCGCTCAACCCGGAACCAGTGCGGGGATTTTCCCGATGTTTCCTTCTACACAATCATTTGATTTCAAATCAATACATCAACACATTAAAAAAACGATGAGCGAAAATGGCGGCGATGCTACAAATTCAGATTTTGCTGCGCCTACAAAGGGTGATTTTATGCATACAGTCATATACGGTCCACCAGGATCAGGTAAAACAGAAGTCGCAAAAATCATTGGCCGGATTTTTAGTAATCTCGGTATATTAACCAAGAAAACATTTAAGAAGGTGAGTCGCAATGACTTGGTAGCGGGATATTTAGGACAAACCGCAATAAAAACCAAAGATATTATCAAGGCGTCGATTGGTGGTGTGCTTTTTATCGACGAGGCATATTCTCTCGGAAATTCGGAGAAAAGAGACAGTTTTGCGAAGGAGTGTGTAGATACGCTATGTGAGGCATTGAGTGAGCATAAACATAATTGGATGGTCATTATTGCTGGATACGAGAAAGAACTCAATGATTGTTTTTTTGGATTAAATGAAGGGTTGAATTCGCGTTTTACGTGGCGGTTTAAACTTGATAGCTATAAACCGGGCGAATTGAAATCCATTTATGAAAAACAGGTGCGGGATTTCGGATGGACGATTGCGGCGTCGGCAGCGTCGGCGGGGGGACACGGACATACATTGAGTGATGAATGGTTTGCTTCACATATGGATTATTTTACGACATATGGTCGTGATATGGAGACGTTATTTACAAAAACGAAAATCGCACATAGTCGACGAGTATTTTGCCTACCTCGATCCGCCAAAACCGAGATTACGATGATTGATTTAGAAAATGGATTCAAATTATTTATTGAAAATCCGGAAGTCAAAGAACGGAAAGATCGTGGGGGTAGCGGAGCGTATATGAAAACACTTTATTTATGATGAATCATCGTAGTATCTTATAGACTTATATATAAGATACTTCATCAACAGCCGTTGGAGGTTAATTATACGTTATTATATACGCGTTATAATATTTATACAAATTATCGTAATAATGAGTGATAGAAAAAGTATAACCATAAATTCGGAGTCTTTGATTGGTAGCGTCGGAGGTAAAAAAGGAACGAGACGAACGAAAGGTAGTAGTGGTCGAAGATTACGACCGAGTTCCATTGTTCAACCAAGTACACTTAAAAAAACATTACTCGAGAGAATCAAACAGCATCAACGATTACGTGAACAAGGGCGTGATGCCGACAATATCCGTGATCGTTCTTCCGAAGATAATAAAGACTCGGCGTCATCGGCTGCGTCATCGTCGTCGTCAGCTGCGTCATCGTCGTCATTTACACAATCGATGGATTTCTTACGGAAATTAGCATTAAAGAAAAGACAGAATGCGACACAACGCAAGTCGTCGTCGTCGTCATTGTCGTCGTCATTGGACGCGGAAACCGCAAAGACACCTGAATCTAAAATGTTAAATCAGGTTGCTGATACATTACACAATGGTGAAATTATTACAAATACCGGTTTGATTGGATTGCCGGTAATCAATACTGATATATCAACGATATTAAACCCGGGACCGGGACCGGGACCGGGACTGGGACCAGCAATGGCAACGGCGGCGGCATCGGCAACGGCGGCGGCGGCATCGGCGGCACCGATAGGAATGGCAACATTACCGATGATGACAGGAATGTCTATACCTGGAATATCAAACACCCCGTTAAGTACACCAAATATAACAGAACTAGCCGATCTTTATAATTCAACCGTTGCTTCAGTCAACGCGACGGATGACAATAATAATAATAATAATAATAATAATAATTCAAATACTAATACCGATCTACCGATTCACGTTCCAGAAGACCCGGAGTCATTTCTTCCGTCTATTTTTATCAAGGACGCACCGCCTCACGGATGTTTGAAAAATGGGACCAAACCTACATTTCGTGAATGGGCGAATAAAATGCTTCATAAACCGGTGGAAACGATCAAGAATATGTTCGGTGGCGGCGACGGTGACGGTGACGGTGGCGGTGGCGGTGGCGGCGGAAGCGGATCATCTACAGAAATGGAAGGCGGTGGCAGCGGTGGCAGCGGTGGCAGTGCGAGAAAAACGGTATCAAAACCGCACGAATATCCGGAAAATATCGCAGGTATGCGTGTGAAAATTCGTAAAACCCATAAAAAGAAATATCGTATTGGGAAACACGATGATGTTGTCGGTGTATTACTTAAAAATAAAGAAGCACAACGACATATTCAAAAACAGCATTTAGAATTGAAACAAAAAACAATTGGTGAAATCCGGAAACATTTATACGAACATCATTTACTTAAAATTGGTTCGAATGCTCCACCGGATGTATTGCGTCGAATGTATGAAGACTCTATTCTAACAGGTGACGTAAAAAATACGAATAATGGTGTATTATTACATAATTTTCTGTCGGGGGAGTCGTAGGGCTCGCCTGCTCGCTCGTTCGCTCGCTAGCAATGCGTTTGGCCTGGGACTTGTTCCCGGGTACGTGGCTCGCTCGTTCGCTCGCTAGCAATGCGGTACGCATTAGCATTGCGTTTGGCCTGGGACTTGTTCCCGGGTACGCATTAGCAATGCGTACATATATACACCGTATTCTCCGGCATCGAATGCCCCTCCGTATCGTGTGTATTAATACTATTACCCGCCGGAAACAACAAGTCTTCCAGTGTGCGTCCGTGAATATGAAACTTCCGTGCCTTTTTCAAAAGAATCGGAATATCGCGTTGTTGGCGTTTTTGGATCAGATCATCATAAATATACTGAATCACATAATCAACAAGGTGTGTTTCCAATTGAATAAACATCGGGTCGCTACGACCAATATTCCCGATTTCGCACGTATCTGATGCCGCGCCGCCACCGCCGTGGTGCCCGTGGTGCCCGTGGCGTATATTTCGAGTATTCCGCGCAATATCTTCATTATAATAATCGTTTATCCGAATCGGAATATTGAATTTGTAATTCCAGAATGTATCGCAAGAAATACGCACATCCAGTGTAATCATCGGTATATTGTTTTTGCGAAAAGAGTCCATTGTGTCTAATGTGTATACTATGTATAATAGATGTATTTTTAAGTAATAATATATAAACCGAACACTCGAGTAATATATACATAATATTCTATTCCGTAACAATGAATATCTGTATTCAAGACCCGATAACACGCGAGTGGACTTCATCTGTGGGTCGTAGTGGCAGTGGCCGCAGCGGAGTCTCACCCGCCATCCGCGACACGTATGCGGGATATAAAGACTGCGTGAATCATTATTATCAAGAACGACCGCACATCACCGGCGAGTATATCGTGTATCGCCCCGACAATGATCCATATTTGCCGACCTATATCGCACGAACTGCCGATATTCCCGCTTTAAATGATGGAACCGGTCTTGGTGCGGGGTTGGGTGTCGGAGCACGGAATAATCTCGCAAATAATATAACCATTACACAAGAAATCCACGACGGTATGGTAGCTATACCGATTATTGATATGAACGATATATCCGTATTTATCATTACGGCAATCGACGGTGCGGATTGGTTGCCGTGTCGCGAGTATCAGGCGTGGGCGTATCGCGATTTTATTTATGACCAACACCGCAGTATCAAGAAGTCGTATATGTCGCCTTATTCGTCGCATATGGCGTTTAATGATACTATTCTTGCCAATCAGATCGTTACGATTCCTATTTCGAATATAGCGCCGAATATTGTGTTTAACATCTCTCGAAATGAAAATAATAGTGTATACTTCGAGAGAAATGACCTCACAGGATCTCGGGTAAGAATGTGTGATAACGAATATGCGCGGGCGGGGTATCGCGGGTTTTATACACGGATTACAATGGATGTGGGGGCCGTGGTTGTACCTCCACCTCCGGGGTGGGGAGGCGGTCCTGCGGTTCTGTCAACCTCGCATATCCCCGCGCCCGAAGAAACCGATGATGAAGAACATCAGTGTATTCTGTGTTTCAAGTTCAGCGTCAATGTTCGATTCTCGCCGTGTGAACACACGGTTTGTTGTTCGGCGTGTTATTCAAAGCTGGTGAAAAATGAATGCCCGGTTTGTCGTGCGATGATTACGCGGGTTATGAATGTCTGATGCGTTCATATATATCCTGTAACACTTCTTTCTGCTGAATAGTCGCGTTTCGCATTTGACAACACTGTTTCGAAGTATCAAAAAGAAACACTGGCACATTATGTCGCCGTAATCGCGACAATTCTCGACGCGTTAGAGGGAGTACTTGTTCTGCTATTAGAGCTTCTTGTTGAAACAGAATATTACTATATTTTGGTGCGAAATTATTCATCATATATGTAAAATAGGCCTTCTCGTATCTCACACGGCCCCCTGTCATATGTTTTTTCATTTTATACGTTCCCGAAATAAAATTAAAAATCAGCGTGTTTTCATTTACACACATTATTTCACCTGCGGCATAGATTCGATATTCGACGTTCTTGTATGTTTTTTCGAGTTCCGTGAATAACGCCGTGTCTTGTATTGCCTTTCTATACATAATCTGATGATGTTTTGTTCCGAATTCATACATATTGATCGTCTTTGTTGCGTATAATTGGGGGGCGTGCCCGTGCCCGTACCCGTGCCCGTGCGTCTGTGCGGGGGACAACACAACGGTTTTATTGGTTTCCCTGTTAATACCTACGATATCCGCCACAATGTACGTATAATACGCACCTGGTTCAAACTCCGCCGGATTGATAAGAAGCGGACTTACTTCATTGATGATATCTGTGGTCGTGTTCGATGTATCATAGGACTCGATATGAATATAATAATATTTACCAGCATCTGCGTCAGCATCGCGTATTTTTGAAGCAGAGAAACCTTGTATATTGTAAACGCGGCGCCACGGGTCTAATAATGTATTGCGTGATATTCTTCGTTTTTCTAATGGAAAACTCTGAATTGGAATTGCCGTGCTTCTTGTTCGAGATGATGGTTGCGTAATATTGGCATAAAACTCCGGGTCGACTTTTGACATATAACAGCAGGTTGGTTATGTATATTATCGTTATACCTCTATGTTATTTTAACCTGGTGTAGAGTCATCAGGCAGTAATGAATAATAAAGGCAACACACGAGAGATATATATCATCACCGAGAGAACAATGGCACTTATTAAAGAGTATTTTACGTTGACTAATAAATATACGGCGGAATATGGCCCCAATACGGTCGTCCTCCTTCAAGTCGGTGCGTTCTTCGAAGTCTACGGACAAATAATTACTCCGGCCGCGTCGACGGGCGTCACGTGTTCTGGAAGTCGTATTGATGATTTCTGCTCGATATGCGAACTCGCGAAGGCGAATAAAATACCCGGAATCATTATGGCAGGATTTCGTGATTATGGACTGGATAAGTATTTGAAGAAATTACAAGAAGCCGGATATACTACCGTGGTTTATGTCCAGGATGGGATGAAGAATCCGCCGGTGCGTGTGCTTCAAGGGATTTATTCGCCGGGGACATACTTTTCGACGGATATTGCGGTGGGTGGTGGCGGCGCCGGCGCATTGTCGAATAATATCGCGTGTATCTGGATTGAGAAGATGAATCGGAGTGTAATTACAGATACCACCGGTGTACTCGGCGGTGGCGGCGTACTCGGCGGCAGCGGCGTACTCATTATGGGGATGACAAATATTGATATTTATACAGGTCGTTCAACCATATTTGAAACAGAGAATAAAGATACACATAATCCAACTACTTATGATGAAGTCGAGAGATTTGTTTCATCATATGCGCCTTCTGAAGTGATTCTTATCTCGAATCTCTCGACGAGAGAAGTTGAAGACATCATTCATTACACAAATATACAAGCGAAGATGATTCATCGGATACGGACCGGCGGCGGGACCGGCGGCGGGACCAGCAATGAAAAAGCTATGCGTTGTACTAAACAAAACTATCAAATTGAAGTATTGAATACATTTTTCCCGGATGGACGGGTGAAATCTCTCGAACAATCATTTATGAATTATGAAATTGCGACCCAATCTCTTGTATTTCTTTTGAACTTCATCTATGAACATAATCCTAATCTGGTTTCTAAGATTCAAGAGCCCGTTTTTGAAAATATGTCCGAGAGATTGATCCTTGCGAATCATTCATTACGACAACTGAATATCATAGACGACGGGAATAGCGGTAGCAGCGGTAGCGGCGGCCGCCTGAGCTCAGTATTGTCTTTATTAAATCATACAATTACACCGATGGGTTCTCGGGCGTATAAATACGCACTTTTACATCCATCATTTTGTGCGGCCGACCTAGAGCAGGATTATGCCATCACCGACCATATTCTCTCGGCGAGTGATGATCTCTCGATACGCGAGAGATTGTCCTATATGAAAGATATCGAGAAACTTCATCGACATATTATTCTACGTAAGATTACGCCTTATCACGTCTTTGTATTATTTCATAATCTACGTCATATTCGAGAATTGTATACGGCCTGCTTGACGGACTCCACGCTTATTACATACCTCTCCGAGAGATGGAATATTCGGGACGATATTGTAGGAAAGAGTACGCTTCTACTTGATTTGTTTGAAAAGACATTGAATATTGAATCCTGTCGAGATATTACAGATACTTTATTTGAAACGAATATTATATGCCGCGGAATATCCGTGGAATTGGATAAACTCACAGATGAGTATCGTTACACCCAGAAATCTCTCGACGAGGTCCAGCGGGTATTAAATGAACTCATACAGGCGGGTGAACGTCCGGCGGGCGGATCGACAGACCCGGCAGATTATGTTAAACTCCACGAAACCGATAAGATGGGGATTTCATTACAAGCGACCAAACGGCGTACGAAACTACTTGAAGACCGGATTAAGAAACTGCCTCCTTCCGGGAAAGTGATTATGATAAATATACTCACGGACACCGGCGGCGGCGGCGGTACCTACGCATTTGATACATCCGCGTTGACGTATCCTACCGCATCAGGAAGTAACAATACCATCCACAGTCAGCAAATCTATGAATTATGTGCCGCCGTAGTTTCATTACGTGTGAAAATATCGGATATGGTCTCGATGCTTTATTACAGTTTTATTGATTCATTACACGAATACTACCACGATTTCGAGAATATGACAGCGTTTGTTTCTGCGGTGGATATGATACAGAATCGGTGCTATGTTGCGCGTAAATACCGGTATTGTCGACCGGTGATTGCGGGTGGCGCTGAGGCGGACGCACCGTCGTCGTCGTCGTCGTTCGTCCGTGCGTCAGGACTTCGCCACTGCCTCATCGAGAGAATTAATGAAGAAGAATGCTATGTTACCAATGATGTCGAATTGGGTGGAACAGGAATGGGAACAGCATCAGGGATGCTTCTTTACGGAACAAACGCTGTCGGGAAAACCAGTCTTATTCGAGCAATCGGTGTTGCGGTTATAATGGCACAAGCCGGATTCCACGTCCCAGCGTCGTCGTTTGTATATCGCCCCTATCACGCCATAATGACACGTATTCTCGGCAATGATAATTTATTCAAGGGACTTTCTACATTTGTCGTTGAAATGTCGGAACTCCGCGTTATTCTGCGAATGGCAGACAAACATACACTTGTCCTTGGTGATGAATTATGTTCAGGGACTGAAATGGATTCCGCAATTAGTATTTTCGTCGCGGGTCTTCAGCATCTGTATCGCACCGGTGCTTCATTTATCTTCGCCACACATCTTCACGAAATCGCCGGGTATAGCGAAATCCGAGAGATGTCACCGCGTCTTCGTCTCGCACATATGCGGGTCTTCTATGACAAGTCGCGTGATACTCTCGTCTATGACCGCAAACTCCAGGATGGTGCGGGTGAAAGTATGTATGGACTCGAAGTATGTAAGTCACTTCACTTGCCAGACGATTTCCTGGAAAATGCGAATATGATCCGGGTGAAATATCGCGGGGTGAGTACGAAAACACCAACCGCGAGTATTTTAGATGACGCAACACCGTCACGGTATAATGCGACGAAATTACGGCGGTTATGCGAATTGTGTGAAAAGTCGCGGGGGACCGAAATCCATCATCTTCAACATCAAGAGAGTGCGGATGCTGACAATTTTATCGGGCATATTCATAAAAACCATCCGGCGAATTTGGCGTCGGTATGTGAAGAGTGTCATCGCGAAATACATACAAGTGGGGTGGAACACATAAAAGTGAAAACGGGGAAAGGGGTGCGGATTGTGGCGAAACGGAGCACAGCACCGCAAGCACCGCAAGCACCGCAAGCACCGCAAGCACCGCAATGATATTATCTAACCATAATGTAATTGGATTCAGCATCAATAATGGAGAAAGTAACAAACGCGTTGACAGCAATCAAAGAAGCATCTGTTTCCAGCGCATCAACAGTAGGCGGATTTTTCAGTTCAACCGCAGAAAGCGGTGTATCTGTATTTAAAGGAACCAGTTTAGGCGAATCATTTTTCAAGAATATAAGCATAATCATCGTAGTTGTATTTATTTTACTTGGAGGTATTTTATATATCGAATTTGCGACCGGGGCCGCCGGCAGCACAGCAACGACTACGGGAGTCACGACCGGGCCTAAAAAGGAATTCGTAGATAGAACGGTTTATATTGAACCGAATACCGGTCTAGATTCTGGCGTTGGCACTACTGCGGAGCCCCGTGCTCTTCCCACCGACGTCCCGTGGACCGTCCCCGCATTAAGCATCCGAAATGAACTTAAAGAGGCATTCGGGGCGAAATATACGGATGCCGAATTGGAGAATATACATACGAAATGTAGCGATAAATTCTGCGTGATGAACCAGAAATCGCCGGAGGATTTAGAGAAAGCGTGTAATTCCGTGACATCGCGAACGATGTGCGGGACGAAGTGCTGCTGTGGATGGACGAAATATGTTGGATTTGAAGGCGATAATGATCCGATTGTTGTTATGAATACGGCGGAGGCGAATGCGAACGACCCTAGTGGACAAAGTTCGAAAGTGCCTGGAAAGTGCGTGGCGGGGAATTCAAAGACGCCATTTGACCGTGTAGATAATCATAACCGGGCACGAGATATTGAGTATTATTATTATTTAGGACAGTGCGTTGGTGGTCGCGGGTGTATGAATAAAGGTTCGATTCGTTCGTGAGTGATTATTTTATACGTGTATTTTATACATCGACGCATATGAATCAAAATCAAAACCAGAAGCAGCCACAAACCGGTGGATATAGACCATTTTCACCGACATCCGCCACACGGTCTCCATCGGCGGGGAAGAGTACCGTCAAACGCAGTCCGGGTTCAAGGACAGGACACGGGCACGGACACGGACACGGACACGGACACGGACAATTACAAAATCAGGCTAATCTCCATAAGATTATGTCGCTATTTCAGTAAAATATTTATTATATGTGTTTATAGTATAATATGCCAAAATACAATTCGAAGACACAGTCGAAGAATGGCGGACGTCGTAGGAAGCAGACGAAGCGGAAGATGCGTCGTGGGAGGAAGAGTCGGAAGGTGATGAGGGGAGGAGATAGAATAGATGTTTTAACTAAGTATGATCTACCTCCTTTTGCCAGTCAGTCTCAGATAGATGCGAGAGATGCGGAATATGGTGGTGCTTTAAAGAGAGATTTAAATAAACCTGAAAATCAATAATAATAAAAATTGATATATAAAAACAATATGTTATCATATATCAATAAACTCACGTCATCCACATTCAAATATGATCATCCCCGTGAAATGCTTCACTTGCGGCAAAGTTCTCGCCGACAAATACCGATACTATTTAGCCGAAGTGCGTAAAATCAAGCTTTCCCGCGACCTTGATGTTAACAAGGTTATCTACCTTACCGCGGAATATATCGACAAGACGCCGGAAGGCGAGGTTATGGACACACTGGGACTGACAAAGATGTGCTGCCGCCGTCATATGTTGACGCATGTAGATATTGTATAACGGGGTATGACAATACCCCGGTTGTACGAGATAGATATTGTATAACCGGGTTCGACGTCGCATAAATGCTCCGCTTCGACGTCGCATAAATGCTCCGCTTCGACGTCGCATAAATGCTCCGCCGCTGCTTCCATCTTTTTTTATTATTCGTATTATTATTATTCGTATTATTATTATTCGTATTCGTATTTTTATAATAATAATATATATCAAATGGCTAGTAGTCGTCGTCGTAATAGTAGTAGCAAGAAGAGCCTGGGTCGCCGATGTGGAAGTGGTGGACGCCGTAAACGCACCGAAAAGAAACTCAAGCATAAATGGCATCAGCGTGGATGTCAAAATCAGACAGGTGGTGGGAGTATGACGGGTGGGTGGGCGTGGGGACCAAGCGATGTCCATCATCAAACAGCGGGAAGTGCCAGTGGAAACGACCCCGTACCTCATTCCATCAATGGCAATCATTACGCCTTTAATGCGAATACAATGGCACCACCGCAGGCAAGTAATGCGATTGTAGAAAGGCATTCTGCGGCACAAACCGCAGGTCGTCGTCGTCGTCGCGGTCGCGGTCGTGGTCGTAGTGACCGTCGCAGTCGTGGTCGCGGTCGTAGTTCGAAAGGAAAGAAGGGGTCCTCGCGCCGGATTTCGTGTCAGAATGGCGGAGGGTTTGCTGATTATTTACCAGAAGCCATAAAGCCATCTGTAAATACGACATTACAGATGCCAGGTAATATCATCAGCGGATTACAAGGTCCAGCGACAGCATCTGTATCTGCCGATCCAACATCACAACCTATCGGGCAGCCAATTGCCTTGAAGTAATTTTCTAGTAATTATATATATTATACGTATCACCCAATGGATAATATATACACAAAAGTGCGTTCTTTAAGTCCGGTCAAAGGATTGTAATTTAGAGGAAACCGTTTCACTAACGTTTTTTTTACTAATATTTACCATAAAACTGCGTGGGTTGTTTTGATTATCTTTCCGGGATTTTATATTTAGTTATATCATAATACTACATACACACACCCCCCATCGTAATGGATGTCATCAACCGTGTTCGTTCATTATGTACCCCCGCATTTGTTTTTTTCGTGATTTCCGTAATTTCAATGTTCCTTATGATATTTGACAATATTGAAAATACGCATTCCTACTGTTTCGGAAATGTAAGCTGTAATGTTGCCAATACATCGATGATATTTATAATCAAAATCGTATTTATTGTCGCGTGGACGTGGTTTTTAGATGTATTATGCTCGCGTGGTTATGAACGTCTCTCGTGGTTTATCGTTCTTCTTCCATATATAATGCTATTCTTTATTTTACTGTTTATCGCAACCGAGATCAAGAATACTGGCAAATTAAACGAGGCAAGTGTCGCAATTCAGCTTCAGGGCAACAATGATGCGTTTGGAGGAATGATGCGGTTCTAGACGCTTTCGCCATTCGCGTTCATAAATCATCGCCATTCGCATTCGCGTTCATAAATCATAATAAATCATAATAAACGATATTCATTATGATTTCATATACAAATATTGTGAGTATATAATAGAAGCAGTTAGTATGGATTCTGACCCAGAACTTCCGTGGAAAGTAATCAAGCGTCTATTTGATGATGATCCACAAATGATGGTTCGTCACCATATCGACTCCTATAATGATTTCTTCGGGAAAGGGATTTTCAAGATATTCCGCGAGAGAAACCCGATTATCCTACAGAAAGAGCAGGACCCAGATACACAAGAGTTCAATCTTCGTTGTGAATTATATTTAGGTGGAAAAAATGGCGACAAGGTTTATTTCGGAAAACCGGTCATTTACGACGACGACCGCGAGCATTATATGTTCCCCAATGAAGCTAGGTTGCGTAATATGACCTATGGAACTACGATTCATTATGACGTCGATGTCGTATTTAAGATCGCGGTGCCAGACAGCAGCGGCGAAGGTGGCTCGGGCACACGCATCGAGGTTACAACCGCAACTCTCGAGAGAATTCTTCTCGGCAGGTTCCCCATTATGATTCAATCCAATCACTGTATTTTACACGGCCTTGAACCGAAGGCGCGATTTTATATGGGCGAATGTAAAAATGACTACGGCGGTTATTTCATCATCGACGGTAAGGAAAAGACGATTATTTCACAGGAGAAATTCGCCGATAATATGCTTTATATCCGCGAAAACAATGAGGATAATGTATACACGCACGCTGCCGATATTCGCACCGTCAGCGAGGATGCGTCCAAACCTGAGCGAACACTCTCGGTGCGTATCGTCGCGCCTACCAGCCTCCTCACGAACAAACAAATCGTCGTGAATATCCCCAATGTGCGTTCCCCCGTCCCGCTTTTCATCGTTATGCGTGCGCTCGGCGTCATCTCTGACCGCGATATCCTCGAATTCTGTCTTCTCGACCTTGATGAAAACGCAGAACTGCTCGACCATTTCATTCCATCTATCCACGATGCGAATAAGATATTCACACAGGAAGGTGCGATCAAATTCATCGCGACCTTGACAAAATCGAAGACCATCCCGCAAGTCCACGATATCCTGATGAACTATTTCCTGCCCCAGGTGGGCGAAACGAATTATATCCAGAAGGCGTATTTCTTAGGAAATATGGTGTATAAATTACTCCGGGTATCTCTCAAAATCGACGCACCAACCGACCGCGACAGTTTCAAATTCAAGCGTATTGAATTAAGCGGGACGCTCATTTTCGACCTATTCAAGGAGTATTATGCGCTTCAGCAGCAGCATATCCGTCTCTCGATGGATCGCGAATATTTCAAAGACCCAAAGAAATACGAGAAGAATTTCATCGGTCTTATCCAGATGAACTACCAGGAATTCTTTCGCGAACGCATCGTAGAGACCGGGTTCAAAAAAGCATTTAAAGGGAATTGGGGTGCGACCGAGCATACGAAGCGGATTGGGGTCATCCAGGATCTGAACCGATTGTCCTACAATTCATTTCTCTCGCATTTGCGTAAAATAAACCTGCCGATGGATAGCAGCGCTAAAATTGTAAAACCGCGTATGCTTCACGGATCGCAATGGGGAATGATTGATCCAGTTGATTCACCGGATGGTGCGAATATCGGGTTTCATAAACATCTCGCATTTGGAACACGGATTACGAACCATTGTTCAGGATATCCTATGATGCAGTGGTTGCGAGAGGTCGTAAAAATGCGGCTTCTTGAAGAAAGCACACGGATGTTTCTTTATTATACAACGAAGGTGTTTGTGAATGGAACGTGGGTGGGGTCGGTGACTCGACCAGAAGAAACGATGCGTCTTATTCGACTTCACCGGCGTAATGCGCTTATCCCGATTTATATCAGTTGCCGATGGGATATTAAAAACAATGAAATTCAAATCTATACGGACGCGGGGCGTCTATGCCGGCCGATCTTTTATATTGATGAAGAGACGGGGCAGCCTAGTTATGATAAAGATGAAATCCTGGAAATGATACGCGGAGGGAAGGCGTCGTGGGAGCAAATGACGACAGGGTTTACCGCGAAATCAGACCCGACATTTAAGGCGGCACACTGTAATTATTATACAATTGATGAGCTTTATGGTCGAGCACACGATACCTCTGCGTTGTCCGCAAAACAGAAGGTGACGGAAGATGTCGCTCGTGTAAATACGATTGAGGATTTCCGGCGTTTGAAATCGACGCAGGCCATTATTGAATATATCGATACTTCGGAGACGGAATCTACGTTGATTTCAATGACACATAAATTCGAGAGACCGGTGGCGGCGGCGAGCGGCAGCAGCAGTGGCAGCGAAAGCGACAGCGACAGCGGCGACGACAGCGGCGGCGAATCAGAAAAGAAAGATGAAGTCCGTCGTGGTATGACCGAGTCTGGAGCTCTAACACCCAGAACTCTTGCCAAGGCTCGAGAGTTGAGTCGACGCGTGCGTGATAAACTGCGAAAGGACGAGGCTGCGGCAGCAGCCGGCGAAGAACAATCCGGCGGAGGCGGAGGCGGAGGCGGAGCAGCAGCAGTAGTACGTAAACACCGTCGCAAACATCGCCACCGCAGTAGCAGTAGTAGTAAGAAGCACCGCGGACTTTCATTATCCGCCGACGGAAAACATTACACACATGTCGAAATTCACCCGTCGCTTGTTATGGGTGTTATGGGAAACCAAATCTGCTTTCCGGAAAATAATCCTGTCGCACGTAATGTATTCGGATGCGGACAAGCCAAGCAAGCCGCGTCACTCTATCACAGCAACTACCAAGTCCGGATCGATAAAATGGGGGTTGTCATCAATAACGGTGAAGTTCCTATTGTGAAGAGCCGGTATCTCGACCTTATTAATCATGAAGAACATCCGTGTGGTTTCAATGCCATCGTCGCGATTATGTCATTTAATGGATATAATGTAGAAGACTCGATTCTTTTCAATGAAGCGTCGATCAAACGCGGTATGTTTCGAATCACGTATTATAATATGTATGAAGCACGCGAAGAAAGCAGTAGTGTTCGCGGTGCCCAACGTGATACCCGGTTCGCGAATATCCAGAAGGAAGGTGCGATCGGTATTAAACCCGGTTATGATTATAGCTACCTCGATGATAATGGTCTTATTCGCGAAAACACCGAAATGGATGATAAGAAAGTCGTTATTGGGATGGGGTCCGTGAGTATCCAAAACGAGGGGGGTCAAATGCGTGATATGTCTACGATGCCAAAGAAGGGACAACTCGGTTTCGTAGATAAAGCATTTATGACAGAGGGCGAGACGGGATTTCGTATCGGAAAAGTCCGGATCCGCGAGGAACGCTTCCCGTCAATCGGCGATAAATTCTGCTCTCGTTGCGGTCAGAAAGGGACGGTAGGGTTGATTATTCCAGAGAAGGATATGCCATTTACAAAGGACGGGATTCGACCTGATATTATTATTAATCCTCACGCAATTCCGACACGTATGACGATTGGTCAACTCATCGAATCGCTTATGGGGAAGGCGTGTGTTCTTCACGGCGGATTCGGGAATTGTACCGCATATACAAACAATGGGACGAAACACGAATCGTTCGGGTCGGTTTTGACAGAATACGGATATCATTCATCGGGTACTGAGGTTCTATACAATGGAATGACGGGTGAGCAAATAAAGAGCGATATTTATATCGGGCCGACGTATTATATGCGTCTCAAACAAATGGTGAAGGATAAAATCAATTATCGGTCACAAGGTCCACGCACTCAGCTTACACGTCAGACAGTCCAAGGTCGGGCAAATGACGGCGGTCTTCGTATCGGCGAAATGGAACGTGACGGGATATTGGGGCACGGTGCTTCGCATTTCTTGAACGAATCACTTATGGTGCGTGGTGACGAATATCATATGGCGGTTTGTAATAAGTCGGGTATGATCGCGATATACAATGCGAACCAGAATTTGTTTATGAGCCCGATGGTGGATGGACCGATTAAATATTCGGGGGCGTTGACGGACCCGGCGGCGGGCGGTGCGGGTGCGGGCACGGGCACAGGCACAGGCACAGGCGGGGCAAGTGTCATCCAAATGACGAAATTCGGGCGTTCATTTAGTGTTGTTCGTATTCCATACTGCCTCAAATTACTTATGCAAGAATTACTCGTGATGAATGTCCAGATGCGTATTATCACGGATGATAATATTGACCAACTTCCGAGTATGTCGTATTCGAATAATATATATAAGGTCATCAAGGATGGTCGGGGTGGAATGGGTGTAGATGATATTATCGAGAGAAACAGGTTGGCCGCTGGATTGAAACCACGTCAGCCGGTCGCGACGTCGACACAAGGAAGGGGGGACGTCGGTGCGGGCGAAGGGGAAGACGAAACCGGAAAAGGCAGTCGCGTTTATTTGCCGAGTCGTAGCGAGACAGAGGCAGCAGAAGCAGAAGGTCCGACATATATATTGGGTCCGGGTGAGTTTATGAAACAATTCGATCCGGATGAACATCCTGAAAATATTATTCTTGATTTGGATATTGATACGAAGGCACGTATTCATAATTTTGGTTGGCGATTTGCGTTGAAACCGGATGTGGCCCGCCGGATGAAAGGTGCGGGCGGTGGCGCGGGCGGCGGCACGGGCGGTGCTGAAGCACTTACTGTTCAGGATTTGACAGGCGAAGATCTTGTTCTTGAATCTATTATTATGGATAAAAATGGCGAACCTACCGACCGATGGACGATTAGTGGACGACAATGGATTGGTGATTACCCGACACATTATCCTGATGGCTGGTTATCTGGTATGCTTGTGTATCCGGACGATACTCCGATTGCCCCAAGCGATATGGTGGAAGAATTACGTAAAACACGCAAACCGCTCAACTGGGTTCGTGCGATTATAACATTGATTGAAAAGCGGATTACACGAAGAGATCGTAGTGCTTATGAGAAGAACAATGATATCCTGTATGAAAATTCGCGAAATATCGAGGCGAATGCGAAAGAATTGGAGCGTGTATCTAGCGAAATCGAGCGTGCGAAGAGAGAGGGGAATGTCGCGGATGAGGAGCGTCTGAAAGTTCAAATGACGCGACTTACGGACGAACGAACGACGCTGAATACATTACGCCGAGAGCTTGAGTTAAGTGTTGGCAATGAACAAGCAATCATAGACGAAGGATTGGTTCCCAAGACACCTGGTTATAGTAGCATTTTGGACACTTCTCCAGTTGCTCGATCGGGGGCGGCGGGTGCTGGCGGCGGCGACGCAGAGGACGCCAATCGGTTGCGTGGTGCGGTTGCTTCATTTAATGAGAAAATGTTGGAGAAATATGGAAATGATGATGCGAATATACCGAGCACAGGCACCGGCGAGGGCACCGGCGAGAGCACTCCGAGATCACCCGCGTATTCATCGATATTTGAAGGTGGAGGTCAACGTGGCGGTAGCAGCCAAACCCGCAAGTTTATCCCTCAAATCCCTACTGGCGTTCTTGAAAGTTATTTGAATACACGTTATTCCACAGGATCGATGGCTCCAATCCAACAAATGGGTGGCGGTGGTGGAAGTAACCTAGGCAGTATGATGACGATGAATGTCCCGGTTGTCGCAACAATGCCGATGGCTGGAATGATGCCGGTTCAAGGACAAGTTGGCGGTGCCGGTGGTGGTGCCGGTGGCGGGCTGGTTCTAGGACAGACGCTGGGCCAGACGCCGGGACAGTCGCAGGCACCGGCTCAATCTGGTGGTGGTGGAGGAATCGTTGCCGCACCAGGATCACCGACACCAAACGAAGCGGGTGTTAAAACATTCTCGATAAAGATATAATCGACATATCGATATAATCGATATAATACTAATTAGTAATAAATTGAATAATAAAGATTTATTACTATTATATATCAAGAATCAACACGCATTACGAATACAAAACAATGGCGTCCAATACTACCCACGTTTCCAGCGGAACGATTTCAACCCTATTCAAATCAAGGAACATCCTTCTTCAACTACTTGAAAAGCAGGGGATGGATGTGACTAATTATACCGATTATGGTGTTGCGGAAATTCAGACAATGTATGTAAACAATCAGCTGGATATGCTGCTTTCAACAGAAAAAGACATCCATCCATCCCGGAAAGTATACGTCAAATATCATTTAGCCAAAACGTTGCGCCGCGAAAATATCAACCATATGATTGATGATCTCTATTATTTAGAACAAGTGCTTCAGCCGACCGACACACTTATTATTGTGATGAAACAGGAGGTCAATGATACGATTGTCAATATTCTGAATGAAATTTGGGAAAAGGATCGGATTTTCATTGTGATTTATTCACTTGACCGCCTTCAGTTCAATATCCTGGAGCATCAATATGTGCCCGAACACGTGGTTTTAAGCGAAACCGAGCAAGAAGCGGTGGTGAAAAAGTACAATATTACGGATATGAAACAATTGCCGAGTATTTCACGCTACGACCCGGTTGCTCTTGCGATAGGACTACGACCTGGACAAGTATGTAAAATAACCAGACCGAGCAAAACGTCGGTCACGAGCTTGTATTTTCGGTATTGTATTGCGCATTAATGGAATGGAATCGAATGGAATCGAATGAAATGGAATCGATTCGAATCGCAGCGGACCGTATTTTTTTATTTTGGTATTATAACTGATAGAAAGAAATTACTAGATATGTTCTGTAATGGCGGTGACAAATATAATATAGGTGGTACTAATATTAGTGCGGATTTAACGGTTATAAGTGGCAATACATACAGCATAGATATATGTAAAGCGACGAGAATACTTGAGAAGTTACATAAAGAATTCACTGAAAAGTACACCACCACGACAGGGTTGACGGCAGTAGACAGCAATAAAACAACCCCAAGTTATTATTTACGAAATCAGCCAACATCTAATAGCGATGGCGGAGAAATAAATCGATCCTATAATATTCTAACAAATACCAAAGATTTTAACGATCAAAATACATATCGCAAGATGGTTTCAGTTATTATGAAAGGTACCGACGATACTACTGAAGCATTTGATACTATTCCGGCTTCGTTGGAGAATGTGACCACGTTTGAGGACGGTACAAAGTTTAAAGGAATTTATGGACTGAATAAGGTCGTCGAATTATTAGATAAAAAAATATACGATGTACTATCTGGATTAACTCCAGCAATAAGTGTGAATAATGTATCCGGAAATGATATTAAAAATTATAACAATCGTAAGGAGATAAAAAATACACTAGAAGAAATCGCGTATCGAGAGAATCAAATCTACCGAGAGAAATTCTTGAAAATTATCTTAATTTTGGTGGGTATATTTTTGGTGGCATCGCAATTGGTGAATAAATATTTTGGTGACGGAGGTATCGGAAGCGGAGTCGGAAGTAGCAGTGGAGCAGGTCTTGGCGGTTTATTCGGTTTCGGTTTTGGCGGTAGTGGAGGGTTATTTAGTCGGTTTGGTGGATTAGGGTTAGGAAGTAGTGGACGTTCGCATTTTGATATCGGAAATTTATTCAAAAAGAGTTCATATACATTACAGCAAAGGAACTAACAGTAATTCTTATATGTTATAATATTAGATATCTTATAATATATAATAAAATAAATGTCAAGTATTGTAGCTAGAGAAATACCGTATAATAAAAATCAATCACCGTTATTTCCAAATGCGACACCATTTTCAATTGATAATTTCCAAACCAAATCGTCTGGCAGCGGCGGCGACGTGTCTCCTATAAAAATACAAAATGACGCAGCTTTAGACAATACATTATCCACGCTTATGACTGAGTATTCTGCAGATACCGATAAGGGTGCCGCGGGTGCCGACAAGCCGACTTCTGAAAAGAACACCGAAGGAATGTTAACCGGCACTAGTATGAATCTGAACTTGCTTCAGGGCGATCTTTTTTCTTATGGAAAATATGATACATTTAAAAACCCGATTCAACCCTTTACTGTCGCACAGCAGCAAGTAGGTAATAACGGTATCGTATCCTATAAAGAGGGGTTGACAAATGATGTTAGCGGGTCATCGTCGAATACAGTGAGTACAACCACATCGGGTACAACCAGTGCCGGAAAAAGTCAGAAACTACTGGACCTCGAAAAGAAATTAAGCGAATTAACAACTGATTATACGACACAATATCGATTGTATACAGATGATTTGATTACACGGTCGCGGTTTCTTCAAACCAATAGCCAATATACAGGTAAGATTGTCCGTGACATCTCATATTCAGGGACAGACGCGAGCTCCGCATATTATTATGTAAATCCATTTGGATATACACATCGTTACAAAGATTTATCGTCTGTTTTGTTATACGATGATAAAACGTGTCCTACAATTACGAGAGATGTGGCACTCGGCGATAGTGCTTCAAATCCATTCAAAATAACAACCGCGTCATTTGTTGATATCAGTGGGAGTGGGAGTGCGGGTTTTAGTCGATTCGCTGATTATGCGAGTTATGATATGGCGGGAAAAACACCGTGTCTTACTGCGAAAAACGTGAAAAGCGGTTCCACTGACCCAGAATATGCGTGGGTGGACACGGAAGGTAAGAAACACGTATATGAAAAGGGAGTATGGCCCGATAAACGTCATTCGTCTTGCTTGACATCAGTCGTCGGTGAACCGGTAGAATTATCACCAGACCAATATAATGCGTTACCGACAGCAAGTGACGCGCCGATGAAAGCGGATAGCGAATGTTTTCGCGCAAGTGTGTCACCCACGATCAATTCCAAGTTGGCTGAAATCAAGAAAAAGATCGACGAGGTTGTAGAGGAGATGAAGAAAGAGAATCAGAACATTTTGAATAATGCGGCAAATACAACGATTATTCAACGAGACAAGACATTGGCGGAGAAATGGGCAAATTTAGACGAAGATATTTTAGCTCAAATCAAAAAACTGTTCGGTAGTTATTATTACCCCGCAGTATATGTATTCTGGTGTTTTGTTATATTGGTTGCGGTATTAATGATTTTCAAATTCGCGTTTCTGTTTGTATCGCCTGGCGGAGGCGGAGGCGGCGGCATCGGCGGCATCGGCGGCGGCGACGGCGGAGGGGGCAACGGCGACGGCGATTCAAATGGAGTATCATTATTAGGCGTAGTTATTATGGCACTGATCGTCATTTTTGCGGTGTATTACTATTTTTCATATACCTATAATCTTAATGTAGATGTAACAAGGAATGATGTAAATACTGTTTATACTGCGACTTAGTGGAGATTATAATCTGTATATATTGTAATATTCATATATTCATATATTTGTAATGAGCTATTCAGATGAATCTCAACTACTTAGTAAACAAGCTGAATTAAAATCTCTTCAGACGAAATATAATGGTTATATCGGAAAATATACAAAAGTTGACACTACAGCGACACAGAATCTCCCCGACAAAAACGCGATTTCAACCACAAACCCACCACCAGGTATCCCCCCCGGCGAAGATTTCGGTAATTATTGGAAGTTCGTATCTAGTGGTGCTGCTACTCCTGCGGATTGTTGGAGTTCTGCCACAGTAGACCCACGAGTATTTAAAAAGGTTGTATACACAGGAACTGCTAATACTGATGTAACGTGGAATAAACAGTGTTATGGTCTCATATGGGACGCACCAGCCGATGCATCGTATAATACGGACGCAACCGGTTATTCCACAATGGTTGGCTCGAATGCTAGTGGTATAGGATCTGATTTTTATACCAAAACCGGTATATTAACTACCGCTAATCTCTCGGAAGCAACTCAAATCGCTGATTTAAAATCTCGTATCGATGGGTTAGTTGAAGAAATCGCGATTATTGCGGGTTCATCGATCAATAATGAACTTTCTACGTTATCACAAACTTCATCCGACCAAAAAGTCCTTATTCAACAGATCAACCAATATATGAATGAAGGGTCGACTAAGATCGCCGACAACTATGCTATGATCGATCAACGGAAAAACATGAATAATGTCTACGAGGATATCAATAAACAAATCACATTAAAATCCCGAAAATATAAATTCGTGTTTTACTTTTTGATCGGCCTTGTGATTATAATCTCGTATATGTCCTATGTTTCCAAACTCACATTAATGGAGCAAATCGCCACACTTTCGAATTGGGTCACGTGGGGATGGTGGACGAATTGGGGCATTATTACGTTTGTCGCCGTTTTATTAATTCTTTCTTCATTTGGATGGGATATGAAAGGAAATATTATGATGGTTTGGCGATATATATCCGATCCCGATTTTTGGACGGGTCAAATGTGGTGGGTCGGCGTCTCATTTTTGTTTTTGATTGTAATCTTTTTACACGCGTCTTTCAAATCATTTTTCGGCGATTCACTCGCCCAATTGGAGAAATTGAGCAATGAAGATTCAGAAGAATAAATAATGAAACAATAATATTTTTATGATTATATAGTAGTAATCATAAATATGTTTTATCAAAATTCAAATGATTTAGTAAAACAAGCAAGTGTGAATTCGGGACATATTCAAAACTCATACGCGACACAGCAGCAGTTAATAAATAAAGGGCAAAATGTAGATGCGAATAATGGCGTGGTATCTACCGCGACCGCGACCGGGACCGACACCGCGACCGGGACCTTGAGTATTGGTTCAACATTTCAAAATGTTATGAATAATCTGATTGGTTCGGTGACTTCGACGATGGAAGGTCTTAGTAATGATACATCAGCGTCCGGGTCGGCGTCTGGGTCAGCGTCGCAACCCGTCAGTGGAAATACATCCCAAATATTAAATACCCTTGTTCAACAAGATGCTGCTTATATCGAACAACAAGAAAAATATAGAAAAAAAATATCAGAAGTGAATAATCTTATCACAACAAACGACAATTCCCGAAAAAGATGGTTACACGTTATTGATATTGAAGGTGTTTCAAAATATGGATATATGACAAATGACCGTATATTTCAAATATGGCTAGCACCAGCCGCGCCGACAAATAATCCCCAGAATTGGTTTGAAACATCGCCTATCAAACAAAACGGTGGAGTATTGGGTTGTCCTGTGACCGGCGGGTCCCTTACAAAATACGAAATTGGTGTGAAATGGAGCGATATCAAACCATTTGATATGGTATATGGAAAAAATGACACTAGTCGCAAGACGCCACTCTTTATGTTGACAAATGTTGGGGTTCGCGATGTGCGACGAACGGTAGGTTCAAGTGGTTTGTTTTCGTGTGATAATGAACGCAAAAACGTATTCGTGAAGGAACGCCCATCCGCCGATTTTGATATATCGAATAAGACGAACCGTCAAGGATGTTATATCGTAAATGAGAATGCCCGGCCGTCAACATTCACAGAACGCGGCTTTATTTTTCAAAATGACCTGACAAATGTATCCATATCACAGTGTAAGCGTCGCGCAGAGGATTTAGGCAGTTCCTATTTCTTGGTTTCGGCACCAAATAGTGGTCAACCGGCCGATCGGGGTGGATGCTGGATATACACAGGTTCTGGTGAACCCAATCTAAACGGATTATTATCATATGACGACAGTGGTAAAAAATGCTATAATCACGGTCAGGCGGACGGCAATGAAGACGGGTTTATGAAATCGTATGGACCCACCATTTTACCGCGATTCTATGGGAAAACAAATACAATTGATGTTTCGACAGACCCGCCTAATCCGACGTGTAACCATAGAACGCGGAACGGATGTATTTTTAAGGATTACATTCATTATGGAAACGCTGTGTGTTATCCTTCTAATCGAAATGGAGCGTGGGCGTATGGCGGTTTATTCAATTACAATAATAATGATTTGAAAGGTTGGTTGGGGGCACTTTATAACAGAAACGCTGATGGCCTGGAACGTCCGGCCGTCCAAGAATATATCGAGCGGTGTAAAAACACGCAGGGATATGAATTTTTGGATGATAACCCGGTAAAGCGGACGAAGGAGCAGAAATCTGTGGCTCTTTATTCATTGAAGACTGGTGGACCGACTGGAGTGGATGTGATCGACCGGAATGGGCGCGGGATGGTGGGGCGTATTGCGTATATCGATCATAACGGCGAGAAACACGATTACCCTGAGTCCGCGTTATCATATATGAAATCGGGGGATAGTGACGCATCGGGTTCTGTGAGATATGTCGACGTCGGGCCATATGATACACGCTCTGCGGAGAATTCATATACTCTCAAGAGTATAAACGCGTCGCTGAAAAAATGCCAGGAGATGTGTGATGATGAAGAAAAATGCGGTGGTTTGGTTTATACTACCAACGGCGGCGGCGGCGGCGTCGGCGGCGAAGGAAAATGCGAATTAAAGGATAAAACAAAAATGTATCCTGTCGGTTTACGCACACTCGATTATTCCAAGAAACTGATGTTGAAAGTACCGTCTATAAATGCGACGATTAAAGACTCGAAATGTGCGAAACTCGGGAATGGAGAATATCAAATGATCGATAGTGCGCAGTATCAATATTACCCGGATGGAGGCGCGATGACTTCTGGAACAAAGTGTGATCTATTATCGATGGTTCCTCAAGAAGGGACAGTGACAATGCCAAATGTAGATCCCGCATTACAGGCGGTAGATCTTCAATCGAGAACATTGAATCAACAAATTATCAATTATGGTGACCAGACAAAGGTCGACGCACCACTAGAAGGTTTTATCGGAATACGTGAAGGTCTTGAAACTGACGATGATGCCAAACAAAGTGAATATGGAAAATCAATAAGTGGTGTTGGTGATACATTAAAAAAAATCGGTAATGCGCAATATCAACGTGAACGATTGGATGCGATTAAGGATGAAAGCAATAAATTATTGATTTCAGAGTCGTATAAGTTTATTCTTTGGAGTATTTTAGCAATTCTGGCGGTGATGGCATTACTGAAACTAAAAGAAATGTTCGGTCAGGATGATCAGGATGAGGGAGGTGGCGACGGCGGCGGCGGCGGCGGGATTTTAGGATTTATAACATCCTTATTCGGTATTGGAGCCGTGAAAATGGATGATATCGCAGATAGAACGGGTGATATGAAGGCTGCGTTAAGCGACGCCGGTGCCACATTACAACAATCCAGCGAGAACCTCGCCAATGGTATTACTCAAGGTGCTGATAATTTGGTCACGTCGGTCAATGACGCCGCTGCGTCTGCGGTGGATGGTGCCCGAAATATGGTGGACCAAGTAGGCGAAACAGCGACAAATGCGGTAAATAGTATAGGCGAAACTGCGTCGGGTGTGATAGGTGGCGAAGGGTCTGCTGCGAAAACCGGTGGACGTCGTCGCAAGTAAATAAAATATAATTATTATTTATGGATTGTAAATAATAATAATAATAATAATCATCGCAATATATAATAATCATCGCAATATATAATAATGGCGTATCAACTGAATAAAGATACTAAAATATTATTGGTTTTATTGGCGGTTGTAGTATTATGCTCGGCAAAATTATTCAAAGATTACCTTTACAGGAATAGGTATGTCGAAGGAATGACGTTGGTTTCACAGGAAAGTACTGTTCAGCTACGAAGACCGGACACAGGTTCCGAAACATCTGATATTATATTTACTGTATCACTTGGAGCCGAATTACTTACCACTGGAACTAAATTAAGTATAACTTGGGTGGGGGACGCCGCCATCGCAAATAATGTTGAGTTTCCCGCAGCAGCCGGTTCGTATATAGCAACCGCCGGCACAATCACAGACGGGTATACTTTTACTCCCGATATCTTTCCATCGGGTACGAAATCCGCTACTTTTACACCGAACAAAACGATTCCCCGTGGAACCAAGGTTAAAATTACGATTAAAGGTGTAAAAATATTTAGTATCGTTAAGGATAGTAGTGATGATATAACCTTTACAATTGCGTCGGCGGGTACCGGTGAAACAAAATCTAATGTGGTAAAGATTTTACCGAAAGTTAGTGGTGCGTCAACATATACCGCAACTGGTGGATCGTCCTCAGTTGCTGATATAAAGGACGCTATTACAAAGATTAATCAACGTATTAATGCGATAACGGCAGATTCAACAGTCGCAGCCTCAGCCTCGGGTATCGCTGAAATAAACACCCTAGAACAAGTTCGAAGTGCGATGATTTCCCTCTTGGCGTCAACATACGGAACCATCAAAGAAGCCGGTCAAGTGTTTGAATCCGGTGCCTTATATGAAGCACAGAGAACCGCCATTAATTTTATCAAGAATGAGAAGGCCAGAGCAGCATCCAACGCAACCGCACTCACTGAAGACAATTCAAACAAACGTCGTATGGCACAAATCAATACCTATTATACGCGGAATTATGAAGCCAATACCGATGTTATGAAAAATGTGATTTATGTTTCTATTGCGTTGATTATATTGGCCGTATTACGAAAGAAGGAATTGATACCTGGTTCTATTTCAACTTTAGGCGTTATTTTCATACTTACAATGGGTGGTATTGTCATTGGAAAACAAGTCTTTGATATAATGCGTCGTAACGACTCTGATTTTGATAAATATGACTGGAACTTTAATGAAGATCAGTTGAACCAGCAGAAATTAATCCAGCAGAATTCGGATCCGGCTAGTTTGTCTGATATGGGTATTGGTGGAGCACAGTGCTATGGAGCAAGTTGCTGTGCTATTGGGACGAGTTGGGATACAACGCTCGGTCGGTGTGTTACCACTACCCGTATTACTGGAACTGCCGATTGGTCGAATTCGCTTCTTAAGATTAAAATAAAAACTGGCGTGAGATTGGTTAAGTCGGATACTGATACGATAACTGTGAATTTGCCGCCAGGTTTGTTTTCAAGAGCTGACTCTAATACGGCTCCATCAGCGTCTGGAACATCATTAACCGATACGGTCGCGACGCTTCAAGATCAAACATTTGTTATCCCCCTTCATTCTACTGCCAACAATATCGCCCCTGGAGAAATAGAAATAACTATAAGTGGATTAGCACTCAATAGTGGGGCAAAAGACGCTTCAAGTAAAGTGATTACCGCATTCACTTCAAAGGAGCCGAATCGGTCACCATTACAAAGTATTACGGGAGTCTAGCGAGCCAGCGATCGAGCGGCGAAGCCGATTCATTTTATAATCTAATAAGTATAGTAGTTACTAGATTATATAGATAGTAGATTATATAGATGGGTATCAATTTTAATGATGCGGATGGTATTGAGCCCGAACTTCTTGAGCAAGCGGTTGTAGGTGAAAAAGCAATGAATAGTTCAGCTGATAAAGGAAATGCTGTTATATCTCCAGAAACTGTGAAAAATGACGACGGAGGCGGCGGCGGCGGTCAAAAATCATTTAATGATGTATTGGTTTCAACTAAAAAAAATATGAACGTGGTTGATACTGTTATAGCACAAGGTGGGTTTACCGGCCCAGACAAGGATAAATTTGATATCAGTAAAGCACATAGTGAATGGGTAAAAGCACGCAATCAAAATATCAATTGCCCCAACCAAATCGTAAAAACAAGTGTTCATTATACAACTTTAGTAAATGGACGGGCCTCTCAAAATGAAATCATAAAAGCTGACCAACAACGGACAAAAGTAAAAGATACTTGTAATAAGTCAGATGATTTAGTTCTTGAAAAGGCTAAAAAATATGTCGAGATTGACCGACGTGTCAACGAAAATCGCCTGAAAGAACAAAATACGTATCCGATTGAAACAATGACAACAAATGTCGAAAAATTCCAAGTTCGAGGTAGTGTTATAGAAGGGTTTAATTATTATAATGTTGATAGTACTCCTATTGCTAATCCGACATCGACCTCCACCACCGCCGCTCCCGGAGGTTATAAATATAATCAACGCCTTCCTCGATATGCGGATCCCGATACGAAGCAAGCAACTGGCACAGATAAAACAATATTACCTTGGACTGAATATTATACATTATGTTCTGGTGCGACAGCGACATCCTGTGAAGAAGCGCACCGAAAAAAAGATCAGTATATATCATCTATTAATTATTTATTCGATCAGGCCGAACAGAAATTAAACGTTTATTATAATGCGGCAATTACGTTAACGGACAAGAATCCCAATTCTTCTAACTCAGTATCCAATTTACTTGTAAATACAAATACAGTAAACGCTTCTATTGATAATCAGAAAAAAGATATCGCGTTGTACAAACAAAAGGCATTATACAATTACGACCAATATAATAGTCTTTCATTTATAGAAGACTTGGTTAATTTTTTGTATTATGCCGTATTTGCGATCCTTATATTTATGACATTACGAGAGATTTATTCATCAACCGCAGTATTTGACAAAAGAAATATCATTATTCTTATACTATTAGGTATATATCCAAAATATGTATTAAGTGTCGCGTTATGGATATTAAATGGATTGACAACGATTACTCAAATGCTCGGATTGAAAAATGTGAGTTTCTGGTATTAGTGCCGTGAATGAATGGCTGCCACTGGCAACTACTCATCCGAGCTGTATTCGCCCGCATCCGCGTCGTCGTCATCATATACAATTCGGCACTTCTTCCATCCTTTACCCGATGGCTTGCCGTATTTCTTCGTCATATAATCATAGAGTTCATTGCCCTTCGGGATATTCTTACCGTGTTGGACAACATACCATTTCTTGAACTCTTCATATAATTCGGTCTTCTTGATACACGTATCTTCGTCGGCGACGGGACGAATCTTGTCGCGGAAGAATTCCGACAGGTAGTCTTGCGTATTACGATACTTATTACTGCTCGCTGTAACCGCCGCACACGTCCTCACTTTTCCATCTGTTTCAAATGCCTTCTTGACGAGCATCGCCATAAAGACATTTACCCACGTCTTGATTTTGACATCCAGGTTCTTGTCGATAAGGAACTGATACGGCTCATCGGGGTCGTCGGATTTCGGTTCCTCGCAGAATTTCGATTTATAAGGGCAAAGACGGATACGACGCCAGGTGCCGTCATCATTGCTCTTGATGTCGAAAAGCACGTTCGTACATACGACCAGCTTGAACTGCGGGACAAATGTAATCGTGTTCTTGAACAGTGCTCGACCGCTCATCTCGTCACCACCCGTTATTTCTTTCAGGATACCTTCATTGATGCGGTCACCCTTCGTCGGTTCCTGCATAACTGCGTAACGCACACCTTTCAACACGGCGAGTTCTGGTGAAGCACCGCCAATCATCGCGCGTTTTTGTGTGACTGCGGTGATGGGGAGGACGGCCTTGTATTCACCCATAACAGCTGACATCAATTCGATGAGTTTGGACTTGCCGTTGCTTCCACCACCGATATAAATATTGAATGTTTGTTCGCGGTTTGTTCCGATGAGAACGGACGCCAGATGTTCCCACATATAATTCCGCAGTTCTGTTTCTGGGAAGAGTTGGGCCATAAATTCGTTGATTTCGTCGATTTGCTGTTGGTGTTTGTTTGTATCTAGAGGAATATAGTCGATTTTCGTGGTCTTCGACAGATTATCATCGGGTTGACCACGGCGGAATGTTCTATTCGAGAAATCAATGACACCATTCTTGAAGCAGAGGAGTTCTGGACGTGTATCGATCTTCTCAATAAAGTCCTTGTCGTAGAATTGTTCACGCACCTCACGCATAATATTGTTCTTGAAACTCGTTGTCTTCAATTTGGTACAAATATCCACGATACGACGCGACCGTTTCCGTGTTGATGTATACTGGTCGGACGTAGGGTCTAATCCCGATGTAACATCCATTATCTCTCGGTGTTTCTTTGTATAAATATCGTGCATATCTTTGGAGATGAGCGCACGAAGCGAGTTGCCCTGGTCACATTCGACCCAGCGGTTCTTGTCGAATTCATACCACTGATTATCTTTCACACTCACACAAACGAATCGGTCCTTGAAAATCGTGTATAGAACCGTCGCCAAATCCACATCCGTGGACGCGTCGTTTGTCGTCTCATTACAGATGGTCTGGTGGATGAAGTTGTCGATGGTTTCATTGCGGATGCGTGTATAATCTTCGAAACAGTCGTTCTTCGCCCAATACATAATCGATCGGCGAGTGAGACCGTCGGGGCTATACGGGAAATTACACCACGTGTCGTAATTCTTCATAATATCGGTGAATTTGAACTTGCTGGACTTTGCGCTGAAGAGCATCCACGAAAGGAATAACTTGTCGCTTGTATTATGAAGAGCCAGACCGACACGCAGCCATTTATCATAAGGGTCATAATACTGTTCCGGCAGAGCCATCGTATAATAGTGTGTTTCGCGGATTTCATATTCGGTGGGTTCGAGCATACTTAACATCGTTTCGACTGCCATATTTAGTTCGGCCAAATTGGTGATTTTATCCATCATAATCACCCCGTTCTGACCAACGATTCCATTTCCGGCAGTGCCGGCCGCACCATTGGCTCCTCCACCAGACAATACGAGACGAAGTCGGCGGCCTCCTTCTCCATTGGCTCCACCAGCACTACCCGTGCCGCCCCCACTGCGTTGGGTCCGTTGCTGATTTACCAACGCGTCATATTCCGCTTTCAGTGCTGGGTTGCCGCCGATAAGTGAAAATCGTGGATACACTCCTCCGGCACCCGCAGTACCCGCCGCAGTACCCGCCGAGGACTGAACCGATAATTTCGCGAAATCTTCCTTCACGTTGAATTTGCTTGTTTTCTCTTCTTGACACATCCACGCACCTTCTTCATCATCGGGGTCACGCATCATCACGAAGTGATATTTCAACATATACGCTTTATGCCCCGGTTTGCGTGAACCGTAAAGTTGCCAGTTGGTATGACCGCGTGAAATACCTTCATCCAAGACATCATTCCAGGAGTTTGTAATCGGCAAATCCGTCCATATTTCCTGTAATTCTTTCAACATTCTCGACCGAAGCATTCTCTGGATGGGGCGATCAATCATCGCGCCAATCATCATATGAATCCCGTCCTTGGTCACATCGTCCAATTGGTTCACATCCCCCTTTTCGAAGATATAAACGGGGATTTTCACATCGGGGGGGAACTGGAGGAGGGTTTCCATCATTTCAATATAAGATTGAATCATATCCAGGACGTGTTCCTTCGAATGCTGACGCTTGGTAATACTGGTATCATACCGGAAATCGAAATCCACCATAAGTGGTCCACATTCGGGATTCTGCTTTTCCGTCAAATATTCTTGCTTTCCATTTTCAAATACGTGAGTATAGTATTTCCGCCAGAAGATTGGCAATATCACCGGAGGGATTGTATAAACACCACCGAATATATTCAATGCTTTATCCCCGATGCGGGTATGTGTATACGCTTCGCCTGGTTTTGAAACGTGATGTTTCATAAATTGTTCGTATGTCATTCCATTACACAATGACTGATACGCAGCAGTTGATGAATCGTTGCTTGTCGACGATGACGCCGCCGCCGCCGCCGCCGCGAGGTCTTCACCGCCATTTAATAAAGTTGTCATTGTATAATGTCGTCGCCTTGTTGTATTACTAGTTTTGTCTGGAAAAAGTTCAATTTTGTTTAAATTATGAATTGAAATACGTGTGTAATAAATAAAACACCGTTGGTTATACTATATAATACAAAGGTTTTATCTCCAAATTCTCTAAATTTGATCCCCCTAAAACGACCCTTCGACTTTTTCGTTGCGTCGGACCCCCAAAAAAGGGGGATACTTTCATTTTCATTTTCTGGACAAAATACTTTTATAAAAAAACCGATTCCACCCGTAGATTTTTTTTTTGAAAGCCCCAAATGGTAAACTAGACCATAATCAGTAAGGGTGTTTTTTACGTGAGCATAATGGTAAGGACGCCCGCATACCTCCGCACAGTTTTCTGCTAGGGTTATCGTCACGGTTCGCTCCGAAAATGTCGCGTTTTGGCGGCCGGACGGCCGGATTTCATAATAAACATAATAAACATAAAAAGAACTTATGGTGTAAAACATTATAGACAAATGAATAATTTACCCGTCATTCAAGACGACGACGATGCCGCGGCCACGGCGCCCCCTGTTAGTGTGGTCATCCCCAAAGAAACCATCCTGCGCCTTTTAAAGGATATACGAAGTGTTATGAGCGATAAAACATTAGAAGAATGCGGTATTATGTATCGCCATAGTGAAACCGATATATTGACGGGGTTCGCGTGTATTGTCGGTCCATCGGATACGATGTATTTTGGCGGATACTATTATTTTATGTTTAAATTCCCGACGAATTATCCGCATTCACCGCCGATTCTATCTTATTTGACGAATACTGGAGGTATCCGGTTTCATCCGAACTTTTACCAGAATAAGAAAGTATGTGCTTCCATTGTGAATACGTGGCGTGGTGAACAATGGACTGGATGTCAGAGTATTCAATCGATTTTAATGACATTTCAATCACTTCTTGATAAAGAACCGCTCTTACACGAACCCGGTATTCGACCCCAACATCAGGATTTTAAAACGTATCATACCATTGTAGAGTATTATAATTACGAATTCGCGTGTATGCGCCTATTAATGGACGTTCAACAACATATTGCTTTAGAGCCGGCATTTGTTCCGAGTTTTAATGAGTTTATGCTCCGGCATTTTCATAAAAATAAAACGGCAATTCGAGAGATTTTGGTTGAAAGAAGTAAGACTATTCCGGCGAATTCACAATATCGTATATCATTATATGGAGGAATGGCGAGCACGTTGTCTTATCAGGCACTTCTCGAGAGATTTGATACAGTGTTCTTGACCGCGGTAGCGGCGAGATAGGTATTAGTTTTCGATACAAATTAAAATTGACAGTAACGTTACTACGTTACCGATTTTTTGCGTCCAGCAATAAAATTGAATATATTTGTCTATATATATTATATTCAAACACACTCGTATCCCACACAATGCATTTCTGTTCCGTATGTTCCAATATGAATTATATCAGTATCACCCCAGAAAATGAACTCCAATATTACTGCCGAAACTGCGGACACGTTGATGACACGATTGCTTCCGACAATATTTGCGTCTCGAAAGTGAATGTGAAGCATACGACCACGCCACAGACGTTTTCACAAGTCGTCAACAAATATACGAAATTGGACCCAACCTTGCCGAGAATCAATACGATCCGGTGTCCCAATGATGAATGCCCTAGTAATCGGAAATCTGAATCTGGTGCTGCTGGAGGGGGCGATGTTAAGAAAGAAAAGAAGAGTGAAGTGATATACCTGCGTTACGATGATACAAACTTGAAGTATGTTTACTTGTGTGCGAAGTGTGACAAGGTCTGGAATACGGAGCAACATTAAGTCCCACGCGTGGGACATTCCATTTCATTCGATTCCATTTCATTTCATTACTTTATTTCGTAAAATTGAAACATAATAAAGTAATATATTCTATGTATATAGCAGCAACAAGCAGTTCATTCGGATGTCAAGTATAGTAGATAAGCCGGCATCAGGATCAGGATCAGGATCAGGATCAGGATCAGGAATAGGATCAGCCCTTTTAAACAAAAAAGCGGCTGGAGCAGCAGATTCGGATATAGAAGAGGAAGAGGAAGAATTAGAATTGTCTGTGGATGGTGGTACAGATGACGAAAGTGGAACGGAAGGAAGTGAATCCGGCACCGCAGATGATACCGGAAGTGAAAGTACCGGTGCTGAAGATGATGCTGAGAGTGATACAGATACCGAAGGTGGAGCGGATGCTGAAATTGAAGGTGCCGAAGAAGCTGCGGAAGAAGGAACGGCAGCATCTGCTGCTACCAAACAGAAGAAAGCAAACAAAAAGAGGGGTGCGACAAAGAAGAATATAGAGGACGACCTTACTTTACTCGGTATTCCACACGGGCTCACATTTGATGATGATGATGAAGACGAAGATGAAGATAGTGATGATCCAGATAATGCGGAATATTTCCAAAAACTGAAATCCAATGTTCGCGACAGTTTTGTATCGACATATCATCCCGAGTCATTTTCGCACAATTATGACGAGATTCAAACCCTTTCACGGGTTGTTCGAAATAGTGCTGGTGTGATTGTGGATGATCTACATAAAACGATCCCAATTATGACAAAATACGAAAAAACACGGATTTTAGGACAACGTGCCAAACAAATCAATGAGGGCGCACAACCCTTTATTAAAATCGATTCTACTGTAATCGATGGATACTTGATTGCGGTGAAAGAACTTGAACAGAAAAAGACGCCGTTTATCATTCGCCGACCCTTGCCTAATGGGGGGTCGGAATACTGGCGTATTCAGGATTTAGAGATTCTGTGAGGCCGGCCGAGACCGAGGCGTCCGTCATTCCAAGCAAAATAAAACACGTAAATGAAACGTTACAAATGAACCATCATCCTTATATTTTTCCTTGTTTTGACCGCTAAATGTATGATAGCACGAATTCAAACAAAAAGTACATAAAAAATCTGGCCGATCACGTATTCTTGGCGTTGGTGGACGCGGCGACTCCATTTGTTTTTTATAGTATTCATTACGCAATTGTTGTATATTTTCATCGTGTAATGCGTGAATGAAATAGTTGGCACCACCACTATATCCATCGGGGTCGCTGTCGCTACCACTACTCGTTACGCTGTTATCACTATCACATCGTTTCATTCTTGATGTCATACATTTACGAATATACTCCATTTTTTAGTATTACAATATTGAGATACTAAATAATACGCGGTCGATTGACGACCACTGCGTACGTGCGTGCGTGCGTGCGTGCGTGCGTTAACACTTCCAGCGTTTTCCACACTCCAAACACGTGACAAATGTCGTCATCGGTTCATCCGCCGAGCGTGTTTGAAGTTGATAATATGTACACTTCTTCGACTTACACTTATTACAGGTGAAGTTATCCGTAGATGCTTCAATATTCGGCTCATATTTCTGTTTATCGCGTACTTTCTTGTCCTCGATAAGTTGTTTCCATTTTTCAGGGCAAATTTCCTGGTGGGTCATAAACGCGAAATTCTTCGCCGGGATTGTTTGTTGGACGACCATTTCAGCAACATTTGGTTTTTTTAGGTTAATATAAATCGAACGCAAGCGGTCAATATACAATGTAACAAAGAACGGATTGGACCATTTTTTCACAATATTATTCTTCTCAGCGTGTTGAATGGCCCAGTTATATACCCCTTTTTCAATATTCGTAGGTATATTTATGTCTCCGCCTTCTTCTTCTTGGCATTGGCCTAGCGGCAATAATTTCGCCAATCGTTTTCTAACTTCATTACGAAAATGTTCAGGGTATGCGATTGTATCAACAGTGGACATTATTAGAATCAGAACGGTGCGGTCTTTGTGATAATGTATAAAATCTCTTTAATAAATAATCAATTTTGTAAAAAATAAACATTACAAAATTGCTTCCATTTACGTATACGTCTACGTCTACGTCTACGTCGAATACGAATCTTCGCTTAATTCAGAATCACTGCTATTCCCTAATATTGCGGATACTGATGACGCTGCTGATGACGCTGCGGCTGCGGCGGATACTGCCGCGGTTTTCATTTCATCTTTTTTAGTTGCTTTTTTAGCAACAGGTGTCTTTTTAACAGATGGTGCGATTTTTCGGTTCGTCGTAGTCGTCTTCGTCGTCGTCTTCTTATTTGCCTTTACCGTTACCGCAGGTGTCACCGTCGCTGTTGCTGTCGCTGTGACGGTGATTGTCTGTGTCGGTGTCGGTGTCGCCGTCGGTGTGTCATTGCTTGAATCAGAACGTATTTCACTATCCGATATTGAATCTGTTTCCGTTTCCGTTTCTGTTACAAACTCACTTTCCGTCGTCGAATCAGACTTCTTGGTTTTGCTCTTCTTTTTTACACCAGCTTTCTTCTTTTGAATCACGAGATCATCATCGCTGTTGCCAGTGCTGCTGTTGCCAGTGCTTCCGCTACCGCTGCTTCCGATACTGTCATCGACTACAAATCCGTCCTTCAAATATCCGTTTGCGGTCTTTTTCGACGCAGGAACAAACGCAAGTTCATCGATTTCATTTTCATCTTCTTGGGCGGTCGCCGCCAAATCTTCAAATCCACCAAACAATTTCTCGTAGATCTTATTCCAGAGTTCAATCGAAAGGTCACACGCTGTTTGTTTGTCAACGCGTGCGACAAGTGCCATATTTCCGAAAAAGATGATTTCGTCGATGGGTGGCGGTAGTTCATACTTATTCTCTTGACCGGCCCGACCATCCGTCTTACACCATACATCAATATAAATCATTGGAGCAGATGCGGTATTCTTATTCTTCTTCTTATTCTTGTATTTATACGTATGGTAACAACTGAATCCATCACTTTTCTTATTTCCGCATTTCGTAGAGAGTATATTCGTCAATTCATCTAGGGTAGTTTCTTTGTTTGTTTCCACGATACATTCAGACAAAGAACCTGATTTTGATATAATAATGATTCGCGTCTTTTCCGCAGGCGTTGATGACATCGGCTCTGTCTTGTATACTATATACACGGTAACTTTCTAAATCAGTTTTTCTGGCCGTACGTTTTCGTGATACTAACTAACATTACATAAACATAATTCGTGTATATAAGTACAATCAAATGTCGTCTCAAATACGCACACAAAAGAAAAATCAAAATGCCCGCCAAGCAATGGTGATATCGGGTCTTAACACCATTTATAGAAATACAACGACGAGTCACGCGATCAAAACACAAAAACAGACGGAACCTCGCATCTATTTTTTGAATATATCTCTCGACGATATCAATAAAATCTATCATAAGATACATCAAATTGTAGAAAATACACGATACGTCGTAAAGACCAAAACCGAACATTTATTACTAACTGAAACCGATATATATGAAATTGGGCTATCAAAATCGGCGACGAAGAAAGGTCACCACGACGACCGTGAACAACGTCTTCATTTACGTGTTCCGGTGGATGGTATTGTTACAATAAAGGAGATAAATTTCAGAGTCAGTGACGGTGGCGAACTCACTACTATTCCGGTGTTAATCGATGAAAGTTATTATGAATTAAGGAATACACGCGGTGATGTCGTCGAGGCGGATGCTCCTGCTGCTGCTGCTCCTGCTGCTGTTGGAATTCACCTGCCGCCAAATCACAAGTACATTATTCAAGTAAAAAAGACGATCAAGTTTCACGAAGGATCGCCGAACGCATTTGTATTTGTATTCGAATACGAATCTCCGAACGTCGTCATTGATTTTTATATGACAACCGAAGATGGTATTATTTCGCAAACCGACAAATTAAATAATACATTCAAGGAAGATATGATTTCGTTTTTATTACAGTTCAAATTATGTTCGTAATATACACGTGAATACATAAGAATATACGTATTATGATCTGGTTCATTCAAAATATAGTTTTTTCAGTAAGTTTAATCGTTATTATTCATTATTTATATTTGTATTTTGAGACGACCCTAACAACCCCGAAGGTAAAAGATTTGATACACTGCCCAAAACAAAAATATCATTCATTGTTTGAAACCATCAATAATAAATTGAACGCTGCGGATGCGAAATTCAATAAAAAATCGCCGGATTCGTCAGAAGAGGATCATTTAGGGATAGTTCCGCGAAACAATAAGAAGAATAATGGGTATGACGGCAACAATGATAATAATGAACGCGTATCCGATAATGGGTCGTCGTCGTCGTCGTCGTCCGCGATGAAAAATGATCTGAAGTCGTTTTTAAGAACAATCGGACTTAAAAAGCAGACGACACAGACGCAGCCACAGTCGCAGCAGCAGATCGCACCGTATGAAATATATTAAAGCAAACGCAATGATATATATATATACTCATACATCACCGATGCCGTTTTTAAAAGCATCAGATGTTGAAAGTTTACTGTCGTCTAATTTTCCAACAACGCGACTTTCTTATGAAGTTCCTGTTCATAAGAACGACAATTCGGGGTCAACCACCGGCACCGGCACCGGCACGCCCCCACGTGATAGTAAATGTTTTATTATACCAAAAGGACGCCGTTGTATCGCCTGGGCAACTGAATGGAACCGTAAAAAAATATTTGCGATTATTGAAGTTCAGACCCAAAGAAATCAAATCCCCGCATTGTTTCGTAAATTCTATGAAGTAAATGGATGGTATCCTGGCGCAGTTCAAACATTAGATACGTGTTTTCATTCCTCGTTGACCTATGGAACTGTTTTCGGTGGGGTATTATTTCGACCGGACCGCGACGTCCAATGTTTTTCCATCACTCACATTTATTGGTATAAGGGTTGTCAGGTCCCAAGTCTTACGCTATCTGGTCACGTAGAATTATGTGAGCGTATGTTTATGGACCAATCCATTCGTCAAGTCGCGTATACGCAGTCGAATACTGTTGTTTTTGGTCTACCCGTATTATGTTCGATTGCGTCTTATGATGATGACTCTTTTCTACAATCATTTCCGTATCAGGTATATTCTATTTTATATAGAAGTAATACCAACACTCGGGTTTATTGTTGGAACTTATTTTCACACGGATCGGAACCCGTGCGTCACCAGCCACAAATACCGGTGGTGGCGGCGGCGGCTGTGCCCGCGGCGGTGGCGGTCCCGGTGGCGGTGCCTGTACCCGTGGCGGTGCCTGTGCCTGTACCGCCTCAAGAATATATAAAACCGCAAGATGATATGCTTACAAATATACAGGCGGTATTTATTGTGCGTCCAAATGTCCAAAACGATATTTATGAGTTGTTTGTAATGGCGGGTGGTCTAGGCCGTGGTGCCATTCGCGAAGTATTCCACAATTTCGCACATATCCCAAATTATAAAACAAGTGTGATGATGAACCGATTGTTTCGAAATATCCGAGAAAATGAGAGTTTAGATGCGATGGAAGAAAGTGAATCTGAACAAGAGTTCGAGAATATTGAACTGGATAAATATGTGTCACTTCATAAAGAATACAAAATACTATGTAAGCTGAATAAGAAATTTTGTCGTTGGGTACCGATCTCTGTTGTCTCTGAAAAATCGGCAGAAATAATCAATGAATATCAAGTGAAACAACACGAATCGCGATACAATCGGTCTATGATGTATTCACAGGGCGGTAGATCACGAGGACGATGACGATGACGGCGACGACGACTGAAAACCAGTATAAAAATATGTGTTGTATAATAATAACAATGAGTGCTTATACAAGGTCAGTCTCGCTCCATTCGATGTATACTACCACGCGTGTATCAAATGTATTGAACGAATTACGTCGTTGTTTACCATATGTAACTCCTTGTTATGCTGTCTCTCGAAACTCGCCATCGAATTGTCTGACATACCTTAACGAACATAATGTCGGGTTGGTTTGTTATACGAAGGATGATATAATGCGTGTAAACCACACCGCATTGGGTGCGACCGTGATCGATTCGTCGTCGCCTACGATATCATCAACTGGATTATGTAATGAATATATTGTGCGTAATGTTGATGATATCGTTACACTTATGAAGTGTCCTGGTCGTGGTCCTGGTCGTGGTGGTCCTGGTCCAGTACCATTGTTATGGATAAAAACCGCCATTTCAAATGAAGGTGTCGAGAGAACGAGAGAAATGTTTGAATACATTTGGGCACATAAGTGCCTTTTGAATGGGATTGTATTTGATATTCATAATTTCACAAATGGGTATATTCCTCCAACAATGTATAACTATAAAGTCGCCACCGAATACATATTTAGAAATATGGTTCTTCCATTTGAACGAGAATACGGAATTCAGACCCCAGCGATTATGATTGACGGACAGGATCATATCACCCAGATTCGACATTTAGCCGAACTTCATTCTTATGCCCTCAAAGAAACATCGTTGATTAACGGATTTACACAGAAAAAGCCAGAGTTGCGTTTGATACTTGGTGCGTTGTTTGATTCGGTGGGGGGTGGCACGGATGATATCTGTAATAGGAGGAGAAGGATATTCGCCACACACGAATATCCGTGAATTATTTTATAGTGGTAATGTATATAATGTCTGGAATTGAAAATAATGTCGCGGGTGTCGCGGGTGTCGCGGGTGGCGAGGGTGGCGAGGGTGTCGCGGGTGGCGAGGGTGGCGAATTGCCTGTCGGCGGCGTCCAAGATAATCTCGGCAGCGGCAGCGGCGAACAGCAAGGCGGTGCCCGTAAACGCAAAATCCGTCTCGGCGGTGAGCATATGAACCTCCAGCCTTCCGCGCCCATCAGCGGTCAAAAAATCCGCAAAATCAAGCCTTTCGCATTTAAGACCCGTGATCAGAAGAAGTATTTAGCACGTTTGCGTTCATCTCCTTGTCGTTCAGCCACCCAGAAGAAATGTAAGGGCCGTAAGTTACGTCAGAGCTGTAAGTATGCTCGTGGAACCAAGCGTGCGTTCTGCCGCAGGCGTTCAAATAAGAACTATCGGGCGTAAATTATTCATAATTATTCAAATACTAATTTTCATAATTATATACGTAGTATTATAATACGTATGTAGTATATATCAATGTCATCATCGCAATATTTACATTCAAATCCGCTGGCGGAGCATAATTCCGGCATTGCTTTATCAAGCAAACAAGTTCCGGTAGGTGGAACGGGGAATATGTATATGGGTCAAGCTGGACGTGCGTTCGTTCAAGGCGGTGGTGGGATGTCACAGTTTCATTCATTTGATGGTGGTAAACCTGAGGACGCTTATGCTCGCGAATCCTATGCTCCTGTTACTGTCGGCCATAATTCTGTGACGAGTGGTGGCGGTAGTAGACGCAAGGGACGCAGGACTGCCGCGGGTCGTGGTAAGAAAAAGTGTGACTGCGATATCGTCACCGGATTTGGTGGTCGCAGCAGGGGTCGTCGTCGTTGTCGTTCTTGTCGTATCCGTAATAGTAAATGTAAGTCGTGTCGTAATAAGCGTATGAGTCGTAGTCGTCGTATTCGACAACGTGGTGGTAATGCTGCGTATTCGGTTGCGGGTGCGGGAACAGAAGTTACTAGAAGCACGACTTATCTAGCAAATCCGGCACCGTATACTGCTTATAATAGTTGTCATCCCGTTGCTTGATTAAATTTATTTCGTTCAGCAAGCTTCACTCCATAAATTGAATCAAGCTTTCCGCTCGGTTCTATTCGGTTTCGCGAGCTTCACTCGGTTCCATTTCATTCCACTAATGTAATCATGCATTTTCCATTTGTTTTTGGAATGGTTGATTTCATCTTTGATTTCGCGTTTGTTTCCGTCGTGACCGAGAGAACACCCGTTTCTTCATCGATTTCAATAATGTCCGCGTCAGCAAGTTCAAGGTCGTGTGCGTTCGTGGACGCCGACGTCTTCGCCGAAACAGCCGGGGGCTGATATTTCACCGTCCAGTTGTTTTTATAATATCCTTCCGTATCTGTCATCACGATACGGTATCTTTGTTTGATATAATAGGTCTGGCGTTTCAGCCATTGTGCGCGGAATACATCCTGTGGGTCGATAATGTCGATAACGAGTGGCGACGAGTGTTTCACGCGCAGGATTCGCCCCACTGACTGGCAAACATCCGTCTTCGGCGACGCCATTATCAGCGTTGTTAATGTCTTGATATCCAATCCCTCCGACGCCATCGCATACGTCGCAATAATCACTTTCTTGCTTTCACTCAGTTTCAGTGCGGCTTCTTTCATCCCGCCTACATAATACCCTACCGTCGCGATTTTCCGGTGTTCAATCGCGTCGTGGAAATATTCAAGCAGTGACCGATTATGTGCCAGTATCATCACTTGCTGGTCAGGATTCGTCGCCAGTTCATTTTGTAGGACATCTAGGACAAATTCGCTCCGCCGATTATAATTACACACTTTAGAAATCATCGTGCTGAATTTAGGGTTGCCGCGGTAGTCGTATTCGGTCAGATTGAATTCGGCGTCATCCACTTTATATTGAATCCCCTTGACGATAACAGCGTGGCTTGTCGTGTCGTTCTTTTCTTTATGAACTACATCCCCCAGGAAATGTTTGAATACTTTTGTCAGCCCGTCTTTCCGCACCATTGTGCCTGATAATCCGAGTGTATATTTTGTAACGATCTTCATCATACATCGACAGAATACCTCGGCTGACATATGATGACACTCGTCGTAGACTGTGAGGCCGAATGTGTCGAACATATCTCTCGGATACTCCTTCATAGAGAGTGATTGAAGCATCCCGATGACAATATCCTTATCATCGATATCTAGGATTTGTCCCTGGATCATACCCACACGCGCGGCGGGCAAGAACTGCTGAATTCTCTCGATCCATTGATTTAAAAGGAAGCTTTTATGGACGACAACGAGTGTTTTCACCCGAAGTCGGGCGATGACATTTAGTGCCATAACAGTCTTTCCTTTACCTGGATCAACGTCGAGGAGACCCCCGCCACCCATCCCCTGGTTTTCGGGTTTTGTGACTTGATGGATGTATTTATCTACAATGACGTTCTGGTATTCACGCATCTCGCCGGCGAATACGAGAGATTCAGATACAGGCGCGCCTGGTGGGATGCGTGATTCTTCTGGGAAACCATATATTTTCGTTCCATAAAACCGCGGAATATATATCTTTTTGGAACATTCACGATAAATCGGGAATTTAGGTGGTTGGACGGGTGCTTTAGGAACATATGCGCCGACCGTGAGTTCATCTCTCAACAACTTCAGATCTTCCGCGTCCATACATTCTTTGAGAAGAGTATACCCTCGCGGGCCGTAGTAGGTCGTCGTTGACATTGTTAGCGGTAGCGAAAGAGAAAGCGGTATAGGTAGATTTAATATAACAACGTCGAGAGATTTCAATTGTATTTGTTTTTAGTATTAAAACAAATAATATTCGTATCGAATAATATTCGTATCGAATATCTGTATTTGGTTTTAGTATTTGTTTTTAGTATTTGTTTTATATTATTCTGCGTATAGAATATATATAGTATTCACTACACACATAAATATACAATGGATACACTTCGAACATTAATGCGTCAAGAAAAGCAGCACGAGATTGTCATATTCGTATTGCTCGTTTTGTATATCGTTTTTACACCCTCAGTTCCTCTCGGTTTGGCACAGTACGCCGAGAGCACATACGGTCAAGTCGTCGTGGTCATTCTCGCAATAACCTTGTTTTTAAGTACCAATCCCGTCGTCGGAATTCTGGCGTTCTTTGCCGCGTATGAGTTTATTCGCAGATCTAGTCGTGCCACTGGTGTTTACGGCCTTGAGACCTTCTCACCAACCGAGCAAAAGAAGAAGGAAGTGATGACCGCGATGAATCCCGCCCCTTGTAAGACTCTGGAAGAGGAACTTGTGGATAATTTAGTTCCAATCACGCCCAATAATGACATCGGTTCGTGTGATGGTGGTTCTTTCCAACCTGTTCTTGGCCCGCTTTATGGTGCCGTTGAGCCGGAATATGACGGAGTTATGTAATTGTCCGTTACCGGACCTGTCCCCCCGTGCTCGTTTCATTACACATTCAAAGAACTTGAAATGAAACAAGAATGTGAGTGTGTCGAAAACGATACACCCACTACCATCCGCCGCCGCCGCCGCCTCCGCTCTGTACCATCCCAGACGCATTCACTTTATTCCCAATCCGATTGAATATGAAGCGGAACAAATAAAAGAGGATCGCCGCCAATACCAACCCAAATAATGTACCGATGAGTGTTCGAAATATATCGTTATTCAATAATGTATCCATATTCAATCCAACCTTACTCAAATCGAGCTCCGCCAAACTACCGAGTTCGCCATTATTGGCCGATTGCTGATATAATACAGTCCCGTCTTCCCCCGTCGGATTACATTTAATGTAAATATCTCCGTTACCTTTGGCATTATTCGCACCGCGTTTGTTATAATAATACAAATTTTTAGGCATATAATTCTCAGAAATTGGTTCTGTTTTTGTGATGGAGGAACTTCTAGATGAGTCTGTAAGACTAGTTAAAGAGTCGCGAAATACCATTATTGCGTCCTTCTTGTGATACACGATGTAATTATAGGTTCCGGTGAACTGCGGTAATAAATGACGCCCGACATAAGTGAAAAACCCCTCCTTTGGAATCAGATTTCCTAAATTGAAGTTATTCACATCGGAGATAAATTTACCGGCGGTGCTTGATCTGTTTGGTAGGTCCTGAAGTATCGTATTCATAATATCTGAACTCTGTTTCCCGCTACCGTTGCCGACATTTATCGGGATAGATACGATCAAGTTTCGCCCGTCGGCGCTGGAATGATATGCGAGTAATTCCGCATCCGCAAGAGCACCATCATAACGATGAAGTGATGGTTGATAGATGTGAATATGGTCTACTTTATAATCGACGCCGTTATATTTGGCCGGATAGATACCGCCACTACCGCTATCGTAAGGAATACGTAAATAAGATCCTTTATGAAATACATTACACGTGCTCGTATTATATTGATATGAAAAATTACAAGTGGATGAGCACGCACGGTCTTCTTTTCGCATAACATCTGATGTAAGATTCACGGGAGCATCCCGGTTTGATTTTGCTCTTGAACTCATCTTATTACTATTCGATTTGTGTGTGTGGTATACTATATATAATATTATATATAATTTATGTATATGGAATAATAGTATCGAATGAGATTAACACGAAATAAAATACGAAAGATTCATAGACAACAGAATCAAAGTGTGCGTAAATGGAAAAAGATACAGCATCATCGTAAAAAGGCCAAACGATATAATACATTTAGACGGAGTTTCACGGATGGAGTTCAACTGAAACGATTATGGGCTCCTCCATCGGATGAGGCGGCGAAATTATCTGCTGCGGGGCCTGCGAAACTAAATCACGTATTGAATAAAACGCTTAAAAATTATATACCAACACCCGTCCTGATGTATTTAAAACAGAAATATAAGGAAATGAAGCGTGCCAAACGGCATTCAAAGATAATGACCGGTGGAGCAAACGAAGCAGCAGCAGCAGCCGCAGCCGCAGCAGCCGAAATTTTACTTATTAATAATAAATCCGCGGCATCAGACGCCAATGTCGCCAAGGTCGCCAAGGACGCTGCCGTAAAGGCACCGGACGCCAATGACGCCGCCGCGGCACCAGTCGCCAAGGACGCCAAGGACGCCGCCGTAAAGGCACCGGACGCCAAGGACGCAGCAGCAGCAGCACCAGGTGCCAAAAACGGAAAAAAAACCAAAGGCAATGAATCAAAATCAAAAGTCAATTTAGGTCCAACAATACCTGATGATATTTCACTGAAGACTCAAAGTTTTACACTAGATTCGAAAGAACCCTACCATTTTGTCGACTTTTTGATTACATTCGGAAAACCATATTATGTTCAAATCAAACCAAAGGTCGGTGATCCCCAATTATTAAATATTTCAGATACAGATATATTCGAATTACGACGCGTTTTATATGGTGGTTATACGACAAGTAAGGGGTTTGAAGATACTAGTAAAATCTCCGATGAAATGCGAGGATTGTATTTCAAATCACCAGATGTCGTCGGTATGGCGGGCGGTGATTCTATATCCATCGACGGGAATGGAAATATTGTGATTTATACCGGCGAAACCGCACAAATAATGAACGATTCAACGGATAAAGTAATTAAACTCGAAGTTCAGGGTAGTAAAAAACAGGTCACACTTACTGACGCGAAGCGACTTTATAAACTTAGCGGGAATGGGCAAGGGCCGGCGTCCATTAAAGATGTTGAAATGCGTAAAGGATTCGGGGATAAAATAAGCGAAAAGGAATTTAGAGTCCAAATATCACCGGTTACACAATTAACATTGAAGAATGCTGCGTCTGGCTCAGGTAAAGACGACAAAGAGGAAGTGTTTGCGGATGAATCCAATACATATATTGTTAATTTCACCGATGGAAGTGAAGTGACATCGATTCAGACATTACGTAAATCTCTCGAAGTGGCTCGTAAAAACCTGATCGATAAAGAAAATGACGACAAATCAGCCGCACTTGGTATATTGAATACAATATACGGAATATTAAGCGATCCTGATTTCGTTAAATCTGAGGGGTATGATGATTTTAAAGAATCCGTATTTAATTATTCGTATAAAATTCCTGGTATGGAAAACAAATACGGATTTGTACAGATGAAAACGTTTTTTGACGAAAATGGTTCTGAATTACAACGTGAATTAGTAAGCGAATTTTCGAACGTGATGACGTTACTAGGACACGGGATTGGTGGTGAAAACAGTGCGTGTAATGCTATTGGTAACCCCGGATTGTCAGTTGACATAGTTACAACAATAACTCCTTTTGCTGATGGATCTACGAAACAAACATCCAAGATATTTAATAAAGGAACTATACCTACGATTGCGACATTACTTGAGAAGGGTCTTGGTGAAAATGACGACGACGAAGACGACGAAGACGAAGACGACGACGAAAAAAATGATAAGAAAGAAGGCGACGAAGAAGGCGGTGAGGGCGAGAAAGGCGACGCAGCAGGTGAAGGCGAAGCAGCAGGCGGTGAAGGCGGTGAGGGCGAGAAAGGCAAAGAAGGCGAAGCAGGAGAAGCAGGCGAAGCAGGCGAAGCAGGCGGTGAAGCAGCAGGAGAAGCAGGTGAAGAAGCAGCAGCAGCAGGAGAAGCAGGCGGCGAAGCAGCAGCAGGAGAAGCAGGCGGCGAAGCAGGCGGCGAAGCAGCAGGCGAAGAAACCAAGAATAAAGATGTGGGAGCTTCTGGAGCAGCAGCAGCAGCAGCGGCCGCAGCAGCCGAAATCATTTTAGCCTCAAAAAAATACCAAGAAGTTGATATTAAACGACAATCTGGACAATGGCAAAAAGGATACATTATAAAACGATATAAATTTGATAATTTGCCATCAATGATATTAGTTCATTATATGGGACAATTATTAATGGACGATGAATTTATTCCAGAATCGAAAGAAAGCGAAAGAATTCGTCCAAGAACCAACGAATCGTATATTGGTGATGTAGGTATCTCCGATCAAACATCAGATTCGCTTGAGAGTTTTTATACTGAATCAATGATGTCGAATTATGAGATAGAAGCTAAAACAGCAGCAACCGAAGCCACTTCACCTCCACCAACAGATCATATTACCGCATCAGAATTACCTACAACACCGACTAAAGTTGAGGATGAAATAAAGGCGATTAATACATTATATGAGAAACACGATAAAAAGGCTGAAAAAGTCCAAAAAATAATCAGTCTTAAAAAAACATTCAATGCCGGAATAAAGTCGTTAGCTACAATGCTGTTAGAGATGTATAAGAAATCATTGGAATCATACACATCGTGGAAGACCAAGAAAAAGGAGTATCAGAAAGTCACGAAAAGAAATCTTTATTCACTTACGGATGAATACGACGCAATAAAAATGAAATTAGAAGAGGAACTGAAAACATTCAAAAAGAGTCTCGATTTCAAGTATATTGATGGAGATAAAGATGATTGTGATAAAATTATTAAGGATTTTAAACCGCAGAACTGGCGGCCGTTATTATTAACACCTAAGGACACGAAAGATCTGTTAATGAAAATATGTACGTTGTTTTCTATGTATAAAAAATGGATTGGAGAAATTGATATGTATGCGGAATATTTTAATAAACGGAAGGATATGGAAGGTGGTTACTATTGGACTATGAAAAAAGAATCAGAAGAAACTGTAGTAAGCACATTTACATCTAATTCTGAACATTTAACTGGCATTTTAACAGAACTGGCTAAAGACGAAACCGAAATAAAAACAATGGAGGAGCAATTGATCGAACCCCAGCCACGGGGGATAAATGTCGGTGGCGGCAATAAACGCAAAAATCGAACACGGCGTCGGGCCAAACCTGTGAAATAAGTATTTCAATAATTATGAATAATAAAACACCGGGTTGTGTTATTATTCGCTCCGCTCGGTTCCGCTTCGCTCGGTTCCGCTTCGCTCGGTTCCGCTTCGCTCGGTTCCGCTTCGCTCGGTTCCGCTCCGCTCGGTTCCGCTCCGCTCGGTTCCGCTCCGCTCGGTTCCGCTCCGCTCCACTAAAACGGTAAATACCGCAATGACGCACTATCATATGCCGATACCTTGAACGCATCATTATATCCTTCAACATATACAATATCACCAGTGCTTACATTATTACATCCATACTCACCCGTTCCACTTTTACCGTTTACTGTAATTGGCAATTTGATGGCATTGTTTTTATCACTTAATGTATAAAACTGCCATTTGTCTCGGTTTGTGAATAAAGGTCGCCCAATCAATGGAAGAATCGTTTCTTGTCCGTTGCCGCCGCCGCCGGTGCCCGCACCGCCATTTCCATTACGTGTGAGTATTCCAACCTGACGATATGTCGTGTCAACTGATCGAGTTGGCACATTTACACGCACACCGGCAGCTCCACCGCTACCGAATCCATACTGTATCGTCTCAACGCCACCACGTATATCATACATTGGAGTAGTTGAACCGACTGAGTTGTCACGTAACGGTGGAACATATGGATTTAATAATACATCCTGACTCGATGATGGACCGCCGATTCCGAAATCCAAGAAATCGGATTGTGCTGGAGGTGGTTGTTGGATAAGCGTGATTCCGCCGTGACCGTGGGCGTGACCGTGACCGTGACCGCCGTAGCCGTAGCCGCCGTGGTGACCGAAATAACGCATCATAAAAAATACACACGCAATAATAATGATGATTACAATGAACAATGATATATTTTCAAAACAAAACACACCAGGTGGACATCTTCGTGCCATTCTACTTCTAAATATCTATATATACAATGGATTTTATATCCGGCGAATGAATTACTTCGCCTTTGCGGGCGAAGCAAATCCCTTCAACATTTCGGTAATACCACCAATACCACCACCGCCACTGATTTGCTTCATAAACCCTTCAGCTGATTTCAATAAAGGCCCCATATCTTTCATATTCTCCATCAATTGTTTTTGCTGGTTCATCAACGATTTCGTCTGATCAGTTAATCCGCGCACACCATCCTCACCAATAATATTCTCAATATTGTCATAGGCTTGCTCTAATGTTGATGCGTAATCGATACGGTTTCCATTATTGCTGGTTTTTTCGGAATCGTGGTCCTTTCCGTCATAACTCGCAGGAGACAACTTTGTCATTCCTTGCTTACTACTACCGTTTTTAGATTTGGTCCCGTCAGAACTACCACTATCTTGTGTTGCGACTTTGTCATCCTTCTTGGCGGTGCTACTGCTGCTGCTGTCTTCATCGGCCTTCTTGGCGGTGCTGCTGCTGCTGCTGCTCTTGCCTTCGTCAGCCTTCTTGGCGTCGTCGTCGTCGTCGTCGTCGTTGCTGCTGTCTTTGTCATCCTTCTTTAACGTATCGTCAGCTCCTTCCTTGGACGACGACTTCATTCCCTCTATACTTCCACTCATATGTAACATATCTAAAATCATAACGGAAACAAATGCCGTCAATAATACAATAATCATATTTTTACTAAAGTAGGTCATAAGCAATCCGATCAATGTGAGTAAAATGATGCCATTAAAATTACGATTGGCTAAAAAACGGAGTAGGGTTATCAATACTAAGAACAAACTACCGTATAATACAAACTTATTTTGAAAAAAGGGGGAATATAATAACTTATTTATGTAGGCCATATGATTTATAGAACGAAATATTCGAATTGAATTATATACAATACCAAAATATAATAAATTGATATTCAATTCATCGATATTTATATTTATATCAGAGATCGCGATGTCGCGATATGAATTAGGATTGTGTCAAAAATTCAATCAAGAAATCCACGGGTTTAATGAAAATACCAGTTCGCCTGAAATAAATGAGCATTACATTTGTTACTATACATTCCTCTTCACTGATACGTTCAAAGATTATATAGCATTCGCAAAATGTTATGGTGCCACGGTTGAAATCGTAGAACCCATCTGGTTGTCCCCGGGGAATGAAATGGTCGCAATATACAAAACATTTTGGTTGCGTATATTACAAAGAAAAGTGCGTAGATGGTTAAAAATAGCACGCACGATTCGAACGAATCAAATATATAGAATGCTAATTCGGCGTGAATATACCGGAACCGTGTTGTCGTTTCAATAAAAGATTACGGCGGAGTTTTCGTCTTCTTCGGGCTCGGGCTCGTTCTCGAACTCGCTTTCGTCGTCGTCTTCGTCGTCGTCGGGCTCGCTTTCCTCGTGCTCGGGCTCGTTCTCGAACTCGCTTTCTTCATCGGGCTCGGGCTCGTCGTCGTCGTCGTCGTCGGGCTCGTCATCGTCATCGGGCTCGTCCTCGTCGTCCTCGGGCTCGTCCTCGTCATCGCTTTCCTCGGGCTCGTCATCGTCATCGGGCTCGTCATCGTCATCGCTTTCCTCGGGCTCGGGCTCGTCATCAGTCTCGCTTTCCTCGTCATCAGTCTCGCTTTCGTCGTCGTAATCCCCCACAGACTCATAGTCGTCTTCATCACCACTATTATTATCGTCTTGAACTAAATTCAATTCATTTATTTTATCTACCGTAGTTCCAACAATTGTATCTATTTCCATTAATTTATCAAGACCCTTACGCATATTCGACAATAATTTTCCAATTTTACGTTTGTCATTGACCAACTCTTTAATCATTGTCTTATTATGATCATTATTATGATCATTACGATCATTCGTAAGTCGTTTTTTTGTCGACTTCTGTTTCGTCAATTGTTCGTTTATTAATTTACTCAAATGCTTATATATTTCATCTAAATGATGTATTTGAGCTCTATGTTCTTCCACCATTTTATCAAAAATGGCCTTGGCTTTGAGATACACTGTCAACAAATGTTTATTATATTGAAGATTATGTCGAAGTTTCACCATTTGTTTTACGATTTCTTTTTTTGATTCATTTTCATTCTCTCGAAAGTCGCGAATCGCAAGATCATTTTTTGCGAGAAAGTCAGCATCTCCATACATATCGACGTCGTCGTCGTCGTCTTTCATATTATTCTGCTACAATAATAATATTATTATTATATTATTATTATATTATTATAACTCTTCAATCACCACCACGATTGTTTTCAGGCCTTCACAAGAAGGTTCCACCAACTACACGGTTTATGCCAGAATTCTGTATAATAAATATCACCGTCCGAAAAAAAGGCAGCACTATAACTAAATGAACTCGCAGATGTAATGAGAATATCCGCCGCTGCCATACCCAAATACGTCTGTTCATTCGTCTCGTTCAAATGAAGAATCACATCTTTCCTGATGGAGTCATTTTCGATAAACCTCGTGAACTTGTCGGTGCCTCCCTGTGAATAAATATGTATCATAATTCGGTCATTCGGCCTTGTTTTCGCATACTTTTCGCGGATCATAATCATCGAGTTAATATAATACTTATCCGTATATTCTTCGCCACCATTTGGGCGTGTATCATCGCAATTCGGGCGACGTATATGTACCGCCAAATGAAGTGTCGGGCCGTCGTTGCCGTGTGCGGAAAACCCAGCATACACCGCCGCGCGGTTTTTATTCTCCCAGAAATGGCGTTTGATTCGTGCCATACTTTCGCTCTTCATACACGTGTCAATATTTCTCTCGACGTAGTTGAATATATCGTAAAAATCAGGTGTTAGAATCTCTACATCTTTCTCGTGCGTAGTAATATTGACAAGAGCATCTTCATAACTCATATAATGTGGTTTCATATTCATTAAAACCTCCATTTTTTCAATAAAGAGAGCGTCATCGTCATAATTATGCGCCATTTTTTTAGGGCTTCTATATACAAATGTGGATTGCTCGCATTCTTCCGCGTAAATACACGTCCATATAAACCGCTGAAACTGGGCTCCAAATCCGTCATCAAACGGAATCGTCGAATAATATCGTTTTTTCGGAGCAGCTACATCCAATCCGGTCGCCGTCGCCGCAGGTAGTGCCGCCGCTGTCGCGGTCTTGGCAACAAACTGGTTCTCGTCGTTTAATTCATACGCATTCGGCTGCGACTTGTCATCACGCTCGGATGTAAGACGTCCAATATGACGGTTGGTTATCTGATTATAAAATCCAGAAAGAAACCCGAGAGATTTCCATCGATTCGCATAATCCATCTCGAAGAATTGGTTCGGTGAGTCATAATTCCCCAGTATCAAAATCGCGTTCACATCAATAATCGACGGACGGAAACTATAATGCGGCCAATAATGACAATTTCCGTAGGGGAATTCGCCGGTTTTATGCTGATGAAGTGCGACATCGTGCGTCATATTACGCAACACCCGATGACCTTGCATCTTATAATCATTTATCGTCTCTCCGTAATTACGATTGTATAAGATTTGACGCACATTATATCCTGAATTACGAGAATCAACCATCATCTGCGTGGCTTTGTTCACATAACTATCCGGGGTATGGAATAGAAAATCGTCTTCCATATGTATCCAATATTCAGGGCGTGTCTCGGTCAATTTATTCCAAATGATATTCATACTCGCTCGATGACCTTTCTCCGACTCATCTTTCATATAAAAGTCAATCCACGGATATTCATTCCGCATTTTATTGCGGTCGCTTTCACTCGAATTATCATCCACGCAATACCAATAGTCAATCATATGGACGTCATTCCACATATTTAGAATCGAATTCAGGGTTTGCCGGAATAAATCCAATCGTTTACACGTCGTAAATGTGATGATAATACGTGCGTGTGCGGTGCGATTACGTTTGACAATTATATTCTTGTGTATATCGGACCCCAATGTAGCCGACCGATCCAAATGAAATCTAGTAACTATCGGTTTTTTATTCGAGTATTCTTGTTCAGGTGGTACCGTTTCCGAACTTGAACCTGGCAAATATTCCTCCTCTGTTTTATCAATACATACACGCACCGGTTCTACGATTACCGATCGGACTTTGTTGAATAAAAGAGTCCACGTTTCCAGATCACCGTCGTTATATACATCGGATTTTGACGCAACTACCGAGAGAAAATGATTCACCGAAAAAAATAGACGCAATAATTCGGGGAAGGTCTCTTGTTCGAAAAACTGGCGATAAAATGCGAGGTTTGAAAACGTAGATGTCATAAAATGATACGCCATAATATTGCGATTCATAATCGATTTACAGCAATCATATCCACTTCGTTTATCCGATATATAAAACGCTGAAATGGAATTGTTATATTCGATAACATCTTCGTATTTATCCATCGCAAGGAATAACTTATTCTGCGGCGACTTGTTATAATTCCTGAATTTATGATACAACGCATTCACCATCACGTGATTTCCGTCGGAACGCAATATTTCCATCATCGCCGCGACGCCTTCGATTCGTTCTTCGTCATATTCGATGGTTTTACTATAATATTTAAACGCATTATACTTGTCGCCTTTTTTATAATACAGGTTTCCGAGACATAGAGCACTATAATACTTTTCCTGCGACCAGTTGTTTTGGGCAAGCACGCGTTCATACCACTCGATTGAACTGTCGATATGTGCGGGACCTGCGTCCATCCAGCTTTGTGCGCAATAGAACGCGTATCGCTCTGCGAGAGCACGGTCGCCAGTTCCGGCCATCTCCTCATTGTAGCCGCGCTCCAGCACTGTCGCATCCTTGATGTATTTTTGGGGGTCCTGATTACGACTACCACTGCGTCCTGATTCAACATAATAATTACCGTGAATTGCTTGCGAACTCTCTTCCTTGTCGACACACGTGATATATTCGTGAAGGACGCCGACGAATCGCCACCGTTTGCGGTTATTCACGATGAGTGTACGCAAATAAACAAACGTTTGACCGAGTTTCAATTGATATGCGTCGTGGGTCAGTTCGCGCGGCAATACGAAATTCCCGTGAATAGAATCATCCGCATCAAATATGAATAAATAATCGGTTTTTTGAAACGCCATTTGTAGAGCAAGTGTACGATTGAAGCCGAAGTCACGCCATTCAACTTGTTCGATTTCGCCGGGAATACCGCGTGCCTTGAAAAATGTGCGAATAATTTCCATCGTATTATCCGTTGAACCGGTGTCTGAAATATAATACGCGTCAAAGTCGATGTATCGGCACAAGTTTTCCAGCGTTTTTTCGATAATATGCGACTCGTTTTTTACAATCATATTCAAACAAATCGTATATGATTTAGACGGTTTTGTCGTCGCGGTCGTCGTCGTCGCGGTCGCTGCTTCAGAGTCACTTATTTCAGTAATCTTCATTTTCATCACTACAGAATATACTGTGTATGTTTTTATGCCGTTTTACATTGAACGAAAAATATAATAACATATAATAATAGCAGTAATATTATTTATAATACCACTTACGCGAAATGTCCTTTACACGTTTCCGCGACGACCCCGACAGAATAAGAAAACAGCTTCAACAATCAACAGATGTAGGGCGTTATGTATTAAATGTTCCCGGCCAAGGTGACAAACCAATGTATGCGGAAGACCCCTATATCCGAGCACAGTTATGGGCAGGTAATATTATGACGAACTCTGTTGATATTGAGACGGAATTGCGTGGATTGTCTCGCACATTGAGCCGGGATACACCGGATAACTTTCATCACGCAATTCGCGCATCACAGGCCACACGAACGAACGAAATGATTGTGTGCCCGACACGTTCTGGCAGTGCGGTAGAACAGAGTCGTGCCACTCATCCCGCGTGGATGTTGCGTGATGTCGAGCAGGACAACTGGAAAATGCTCCATTTTGACCCCCAAGAACACGTATTTAGACCATTTAATAATAATTTAAGCACACGTATTATTGAAAAGGATAATTTTAAGCCAAGGGTAGATGTCCCTGGATTGTCGGATGATACGTATTTCGCAGTTCATCCCACGAATCTGAACCCAATGTTGGAAGGAATGGCGGCGGGACGACGCGTGACGGAGCGTGGACTCGATGACGCCGGGGCGGGCACTGGCGCGGGCATTATGGATATTGGCGATATGCGTCAGTTTAGCGGAACATCAGCACTGTTTTCATAATGAGTATATTATTATTATTATTATTATTATTATTATAATTATTATTATAATTATAATTATTATTATTATATTTATAGGAGTGTAATCTAAATAGATATAATACAATTATAATAATATAAATTTAATATAACCTCGTAACATACGATTAAATGGCAGAGTTAGCAATCGGTGCGCTTGTTCTAGGCGCAGCGTATATCGCGTCCAATCAAGATAAAAAGGCGAGCCTAGAAGGATACCGCAATGCCGGACAACACGAATCCAGATATTTACCCAATACAAATATTCCGGTTACGAATTATCCTGTGATTCGACCAAATACAGGTTCAAATGTCAATAATTACGCGAATCCGAACGCAGCAACGGATCGTTATTATGCGAAAAATGTGGATTTTGATAAAATGTCGGCGGGTGTTGCTGGCGGTGTGGGTGGTGTAGGCATATTGCGTGGAAGCAACGGCGGCGGTATCCCCGAACGCGGACGCGATTTCGCCAATGACAGTAAACAATATATTCCGCCATCATCATTATCGGCAACCGGCGCAGCATCCACTGGTGCTCCATCCCAAAACTACGACGATTTAGAATACGGAACCCAGTTCGGCGACAATTACGGGAAAGACGGTTTTACCTCTTTAATGGGCGAGAAAATCGACCCGAGGTCATTTAAGCATAATAATATGGAACCATATTACGGTGCGAAAATAAGGGGTGTCACTACCGGTGCGAATATGAACGAAAATGTTCTTGATAATAAGGTCGGTACCGGTTCACAATATTTCTCGAAGACGGAGCAGGCACCCCTATTCCGCCCTCACGACAACCTCCACCTCCCAAATGGTATGCCGAACCAGAACGATTTCTACCAGTCACGCGTTCTCCCCAGCACGAAGATATCGAATGTGAAACCGTGGGAAGAGATCCGTGTCGGCCCTGGTCTTGACCAAGGATATGGAACACAAGGATCTCTCGGATTTAATTCTGGAATGGAAGCTCGAGAGAAATGGATTGACCGTGGTGTTGATGAGATGCGTGTGAAAACGAACCCTAAATTGACGTATTCTCTCGACGGTCACCAAGGACCTGCGGCACACTACGTCCAAACCGCGCCTACCACGGCGACTTTAGGGCGAATGGAAAAACACCTCCCCGATACATTTTTTGTGAATACACCGGACCGTTGGTTCACGACAACTGGTATGGAGAAGGGCGAAACCTTGCGTGCGATTGAATTGGACCGTGAGAGTAACCGCCAGACAACGACGAGCGAATATTTCGGTGCGACGGCGCCGGCGGATGGTGGTGCCGCAATGTATGCGCCCAAGAATTTCGAGGACACACGCCGCCAGACTTATGACGGAAAACCGATGATTAATCCTTACGCTGCCGAGAGAAATACTGCGACCGAGGCGGATTTTGGCAGAATGAGCTATAAATTCACGCATAATAATCGGACAACCGTGCGTCCCAATGAGATGGGCGGTATTCACGGAGCACTTAAGGCGGTTGTTGCGCCCCTGCTCGATATTCTGAAACCATCACGTAAGGAAAATGTGGTGGGAAATGGTCGTCCCTATGAAAACGCGAGGATGCCTGTTCCGGCCGCGGTTACCGCGACGTTCAATCCGGCTGACCGTGCTCCCACCACCATCAAGGAGACGACAGTGGGTCTCGTCGGTTATGATCACCTCAATGTGGAACGCCAGGCTGCGGCGGGTTATTTAATCTCTCAAAACACGCCGATTGAAACTGAACGAGCAACGACGAGCACCGATTATTTAGGAGCCGCGGGTGGCGGGGCGACCCGTATGGGAAATGGCTTATACAATGCTGCGTATAATCAACGCAATAATGTCAATAAGACGTATAAGAATGTAACCAATCACGGGTCGATGTCGCTGTTTAATTCAAATACGAATGTCCAGATTGATCGCCTGGATGCGGACCGTGCGAACCAACGCAGTATGGTGGCGACAAATGCTCCGTCATCGATTCCAAGTATCGATATTTATGGCAAGATGACGATGCCACAAGGATACGATGAAAGCAAGCTGAACGAGAGAATACAACCGGATATCCTGAACGCATTTAGACAAAATCCGTATACGCATAGTTTACAGACGTATTAATTCCGCCCGCGGACACGACCAGAGCCCGAGAGATTTATTACAATTCATAAAAGAATACACAGTATATGCGATATTTTATGAATTATTGTATATATTATTTATATCAATATAAAGTAGTAATATTCATCGAATACTGTCGTATATTAACGATTGAAACAGAAAATGCGGATACCGGAGTTTCTTCAAGATAAATACACAGTCCTATTTCTATTGATTTTAGTATTATTGGTGAGTGTATGGATATCAAGAACATATCGAAACGGCGGGTTTAGTCGCTGGATTGCTCCATCAGAAGGATACGGGACGGGAATTATCGAAGGTTTGACTCAGGCGACGCCTTATTTGGGTGTAGCGTATGAATACAACGCGTCTCTTCTCCAAGCTGCTGTCGCATCAGCCGCCAAAGGGGTATTAATATTAAATAAATGTACTCGTGTTAAGAATACAAATACGACATTCCGGTTTATATTTACAACTACCACGAACTTGACAAAGTCGAATAAAATCACAATAATGATCCCGGTGAGTTATATACAAAATACCAAAGCAAGCGGATTGACGATATCTCTCAAAGATTATTCAGGGACCAAGGATGCTGCGTCCAACTCGGTTTCATTGTCCGGAACCAGCGTAGATACAGCGGACGCAAGCACTATTACTGCTTCTGTTCCTTCTGGTAGTACTAATTTTGTGATAATATATACAATACAAACCGCAGCCACGATCCCGCCTAATAAACAATACGCATTGGAGTTAGATGGAATTGTATGGAAGAACGTTGCGGTGGATCCGGCCGCTGATGCGATAGTTACATTAGAAAGCAGCACGGAAGTGGTCGGTTCAGAGAAGTTAGTCGCTGTGAATTTATATAACAATACCGATAAGACAAAGAGTGTTAAGATCTTCGATGATACTACATTCGGGTTTGATAGCAATTTTCTGTCGTGCCGTAAAATAACCACAGAAAGTCCCGCATTATCGCCGAACAGTACCGGATCTCCGACCACATTTACGATGAATATGATGCTAACCAATGGCTTGATGGCTGGTGATCACGTATTAATCCAACTTCCCTATTTATTATCTATGCCCGGCATAACGATGGGAATAAACATCGAGAACACACAGACCAGCAGTGGATGGTCTTCAATGGATAATAAAGCACTTACGGTACACTCGGTTTCAAATCCAAATCCATACGGTGGAGGACAGAACTCTATCTATTTCAAAATCGGTTCGGGTAGTGGTGTTTTAGTGGCACCCAATGTTACCCTGAAAATGACAATAACCGGTATACAAACTCAGGCAGATGCGACGGTGACGACTAGTGCGAAAATACGGACATTTAAATCAACAGCTACTTCATTTTCATTTATTGCGGACGGAAATGTACTTGATGCGGGCGATTTTACTCTTTTGGCAATCCCCAAGGGTGTTGATGCCGCTGTCACCTCCGGAACACCCACTTCCAGTGGGACGGCCACCGATGGCACAACGTATGTCACATCGGCCGCAGCATCCGTTCTGATTGCGAACGTGAAGGATCAAATGAAAAATGCGGTCCGGGCTCAGAAAGATTATGAGGCAGCGTATCAAAAACTGCGTTCAGCGACGTCACAGACCACGAAGAAAGACGCACAGGACGCATATGACAAGGCCGTCGCGATACGAAACCGGCTCATCGCGAGTCATCCGGACTCTTGGTATGACGGCGCCAATTGGCGGTATGGTGATGACGGATATATTCGCAAATGTATCGAGCCTTCCACTCTTTCCACAAATGAAGGCAATTGCCAAAATATATTCCGGATGGACGCAAGCGGTAATCTCGTGAAGACGGCGGACGGCAATAATATATTATTGATGAAGAAGTGCCCGTGGAAATGTAACAATCCTGGTCAATCCGGTTCGGATGCGTGCCGTATTGACCAGGATTGTCTGAAGGTGACCCGGTGGGCAATATATCTGCCTGATGGAACCCAAATCGAGAAGAATTTGCTTGGAACATCGACCCGTTCTAACTATGATGATATCGCGAGTGCTTCTAGTAGCAGCACATTAGACGATGATGATATTTATAGACGCGGGATTACACGGAATTTCAATGGATATGGGAGGAGACAACCCGGTGGCGGCCCACAGCAGGAAAGTCCGGGTCTGTTCGGATCCATCCGTGATGCTGCTGGGAATATTATTCGCGGGATTGGAAACTGGATTGATCCAAATGACCCGAACGCAAACAGACGTACTGCGAAACATAATGCGTATTATTATGAGGATGGGTCTCCGGCCGCGACGGCTTACTTGGGAATGTATAATGGTCAAGGATATGAAGAGGAATCGCCTTTTAATACTGCGGCCAAACCGACGAATTATTATTATACTACGAATTATTATTATACGGATGGTGAAGCGGGCGGCGTGAACGACGGGAAGAGTAATATGCCGGGGGCGATGTCAAAGGTGATGCCGTATGAACAACATATTAATATGTGAAGCGGAGCGGAACCGCGCGGAACAGCGTGGAGCCGAATACGAATTAAACAATAATTTGTTATTATTATCAAGAATTACGATAATAATAATAATGGCCACAGCGTCCACGTCCATTCCCGAACTGTCAAGTATCCACGAAGATATACATACAAAACTCGATGTATTTATAAAAAACAGAAAAATCCCGAATATTATATTTTATGGACCCCGTGGGTCAGGGAAAACATTTATTTTGAATAGGTTCATTTCTTCTGTATATGGTGGCGATAAAACCGCCATAAAAAACTATGTTATGCGTGCGAATTGTGCGCACGGAAAGGGAATCCGGTTTATCCGCGAAGAATTAAAGTTTTTCGCAAAAACAAATATCGACTTGAAAGAAGGAGCGATATTCAAATCCGTTATTCTGACAAATGCCGATAAACTGACAATCGACGCCCAGTCCGCACTACGTCGTTGTATTGAATTATTCAGTTATTCTACGCGGTTTTTTATTGTAGTTGAAAACAAGGACAGTCTTCTCAAACCAATTCTCTCGAGGTTTTGTGATATATATGTTCCACAGCCGATTATTATGGGGTGTGGTGGTATCGGAACACCTGTAAATCTACATTCATACCGAGCAAATATGGTATGTGATACAAGTAAGATCGAGAGATTGAGAGATAAATCTCTCGGAGAGTTAATTAAAATCCATCCAGATTATCTGACAACATCGGACAAACTTGATCAAGTCACGGCTACGGCGACGGCGACACCGACGTCATCTGAATACAAATCCATCGTTGATCTATCTGTTGTATTATATGAGCAAGGATATTGCGGTCTTGATGTCATCGAGTTTGTTCGTAATCATTCCCAAATGAATGAAATCAAGAAATATGAACTGCTTATTATGTTTGATAAGGTCCGCAAAGAGTTTAGAAACGAGAAATTACTATTGTTGTTTATACTTCATTTTATAGTATTTCGTTGTAATCGGAGTTTAGAAAATATATCATTTATGTAAATCATTACGCGTGGTGATTGATATGGACGATTATTCGGTTACTTCATTATACGAATCGAAAAACGAATGGGCAACACGACTTGTGAATATTTTGTGTCCTCTTATCCAAGAAGGTTTCCGGTCCATCTTTGATGAAGCGTTGAAATTGTGTGTTGGAAACAAGGAAAATGACAAATACTTGATGACATTTCAGAACCTTCTCTCGCGAGTTCCAAAATGGAACCCGAATATCATCAAAGAAGAGACTACCCGAATCAAGGAACGAAGTACGTGTGGTTATTTAGAAGACCTGATAACTTGTGTACACATTATTCATTTGAAGTGTATGACGGTGATGCGTGTTGGAAATAAACAGAAGAAGGTGGATATCAAACTTCCAGAGTTGTCTGATTTCGTTCATAAGGTATACGTGAATAGTGCGCGGAAACTGTATTCAAATGTGTATATATTCGAGAAGGGCAATCATCCTCTTCAAGTCCAGCGCAATAATCGTGAATTCGAGATTATTGTGAAGGAGTGTATTTATAATACCATCCGCGATAATATACCAGTAGAAGACCTGATTAAGATGTATTTAGAAGAAACGATTGAAGATGTGGTAGAAGTAACCGAGAATGAAGAGGTGATTCAACAAGAGCCGGTTATTTCGGAAGCCGATGCCAATCTCTCGGCTCGTCGGCGAGCACATCATTCGTCTACACGCCGGAAGCGTCATCGTGATCGTGTAGACGGTGGAGACGACGGTGACGGCGTTGGCGGCGGCGGCGGCGGCGGAGGCGACCTGGATGGTGGGGAAGCAGCAGCAGCAGTGGCGGTGACGGCGGCGGCAGCAGAACAACTCGATTTCGTAGGTGAATTAAATGGAAGCAATACTGCCGGAGGTGTATCTTTTGGAACGAATGAAGTTCGTACATTTGAAACCGATTCTAGCGAGAGAAGGAATGAATACGCGAGAGATGCGGACGACGCGGACGACGCAGACGCAGACACGGATGATAGCGGCCGTATCCACATTGGCGGAGATATTCAATTGGATACCTTGGATATTCATTCATTGAACGAATCACAGAATATTAACGCACCACCATTGTTGGAGGATATCGAAATATTATAATATCCGTGATAATATCCGCGATAATATCCGCGATAATATTAGTAATAATAATGGCCGAGGAAGAAGAGGATAATTCTAAATGGTATGATAATATATTCTTTCTTGATCTTCTCATATTTTTAGGTTCATTTCTATTTTTAGCGATCGCGGGTGGTGTTTTCTATGTTTGTTATCCACCGGTGATGATGGCATTTCAAACATAACCAACCGGTCGGTCGGCCAGCCGGCCGCGGGTAATTTCGTATAAAACCAGTTTTGTTTATTGAAGCTGTATGTATATACGTTTAGCAATAATTAATGTCAGTTACGACGAATTTGTTTGTAGTCGGTGCGATTATCGCTACCGTTTATTTTTTATTGAAATTCCTAGAAATGCGATTTGTAGATCAAGATAATAAAAAACCGATTAAGGTTCTTATACGCGATACATTAATCGTAGGTATTTCTTCAGTGGTGGGTGTATATATATTGGATCAATTTAAGAACACTGGCAACGGTGGCGGCAACGGTGGCGGCAACGGTTTGTCTTCGCCTGCGGTATTTGTAGATACACCAGGATTTTAATCATCCTTTTGTTTCGGTGTCGGTGTCGGTGTCGGTGTCGGCACGGCAATCCCATTTTCATAATAATGTTTTCCAACCTGGTTTAGATTGGATAACATCATCCGCCACGCCGTACTGTAAGAATGCTCTGTATATTGTAGGTATTTGGCATCGGCATTGGCGTCAGCGTCGGCGTCGGCGTCGGCCGTAACCGACCATTTTTCGCAAAACCGACGCACATACGGCGCAGCAATCACATTCTTATACTGTGGCATTGATGGAAATAAGTGGTGCTCAATTTGGAAATTTAGATAACCCATTATCCACGTTACCAGTGCGGACTTCGTGGATATATTTACGGTATGCCCGATTGCGTATTCAAACCAAAGGAGGTGCTTATTTTCAGGGATGACGTCCATATATGAATGTGATAGAGAAAAGTGTCCAAAGAGATAAATGAAATTCCAGAAATTGGCTATCATCAAGAGAAAATAGCACCACAATACACCTCTGTCGCCGTTGCCAGAAGCCGTATAGAATATATAAGGCATCACGATATGAGACGCAGACATACACACGATTTCAAATGCGGTTGATACGTGTTGTTCTTTCGTTTTCGCAGAACATAACCGGTGAAAGACCTTCTTCGGGTGAAGATAATATGTCCAAAACAAATGGACGAATATTCCATTGACAAGGGGCAAGAACGTCCACGCCTGAAAACGCATCCACCACCGATTCATAAATCGGGCCGCTGTTTTCCCGTTTGTATTCTCTTCAAATGCGGTATTGAAAAATGCGACAAATGGAGTGGTATCCAGATCAATGTCGTGCTTGATTTTCTGTGGAGTCGCGTGGTGGCGGTGATGCATTGAATTCCAAACAGATGAACTGAGCCCGCCTGCGAAGCCCATCGTGAATGTCTGGATCACGCGATCTATACTCTTGTTTCCGGTAAAACTTACGTGTCCGCATTCATGCATCACCCATCCGCAACGCGTCTTAAATACGATGAACGAGAGAAGTGATGCGTAAATGTTATAAGATGACGCCCACGCCCCCATCCCGAAATAAAACGCGATTTCAAGCATCCGGAAATAAACGTGGATATAATCCGGTTCAAATAGACCCTGGTTGACGAAGTTGGTTCGCATCTCTCGGAAATCGGCGGTTATTGCTTCTTGACGTGGAGTCAATGCGGCCGCACCTGCGTCGCCGTCGCCGTCGCCGTCGTATACCGGTAATGATCGAAGCACATTTCTCGCAATAGGCGACCGGTAATGAAACTCGCGGAAGGTATCAGTCATATCGCCGGCGTTCTTTGCGTAATCAATAATACTTCCACCGGGGTGCTTGAAATCGGTGATGTCGTATGTCGTGCCGTCGATGGTTATAGTGTCACGGGAGTGAACACTGTCACGGGAGTGAACACTGTCACGGGAGTGAACACTGTCGCGGGAGTCCATTGCTATATATATTCTAGTGTATATATTCTACTGTAGAATATTATATAATGTTTATATATTATTCACCATAAAATGGACGCGGTCGCATTATCCGGGTCACCAACACAAATCATCAATGAATTTTTATCAGGACTCACTATCGCATTATTATTAATTCCTGAATCCATCGCATTCGCATTTATTATGGGATTATCGCCAAATACCGGCATACAGAATACGATGGTGATGTCTCTCATCACATCCTTATTTGGAGGTATGCCAACGATGATTTCAGGGTCAACCGCAGCGGTCGCAACATCGATTGCCGGTGTTTCCACTTTACTCGGCAAAGAATACATCATTCCAACCGTGATTGCCGGTGGGGTGATCCAGATTTTAGCCGCACTCACCGGGTTATACAAATATGTTACGTATATTCCCAAATATATTATGTCGGGGTTTCTGATTGCGTTGGCTGGTCTTATCGCAGTTCATCAACTCGATAACTTCAAGGACAAAGATCATCAATGGTTGTCAGGAATGAAAATGGTGAATACATCAATTTTTACAATTATATCGACATTGATTGCGTTTTTCGGCGTTATTAAAATCACGCATAGTAACGACCAACACGTTCATATCCCCGGTGGATTAGTATCGATGTTCGCGATTACTGCGTTTATCTACATTTTTACGCAATATTATAATATCGACCGCGTGAAAGATACCGGCGCAGTAAATTCAGAGTTGCCATCGCTTATTTCGATAGATGGTATTTCGCAAATCAAATATGATGTAACGACTATCATTAAAATGCTGCCTTTTTCGGTCGCGATGGCATTTACCGGATTATTGGAATCGCTGATTATGGTGAAAGATGCCGAAAGTGTGCTTCACATAAAAGGCGATTCATTCCGTGAAAGCTTTGTCCAAGGTGTCGCAAATATAGCGACGGGTCTGACAGGCGGATTCGGTGGGTGTGTGCTTGTCGGACAAAGTAAATTGAACTTATTCAATGGTGCGAAAACCCGGTTTTCATCGGTGATCACTAGTGTGCTTTTTATTGTGATTTGTTTGTTCTTCGGTCGTGCTATCAACGAAATCCCGATCGCGGCGGTTGTCGGTGTAATGTTACTTGTTGTATATAAAACGGGTGACTGGGATAGCTTATTGAAACCGCAATCGTTTGATAGGCGATGGATCATAACACTCATCACTGCGATTGTCGGGTTCGTATCCGGTAGTTTATCGCTTGGTGTCGTTGTTGGTATGATATTGGATAAGATATCATCATCATCATCATTCAAATACTAATTTCAGTATAAACATATGACAAAATTGAAATCTTATGTTTATTCTTGTATGTAACTCATCGTTCGTTTCTACGCACACACACATTACCCGAATGGCTTCTGCGTCTACTCTTGCTCCTGAATCCGTATCTGTCGCTGTTCCCGAATCCGAATCCGAATACTGGCCGATGACCGCGTCCGCCGCGAATGCGTGGGACTTATCGTATATGAATGATTCGCTTGCCACAAGCAATTTGAGAGATGGATTGCTCGCAATTGTTCGTGCCGCTGAATCACCCGTGATCAAGACCAAGGAAATCAACGTCTGGGAGTATCTCTCCAAATACAGCCCACCCTCCAATCAAGGATTTATGTTTAGTATGGGAGATGACTGGGTCATCACACAGGTTCAGAATCAAATGGAAGCTGGTCATTCCGGATGTAGTATGGGATGGACAATGCGGAATATCGAGTTCATTGCGAAGAATGGACTTCAGGCTCACCGAGAGATGTATCTGAACCGCACCCGCCAGTCGTAGACATTGGATTCCATTTCATTACATTCCATTTCATTCCATTACCGGATTCCATTTCATTACCGGATTCCATTTCATTCCATTCCATTCCATTTCATTCCATTCCATTTCATTCCATTACATTTCATAACACGGTAACGTATCAACATTCATAATAATATGTGTATTCTTACCTTCTTTCAAGAACTTCGCCGCCAGTGCCGCGTGTTTCTTATATTTTTTATACGTGATTTTATACGCATCAAATATCGGATTATGAATCTCGGTTGAAGGAATGTGATTGTGAACCGATCGCGTAATCATCTTATACAATTTAAAATCCGGGTATCGTTCCTCGCCACTCGATTTATACAGCACATTACGTCCTTTATCATCCATCGTCCATTTTACAATTAACCGAATAACTGGGTCGGATTTACACAGTTTTTCTACCTTACGGAGGTCATAAATAAAATAGTCGAACAGAGCACACGCGAACCGGCACAAATCAAAACTATAATTCGGTTCTACAGTAGGTTTATCCGCATTATAATATGGCGGGAAGTTGTATTGTGTAGCTGCGTCACCTTTGGGGTGGAAACTGTCACTACATATGAGTTCACCACGGAACTTATAAATCGCCCGGCCGAAATCAATGATTTTGAAGATGCGACCATACGTGGGGACTTTATAATACTGTTCCTCGTAGAGGTAGTAAAGGAACTCTTCAGTAGTTTCAATAAACATAACATTATTTGTATGAAGGTCGTTATGTGTAAACGCAAACATCTTCTGGTATATTATGAGTGTCATAATAACCTGGAATAAAATAGATGTCCACTCTTCTTTCGTCAGTTCATCCGTCATCATAATATGATCGAGTGTGCTTACACACTTTTCAAGAAGAATCGCTTGGACGGGGAAATCTTTTATTTTAACGGTGATATTTTCATCATCACTGTCGTATGATTCATCTTCGCTGTCGCTGCCACTGCTGCCGCTGCTGCCGTTGTCGCTGCCACTGCCACTGTCCTCGTGACTGCCGTTGTCGCTGTCCTCGTCCTCGCCACCACCGTCCGCAAATGAAGTATCATCTACTTTAATCGTCTCATTGATTTCGTGATTACTGCTCCCCCCATCGGTTTCATCTTCACCATCAATCGTAGTATATGATGAATTCGACTGCGATGAGTCGCTATCACTAGAATAGTCTTGATCTCTCGTTCTATCTTTATGATTCAGTTCCGTCTTTTCGCCATCATCATTGTCATCATCACATTGAATCTGCTGCGTTATTAGCTCATCCACATTTAATTCGACCATCTCTGTGCTTGATGTCGGTGTATCAATAACGACACACTCTGATTCCGCGACGCCTTGTGTTTCGATACGAATATCTACTGTCTCAAGAATATGAAGCCGATTTTTAAGATCTGGTATGTCATCGGATTGGTGGATATAACTATCTTCACCCGTAGAACCAATCATCGGTTTTAACTTATTACGGAGTTTCATCAATTTACTCGCATTGATATCCGAGATGTCGCTTTCATCTTCGCCGAATTGTGAATAATCGATTGTGAATAAGTTGTTCTCATATTTATTAAAAAACGAGCATCCAACAAGATACTCGATATCATCAAACACATTCGTGGAAAACTCGCGTTGTTTACATAAATAACTGCCATAATAATCAAGTCCGTGAACGACTCCGTGTGTATGAAGTGTTTTGCTTGTTAAATAGGAGAAAAACCCGTCAACATACGACGCATTGTTTACGTTTAGCATTTTCTCTTCACAATCCGTGGAACTCGAATTGTATTTGGGTAGCGACATCGTTTTTGTCTCTTGAATATTGTATTTACCCGATAAATACCGGATTGGGTCAAGTAGCGGCGAATATTTCACGAATATCGGCGCATTATGTGTATTGCCGGCGTCATCCCCAATCACCGTTTCAAGATGGTTTAGGGTTTGATTCGTTTCGGCGTGTTCACTCGAATGCTCGATAATATTCTGTAAATAATATTTTTGGTTCAATTGGATACTATTATAATTCGACTCATTAATATCGAAAAATCGCGAATAAATCGGAGTAAAATTCTGGATATCGAATAACAGCGCGGTTTCTATCTTATCCGGTGTATATTTATGTTTCCGATAATGTAATTGGAATAATGTCGGCGACGTCTGTGTCGGTGTCGGTGTCGGTATTGGCGAAGTCATTGTTCCTAAATGAAATACTGGTATGATTGTTAAATAGAAGTTATAAATTGATTTTAAACGGGCATTTCATTTCATTCCATTCGTAAAAAATGTCATTAAATAATATATGCCATTTTTATCACCATTTACTCGATTCGTCGTGATTGCGTGTAAATGAATTTAGAACTAGCAAAATTCGATATGAAGGCGATCAGCTTTCGCCCCGATGAAAATAAGGGACCCGTTATCGTTCTCATTGGACGCCGTGATACAGGTAAAAGTTTTCTCGTTCAGGACTTGATGTTTCACCACCAGGATATCCCCATTGGAACCGTCATCTCAGGGACAGAAGCCGGAAACGGGTTTTTCGCCGCACATGTCCCAAAACTATTCATCCACGATGCGTATAACACAGCAATCATTGAAAATATTCTAAAGCGTCAAAAGGCAGTATTGAAGCAGGTGAAGAAGGAACAGGATATGTATAAGAAGTCGTCCATTGACCCGCGTACATTTGTTGTATTGGATGACTGTCTGTATGACAACAAGTGGACGAAGGATGTGATGATGCGGCTTCTCTTTATGAACGGGCGTCATTGGAAGGTGATGTTAGTCATCACAATGCAATATCCCCTGGGTATCCCTCCAAATCTCCGCACCAATATCGACTACGTTTTTATCCTCCGCGAGCCATATATTGCGAATCGTAAGCGAATCTATGACAATTATGCGGGTATGTTCCCCACTTTTGAGAGCTTTTGTCAGGTGATGGACCAGTGTACCGAGAATTTTGAGTGTCTCGTCATCAATAACAACGCGAAATCGAACAAATTACAGGATCAAATCTTCTGGTATAAGGCACAACAGCACGGGCCATTCAAGCTGGGCAGTAAGGAGTTCTGGGAAATATCGAAGAATCTTGGTTCTGACGACGAAGGAGAGCAGTCGTATGACCCAAACGCCTCGAAAACCAGTAAGGCACCGAAGATTAACGTGAAGAAGAGTAAGTGGTGATGTGAAAGCGCTTCGCAATTCGGGGTAGCAGTTTGCCGAAATTAGCATTTAATCATAATTCTTGCTTTTGATTTATAAAAGCAAGTGTCAGTTTTGACGTCGCTTTCATAAAAACCGCTTTTGTTTTACAAAAACAACTGATATCATACACATCGCTTTTATAATATCCGCTTTATTTTATAAAAGCGGATATTCACAACCCATAATATATCCAAATTGCGTGTGAACATCGGCGTTAATTGAAATACGTAATATCGTATACTACAGTCCAAACGACTATTACTTCAATTTTTATCTTGGTTTATTATTCTAAAGCGTTTTCATAAAAGCACTTTTATTTATAGAAGCGGAAACAACTTAAAGACATCCGTCTATACATAGTATAACATACGCTCATAACGATGTCCACCTCTTCTTCTGCCTCCACCGCCTCTTCTGCGACTCTCAACATTGTTGAACTCATTGAGAAAAATCCGATTACAAAGTTATCTCAAACATACAACAATTTTCTCCTCGAAAAAATCCAAGAAAACTTCAGCACATTCGAACAACAATTATTTGTCAGTAGTTTTTATTGTTACCTTAATTATGATAAGACTACTGACTTTGTTGTTGATTTGGATGACGTCTGGAGATGGTTGGGGTTTGCGTCTAAATTCAATGCTATACGAGTAATTGAACCCAACTTCAAACTCAACGTAGATTATACTGTGTCAATTCCTGAATTTAAAAAATCAGAACAAAAAGACCAACCATCTGGTGGTAGCGACGAAGAACAACCATCTGAATCAACAGTTCCTTCTAAACCAAAGAATGGTGGGCAAAACAAGCAAACCATCAAACTTACCATCCGTTGCTTCAAACTGCTCTGCTTGAAAGCACAGACCAAGAAAGCCGGTGAAATCCATGACTATTATTTGCGCCTGGAAGAAATTATTCTTATGACCGTTGACGAACAAACAAATCAGCTCCGTGCGCAACTCGAACAATCCGCCGCACAACTCGAACAAAAGAACGAGGTCATCTCCACCCTAAATCAAGCCACCATCACCCTGACCCAAGAAAAGAAACGCGCAATTCAACAAACTCTTATCAGCCAATTTCCTGTGAATACTCAAACAATTTACTTCGGCACAATCGACAACACCAACGCCGATAACGAGAAACTCATCAAATTCGGACAGACTAACGACTTGGCCACCCGGGTCGCAGACCATCACAAGAAATACACAAATTTCATCCTCACCGCAGCATTTCGTGTCACAAACAGGTCCGAAATTGAAAACCACATAAAGTCCCATCCAAAAATCAAGCGCCAACTTCGTACGATTGAAGTCGCTGGTAAAAACAAGACCGAAATCATCGCATATGATAACTCCAATTTTACAATCGAACGCCTTACAAAGCATATTGAATGCATCATCCAATCCAGAATGTATAATGTGGAAAATTTTAACCGTCTTCTTGACCGTAACCGCGAATTGGAGGCTGAGAACGCGAAGCTTGTCACTGACCTTGAATCGAAAAAGAAGGCAATCCACGACCTCACACTTGCGAACAATGAACTCCGCGAGAAGACCGCGCAACAATCGCAGGCGCTTCAAGTTGTTGCGACTGAGAATGAATCTCCATTCACTCAACACATTCTTTTACCCGATGATGAAATGACGCAAAAATTCAATCAATTCGTCGCAACCTGCTGTATTGTGCGCCCCGATGTGGAAGAGGAATCCGTGAACCTTGAAGGACGTTTTCGTCTTTGGTCCCATATAAAACCAGCGAAAGAGACCTTCCACGCATTGAAGCATTATATGGACGTCAAATTTAAACCCAAACGTATAGGTCGTATTCACGGCTATCAGGGTATCAAATTGAAGACAGTGGAATATAAGAAGGTCATCGCAAACGAAGCCGAAAACCCAGCGCAGTTTAGTGTGGAAACCTTTATTTTCCAGTGCTGTAAATTCTCCGACACCGGCAAAATCCTGAACTCAACGCTCCTGAAAGAGTATCAGCAATGGAAAATCTCAGTGGGACAGACTCCCAGCGAAAATGATATGAAGAACCTGAAGACGTATTTGAATGCTTCCCCAAACGCACTGAAGGCCTGTGTGTGGAGTGATGGTACTTCGAATGAAGGATTTTATGGCCTAGAAATCATGCAAGGTTTTTATGCTATTAATAAAAACGCAGTCCAAGAACAAGGCGCAAACCCCATCATTGGCGTCCAACTTTCAACCACGGGCAAGAAGGTGGAAAAGAGGTTAGTGGGTTCCAATCAAGTCCTTAAAACGTGGAATACGATCGCGAAAGCGTCGGAATCCGAAGGTTTCTCAACGGCCAAAATGAGCCGCAGTGTAAAAGACAAAACAGTCTTCAATGATTATTATTACTGTGTAGCGGTTTAATCTATTCGATAAACCGTATTACTCGCAGTAATAATAATCCACATTTTTTGTGGGTGTGTATAATTCAAATACTTATTTATCCGCCTCAGCCCCTGTCAGTCTCGACAATCCGTGGTCATTATTCTTATCCATAACGACATCCTCGCTCTCAAACAGCTCCTTACGCATCTCTTCCACGGTCATCGACACAGACGCGGTATCATCACCCGCATTCCAAATGCCGCCGCCCGTGCCCGCACTGCTCGTGCTCTCCTCCAGATCACGCGGCTTCGCATCGACCAACGTCTCGCCATCCTTCGCCAACATCTGCGTGAGCTTATTCCCGCTATCCTTCGCCAACTTGATATTCTCCTCAATCGCCTTCGCCTTCGTTTCCTTGACACGCTTATCAAACTCCGTCTTCGCCTGCTCTTCATTCTTCTTCTTCTCCGCCATCAACTGGTTCAAGGTCTCCTCCATATACTCAACCCGACCCGTCTTATACGCCTCTGGGTGGAAGGGAACCCACAACCCGACAGGACCGACGTAGACGTCGTGATTCGGGTCAACCTCACGCAACATCTGGCAACGCAATTCCGCCTCCTTCTGCGATCCAAACACACCACGCACCTTCAAACCGCGGATACTCGTCTGGAAATTATGCTTATCGCCAAATTCGTTTTCAAGATCATCCTCGTGCTTATCTAGGAACGTCTTGTATTCGTCATAGATGTTCGTCTTTTGTAGAGTCTCCTTTTCCTCTTTAGCAAACTCCTGAAAATCCGCGGAAATCTTGTCGAAATTCACATTGTATTTAAATGAAACGAAATTAAGGAACTGGACGAACTTCTCCATCGACTTTTGATAGTCCCAATAGTGAAGAAATTTCTCGAAAAAGAAATGGTCCTTCTGCTTCAAAATCGATTCTGGGGACACGAAAGACAAGCAAGCGAACTTTTGACCGGCAATCGGTTTATCCTCCTCCAACAAATCGATATATTTAGGATTGATCGATCCCGTTTTGGTTTGTTTCAGCTCAACGCCGAGTGGCACAGCAGCGGACGACGAATCAGACGATGAAGTAGCGTACATAATAAGAATCGAACGAAAATAACGACGGTATAATATACTACATTATTGTTGTTTAAGTGTTTTAAACGCATTATTTTCCATTCCATTACACCAACCGAAAAGAAAAATGATACAATAATGTAAATCAAACAAACATAAAGATTATTTAGTGTATTCAGATAGGTAATATTGAGATGTGGTTACTTCCCTTTATGGTTCAGCAGTTACAAGTGAGTTGATAAAACAAATATACCTTGTAACAAATTGCTACTCATTTCGTCCTTCACCAGATTTACTGGGTTAAGTTGGACTATCGTAAGGTGGAATTCCTTACTATTGATATTGGAAGGAACTAATAATCCCTTCAACACCTAATAAACCATTTAGAAAGTTTTACTTAATTGTATCATTTTTCTTTTCGGTCGGTGTAATGGTAATTCATAAATAATAATTTCTTTCCATTATTTATAATAATATTTCAAATGACCGCTGGAGTTTTTGATTTAGGCGAACTCGTGAAGAGAACCATTAAGTATTTGGTGGAGGGTGTTATGGTGGCTATTGCCGCTTATGCTATCCCTAAACGCAGTTTGGCGTTTGATGAGGTTGCCCTTATCGCGCTCACCGCCGCAGCAACCTTTAGTATCTTGGATACGTATGTCCCCAGTTTGGCTGTCTCCGCAAGGACCGGTGCGGGCTTCGGTATCGGTGCCAACCTCGTCGGCTTCCCCACTCCTCTCCGCGTGTAAAAATGCGACCACGACCACGACCACGACCACGACCACGCCCACGCCCACGCCCACGCCCACGACGTCGTCAACGACGACTGTAATATATATATTTAACCCTGTATATATTACAGAATTATGGTAGTTTTACCAAAATTAAATGAGGTCCGGACATTTATCGGAATGCCGCCTCCAAAAAAAGAAAGTGGTGCTGTCACAGAAATGCGTGAACGGTTCGGGTCATATTATTATCATATCGTGGAACGTGATCCTGACAGATACCGCATCTTTATTGCTTTAGGAATAACCTATATTCTTGTTCTGCTCGTCCAACAAAAACGTTATTATTGGTGGTATCCTACATTTAATCTGACGATATCTGGGTTCGGTAAAATGTACCCCGACAATAAAACCGAGATAAATACCGTCATCACCGAATACATTATGAAACGAATGCCGAGCGATATCGCGTTTTTCCGGTTGACTGATATGAACCCCGCCGCCGCATTCACAAATGTAATCAAGCCAGAAGAAATGTCTGTTGAAGAAATGGACCGGATTCTCACGGGTATGCGTGTCACTTTCATTACATTAACACTGAAACGCATATACAATCGCGCACGACCAGCACTTGTCGCACCCGAAGTCATCAATGAAGCGAATGGGACATTATTACGATCAGACTCCGCAGATACACCCGCATATCCGTCAGGTCACGCAGTCCAGACATATTATTTAGCTAAAGTACTGTCACGGAAATTTCCCGCCAAAACCCACGCACTAATGGAGGTCGCGACCAAGTGTGCGAATATCCGGATTATGGCGGGTCTTCATTATCCAAGCGATCGCGATTTCGCGTGGTGGGTAGTGGACCATTATTTGACGGAGGTCTAGTTCACCGTCTCCTAGCCGGAGTCGGAGTCGGATTCTTTACCAAGTCCAGCATCAATTTCTCATAATCCACAAAATGGTTCTCTATATCACTATACCCCGGCCGCTGTGTCACACAAATCGGTGTAATGAGATACCATCGGTCCGCTCGCTGTAGTTGTTTCCAATACGCGTCGCAAGCAAACGAACTTACCTGACCTGGATTGGATTCAAGTTGTGCGACTCCTTCTTCAAAATTACGAAGGAGTGTATCATAATACCGACTACATACCAAATAGCACCCAGTCGTCTGGCAATTCGCAATCCGAAAACAGCACGGCGATTCTATTTTAAATGGCGGGTAATTATTCCCCGAAAAAAGCACGACATCCCAATTATCTTGAAAATTCGATAAAAAAGAGGTCACCTGAGTCGAGAGAATCTCCGGATGTTTCACCAGTGCGTCATCTTCCATAATAAGAACGTGATCCCATCCATTTTGTTTGGCGAATCGAATACACTCGATATGACTTTTAGAACAACCTACCGCACCGTGTTTATGTTTCATCGCCGAAAATCGAGTAATAGGGAAAAAGGTGTATTCTTTTGGATACATCCGGTATAATTCTTCAAAGTGCGACTCGAATTGTGCGCGACGGTCGGGCCGTGAATCCAGATTGATATATATCGCGTGCTTGATATCTGAAAATCGACGGAGCGGTGGCGGTGGCGGTGGCGGCGGTGGCGGTGGCGGCGGCAGCGACGACACATTGTCCATTTTAAATCTTAAAGTGTTTAATTCTAATAAATAATATTGACACAATATTTATATTATTTACACCATTGAATATGGCAAATCCAATAAACATCACATTTTCAACTTGTTGGTATAACTTAAAAAACAGGCACGGGGCGTCTTTACACATCGAATGGATGCGTGGATTCATTCGTATTGTAAAACGATTTTACCTTGTTATTTATACGGGTCAAGAAACGTATAATTTTATTGTTAGAGAAGTCAACAAATTAGACACTGAAACACGGTCGCGAATTAAGGTAGTTAATAAACCCTATACTGAATTTTATAATTATAAATACGCAGAATACTGGATAAAAAACAACGACAACCCAGAATGTAAATTGTATAATGTATCCGACTGGCGCTTGAATATGTTATGGTGTGAAAAGGTTCATTTTGTAAATGAAACAATCCAACGCCGGTATTTCGATACGGATACGGAGTATTACGGTTGGTGTGATATCGGGTATTTCCGAGACACGCTTTTACCGCGATATACAATGTTGACAGACGCACAGACATCTTATAGTAATATCATTCGAGACAAATGGCCGAACCCAGAGAAATTAAACGCGTTGGATAAAACCCGGGTTTATTATGGGTGTAATGTTAGTCCAAATTATATGTCTTTAGCATTTAAATATTATTCCGAACATTTTCATCCATCGAATATGGATATTGAAACCGATCTTCCGCGAACAATATACGATAAACGACCGCATTTCATTTCTGGTGGATTTTTTATAACCGGTCGAGAGAAAATGAAGTGGTGGTCACATACATTTCAAACCACGCTTGAAAAGTATATTTCACATAATGTTGTAATTCAGGATGATCAGCATTTGATTTCAGATTGTATTTTTAGAAACAATAATTCCGATGCGGATTTTTGTATTATAAAAGTGAATCAAACATTACCTGATAAACTATGGTTTTTGTTTCGCGATATATTATTATAACCTGTCCGTCCGTCCACCCGTCCGTCCGTCCGTCCGTCCATACGAACCGACTTAAAACATAAACCATTATTTGTTTATAAATTCAATGATAACTGCGACGATTATGGGTGGTTTAGGAAATCAATTGTTCCAGATTTTCGCGACTATTGCCGCCGCACTACGAAATAAAGACACATTTTTCTTCTTACAACAAGAGGAACTACCCGGACATAAAGGCCATCCTCGTTATACTCATTGGACTACATTATTCCGCAGTCTTCAGCCTTATCTTACTCCGTCAAATGCTATCACTATTAAAAAGTTTAAGTCTTTGCCTATCTGGAATGAAATCGGATTTCACTATACACCTATTCCAACCGAAACATTGAAATATCCGAATCCGCTTCATCTTCACGGTTTTTTTCAAAGTGAGAAATACTTCGCGGATAAATATGCGCGTATATGCGAACTAATCCAACTTCAACAACATCAGGATGCGATAAAACAAACGTATTCAAATGAATCGTGGAGTGCGGATTATGCGGGAAGTCCAACTAAAAAACGTATATTGGTAAGCACGCATTTTCGTCTAGGAGATAATATTCAAAATCTACATATGAAAATTCATCCAATAATGTCGGTAGATTATTATTATCGTGCGATTTCGCGTATCATTGCGTCTGACCATTCCGCATCTGCTCATTCAGCATCTGCTCCATTGACATTTCTCATATTCTACGAGCCTTGTGATAAGGAAATCGTCGTCAAGCAGGTCGCCGAGTTGAAACAGATGTGTGCGTCAGACGTCAACGGCCCCGCCTACGGACGCGATATCCAATTTCATTTCGTCCGTGATACCATCCCTGATTGGCAGCAAATCTTACTGATGAGTGTATGTGACCATAATATCATCGCAAATAGCACATTTAGTTGGTGGGGTGCGTATTTCAATCCGAACCCCGGGAAAGTCGTTTGCTATCCGAGTGTTTGGTTTGGTGCCAGTGCTCCGCATAATACGAAGGACTTGTGTCCTGAATCGTGGGCAAAGATAGAGGCGACAATATTGACAAAGGTTTAATTCGTCGCAATAAACTCCCAATCCAGTTCAATACATATCTGCTTCCATATCTGGTCTTGTTCAATCCTTTTCTCACGGTCTTTCAACATCGGGAAAAACGGCAGGAATTCGCGTCGCCCCAGTAGCTCGCACAACTTATAAACCGTATAATAATAATTCAGGAAATTCACCCGGTCATCCGGGCAGAATTTCGCATAAGGTCCTTGGATTTCCATAAAAAGGTTACACAATCGGTCTTCCAAATCCGGCGTCATCACCGGAGGTTTAATCCCCAATTTATCTTTAATAAATGGAATGTGTTCATAATATTTATTAAACCCCAGTTTCTTCATAATCTCCTTCGCTTTCTTATCTGTGAATTGGGTAATTTCAATCCGCTCTTTCTTGATTTGCTGTTTAATGCTTTCAAGTACGTGATCCGGTATCGACGTGGTCTCTTTCGCCTGAAACTGTGCGAGGATTTCGCGGAAATGATTGATGCGTTTATATGCGTAAAAACACGCCTCTTTAGGCGGCTCCTTATACGACGGTTTTTCATTATCGATAAGAAAAACGACGTGCTTAGCACACTGGTTACATACCATAATCCCTTCACTTTCAACTGGTATCATTTCTCCCTGTCGACAAAACTGGCATATATCTGTCGGGTACACATATTTAGAGATATCCATATAACTCTGGTCGATATTTGCCAGGTATTTCTCCACAGTATTATGCTGGATTTTAAACAGTTCTTCGGTCTTTTTGGCCTCCGGTAAATTGAAGAACGCATTTAGGGATTTTGTTTTCATTGAACCACCCGTCGTGATTGTTTTCTTGTTTTCGAAATACTCGAAAATATACTCACTGTTATGAAGGTAATAGTTTTTATAGTTTTGTTTATATTTCTTGATGCTGTCGTTTATTTCTTTGATTCGGTCGCGAATTTCAAGGCATTCTTCAATGACAGACTTCTCTGATTTAGGAATACTGCTGCCGCTGCCGTTGCCGTTGCCACCCTCGGCCGATATATCTTTACGCAGTATTTCCAAACGTTGTTTTAGGGACTTTTTCTCCTCTTCGAGCGTCGGTATAACCGTATCTTCGATATTTTGAAATTCGGTTTGTAGTTCTTTATGCTTACTATCCAGCGTGGTTATGCTTCTTTCATCTAATATGATTTTTTTAGGAGGTTTATACTTGAATAAAGACATACGCTCACAATGACAATAACCGCCCTCTCACCTGTTAATTATTATGAATACCAACGTAGTATTATGTATATACGGTAACCGTTATGAATCACCCAATGAAGTAAGAATGAGAATTCTTTTTGATTATAAAGAGGTTTAGTAATTATTGTTTAATTTGTATTTAGTAAAATCGTTTAATTATGTCATTTTCGTAAATTTTTTTTCTTTTTCAATAGTATAACCAGCAATTTCATACAATGGGTGGAGGACTTATGCAACTTGTCGCCTACGGCGCACAGGACGTTTACCTGACTGGTAACCCCCAGATCACTTTCTGGAAGGTTTCCTACAAGCGTCACACTAACTTCGCTATGGAGTCTATCGAGCAGACTTTCAACGGCCAGGCTGACTTCGGTCGCCGTGTGACCTGCACCATTTCTCGTAATGGTGATTTGGCTTACCGCACCTACCTTCAGGTGACTCTTCCCGAGATCGGACAGCCCCTCAAGGGCTCTTCCGGTGGCGTTTATGCCCGTTGGCTCGACTTCCCCGGTGAGCAGCTCATCTCCCAGGTGGAGGTTGAGATCGGTGGCCAGCGTATCGACCGCCAGTACGGTGACTGGATGCACATCTGGAACCAGCTTACTATGTCTCTCGAGCAGCAGCGTGGCTACTTCAAGATGATCGGCAACACTACCCAGCTCACCTTCATCACCGACCCCTCCTTCAACGACATCGATGGCCCTTGCGACGCTTCCGCTCCTCGCCAGGTTTGCGCTCCCCGCAATGCTCTCCCCGAGACCACCCTCTACGTCCCCCTTCAGTTCTGGTTCTGCCGCAACCCCGGTCTGGCCCTTCCCCTCATCGCCCTTCAGTACCACGAGGTCAAGATCAACCTTGATATCCGCCCCATTGAGGAGTGCTTGTGGGCTATGAACTCCCTCAACGACGCTATTTCCACCGTCAAGGTCACCTCCGCTTACAACCAGTCCCTCGTCGCCGCTTCCCTCTACGTCGACTACGTCTTCCTCGACACCGATGAGCGTAGGCGTATGGCCCAGAACCCCCACGAGTACCTCATCGAGCAGCTTCAGTTCACCGGTGATGAGTCCGTCGGTTCTTCTTCCAACAAGATCAAGCTCAACTTTAACCACCCCGTTAAGGAGCTCATCTGGGTCGTCCAGCCCGACAAGAACGTCGACTACTGCTCTTCCCTCGACAAGGGCACCGTCCTCAACCGTCTCCTCGGTGCTCAGCCCTTCAACTACACCGACGCTGTCGATGCCCTCCCTAACGCTATCATGGCGTTCGGCTCTCACGACTCTGTCGCCAACACCACCGGCTCTTACATCAACGCTTCCGGCCTCTTCACTGACGCTGGTGCCCAGGATGTCTACACCACCAACACCTCTTGGTGGCACGGAGCTGACCCCGCTGTCCCGTACAACCTTCCTAACTTCAACGGTGGTATGAACTCCGGTGTCTCTGATGCCGGTACCTTCGTTCTGGCCGAGACTTCTCTCGACATGCACTGCTGGGGTGAGAACCCAGTCGTCACTGCCAAGCTCCAGCTTAACGGCCAGGATCGCTTCTCTGAGCGCGAAGGAACTTACTTCGACCTCGTTCAGCCTTGGCAGCACCACACTCGTGCGCCCGATACCGGTATCAACCTGTATTCCTTCGCACTGAGGCCCGAGGAGCACCAGCCTTCCGGCTCGTGCAACTTCTCTCGTATTGATAACGCTACCCTTCAGCTTGTTCTCTCCAACGCTACCGTTGAGGGCACGAACACCGCCAAGGTTCGCGTGTATGCCGTGAATTACAACGTTTTGCGTGTGATGTCCGGTATGGGGGGTCTGGAACATGTATTAATGGTGATGATGATGTTCATCCTATTAGTTTCGAACCAGGACCGAAAAGTGTCCTCCTGTAATCATTTGAGCTCTGATTACAGAAAACGAGTTGCGTCCTCAGTATCATGTTTTTAATGATATAACCAGACCAGACACTAGTGATTCCGATGATGATAAGTCGGAGTTGCGACACACCTTGTTGTTCTGGGAAGCCTTTAGAGCTCAAAAGTACCAAGCGTGTATCCGAAAGGAACACGTGGCCAAGAGTAGAAACTTGGGTATGGTAATAATCTTTGAGATTAGGTGATCAGCATACTTACGATCTAAGGGCGCTAAGCAAAGCCTATGATCGGGTGCCAGAGACTGAACCGGTGTGGGTCGTTGATGAAGGTGTAAGCAACCTGAAACGGCCTAAGATACAGTCCGGCCCCTAGTGAAAATTAGGGGAGAATCCGTGCGTATTCTAATTGAAATTTTAGTATATGTTTCCATAATATAACATCAATTCTATTTTATGTTTATCGCAAGATAAATATAAAAAATTAATCATTTTGTATTACTTCCACTTGATATTCGAATGTCGTTCAGCGACGTTCAGTCACAATCATAAAACAACTCCACGATTTCAACCGTCTTCTCCGTAGCGTTTTCTGGGTTCGTCCAATATTCCACTTGTTCGCGCAACCTCTCCAAGCGCGACTCCCATTCTTTCTCCTTTGATTTCTTGACTACACATAATCCAAGTTTATTCATACCCCAGCACGAACTAACATTTTCACCATTCGCATCCATATACTCGTCTGGGTTAAACCGAATTATTATCAAAGGACGATGACTAACATCTTGAGATAACTCCATTATTCGTTTATTTTCGCATCTACAGTCGTAGTCAACGTGTTGGTTTTCGTCAATTTCTAATATAATCACCTGGTATCCTAAGTCAAGCATTAGGTCGGGACGACGACGCGAACAGCCGTCCGTCATCGTTTTATCCGCAATCCAACTAAAATCTGGGAAATGTGATATGATATATTCAACAACACAGCGTTCTTTGGTTTTGTAGTTCCGAGAGACAGGTTTGTCTGGATGAATGTGAATGAAACAACGAAGACAATATCCTTCGTATTTATTGCGAACGAGTGTATTACATAATTCACCACGACAACTCTTGCTAACAATATTAATCATCGTATCTGATTTATGTTTCAAACAGAACAGAGGTTTCGTCTCTCCATAATTATTATAATAAGGACGTATGTTGCATCTGATATTATTTACATCAATATGAATACATCTAGGATTCTTCAAATCAATCATACCTATTATCTTATGGTCGATGCAGTATACAGGTTTTGTTTTATCTGAAAAGTTGTAACAGGGTTGTTTAATACAGTCAGTTTCTTTACATTTTCTACTAATTACATCTATCATGAGTTCTGTCCGATGAACCGAACAGAACCTGGCGGGTTCTTCTCTTTTGTTAAATAATGCTCTTTTATCACATCCGTCGTGAATACATCTTTTTACGTTTATATCAATCATATCAACAGATTTGTGAGCAAAGCAATACATGCCATTTGTAGAACCAGCTATATTAAAATTTGCTATGGTTTCACAATCTTCGTAATTACACAAATCATATTTACTATTTCTAACCATTCCTATTAGTTTATGGGAATTACATCGCTGGTTTGTGTCATCAAACTTACATTTATACCTTGATGGTTCTTGACACCTCACCCCCTCCTCATCAACAAAAGCACACTTCTTCGGCATATTTTCACCCTACTTATAAATTCACCCCACCTAATTTAATTTCAATTTTCCCCAATCAAAAAATTGAAATTGTTTATTCCATTTCACCCTAATCCATACACTTGCTACACTCATCGTTTCGCGACTTCGTTTCGCTCATTCGGTCGGCTTCACATTCGTTACGCGATGACTCACCACTTCCAATCACAACAAGACTATATCACCCAGAAATACGGCGCCGCAGCCTGCTCCGTGACCTTCAAACCAGGCCACACAAAATCTCTCGGACGCACCGCCAATCAAATGAAAAATCCCATATGGGAAATCACAAACCCACAAACAGGCGAAATCACGGCAGTCATCATGTACTGCGAACCAAATGAATACTGCGAATTATGCCCAGCGAGCTACCAAAAAATACTGGACTACGAGGCAGGCCACAACCAAGGCGAGAAAATAACGTGGTATAAAACCACGAACGGATATATTTCGTGCCACAACAACGTCTTCATCCATCAAGTCATTATGAATACGTGGGGAAATGGAAAAGGCACAAGCATCGTGAGCGTCGACCATATTGACCGAAACCCAATGAACAACCGATACGACAATTTACGCATTGCGACGATGCAAGAACAGCAAAAGAACAGCAAAGGCACAGCCGACGACGGCACCAAGCGCGAGAGAAAACACAATGCTCGCGATCTTCCCGCAGGCATCACGCAAGATATGTTGCGTAAATATGTCGTGTATTACTTTGAATGGTTGGATAAAGAGCACACAAGGAGTCGTGAATTCTTCAAGGTTGAAAAACATCCCAAACTTGAAAAACCGTGGATGACGAGCAAATCCGAAAAAGTGCCTCTTTTACAAAAATTGGAAGCAGCGAATAAGGTCGTCAGCGATTTGGAAAAAGGAATCTTCCCCGAGGATACCGCACCCGCTGCGGTGCTCCCGAAGTATTTATCGCTTGTCGTTGTGCGTGAGAAACCGCACTTGGTATATGAGCGAAGACGACCCGACACCGGTGTTCGCGAAGGATTGCGGATGGTATTGCCCGCAAACTATACAATCGAGGATGAAATCACGAAGATGAAAGAGAAAGTAGAGGCAAAATACGGCACAGGGGCGATGGATTGAAACCCGCCTACACCCCCTTCACCATCCCCATCCCAACCATCCGCCACAAAACCACCGACACGACACTTCCGACGATGAAACCGTTGCCTACCGCCTCCAATGTCTTTCCGAATAAGAAATACGCAATCGCGGGAAAGAGGATATACGTCAAGACGGCGTAAAACGCCATAACACCGGCGTATTTTGTTACGTTAAAGTTGAGATTCATTTTGTGGTTATGAAGTATCAGGAGAATATATATTTTTACTTAAGGAACTGCCGCTCTAAATGTAAAATATAATACCAGCAACGTGCTTACGATTGTGGTCATCGAAATATATTTCACATACGTTTCGTCTTCTATAAAGAACCGAATGCTTAATAACCCAAACGGACTCAGTATAATCGCCACAAAAGCAGACATAAAATAAATAAAATAACCACGCGGATTCACGATCGTATTAGTGGAGGAGGAGCTACCCTGAACAAGGTCATAAACAAATGGGGACAGCATCCAATACAAGAGCACGAAACTTGCTATAAATGAAAGCAAATATTCAACATATACCGTTGAAATATCAAGGTGCGGAATGGTCGCAATCGGGCGGTTTATTTGAATCGCCATTAGTACAACAAGAAGGATGCCCGATAGTAAGGATGGCGTAATTTCAACCACATTCTTCCATTGAAATTGATTTGGTTTTATCATTAAAAAATATACAATATATGTATTGGTATATTATTACATTACATTATATACGGCAGCAAATAATCCTGTATTTTTTCATAACGGGTCTTCGTCTTCGTCTTCGTCTTCGTCTTCGCTGTTTCGGTTCCCGCTGCCGCTGCCGCCGCTGCCGGTGGTGGTGGAACACAGCACCCACAATGGTCTTCATTGGCCTGATCTATTTTGATCCGAATAATCTTCGGGTCGTATTGAATTCCCCATCGACCCAATACGACCGACGACGCTGACGCCGACGCGGCAGACGCACGAGACACAATTCCATTGATAAACGACGACAACATTGATTCCATACTATATATTCAACTATTCACAAAGATCTATTCAATTTTATGCGACGTGTCCGCGTCACACCCTTACTACGCCCATACTTACAATGCTGGCGTTGTGAGAATCCGCGCGGACGTCGACAGTTGATACTTCGCTTGTATTTCATCGACCAACGATGGCGGCGAGTTGATAAAGGCATCATCGATGTATATATTATCATACTACTAAAATCCCGATGTTCCGCTATAACTCCCGCATCAATCCTTCAATACTCTCCAAGTCCGTCAAAAACCGCGGATACCGGCTGTGAAACGCACACATTCTAGCGAAACAATCCGGGTATGACCGGTCCAGTAGGTCCTCTGTTACATCGCTCCACCGATCGACGACCAAGCACGGAAACCCCGTCTCTGGATGATAAAGCCGGTCGAAGACCGTATTCGTCTTTTCAACAATCGGAACACATCCGAGATAAATAGATTCGTAGAACCGGTGTGTATCCATTCCGCACCCACGCGGACATAAAGCGAACCTACTTAAAAGCGTCGTTTCATATACCAGTGTTTCAGGGACTTTCTCATAAAAATACTCCGCGGTGTTCCGTTTCTCTCGAGCTTCGCATAACGCAGCGTTATCATTGGCGTCATTTAGATTATAGACAAATGACGACGACGACGACGACGACGACGACGCCGCACCGCCCGAAAACAAATCATAACACTCCTGGCGCGACGGATGCGTCCATACACTAAAACACAGTAAACATTTAATCGGACGTGAATGACCAGGCAATGTTGTCCGTAATGACATCCCCTTTTCAAGCAAGAATTTATGATTGAACCGACGATGCATCGCCACGATAGAACCGCAATCGCGGATCCCAATTGGCATAATATGGATATTAGGGTGATCATAAATATTATTTTGGATGAATATACGTTTACTGACTGGCAGCAATCTCTCGACGAACTCCCACGAAACCACCGGTTCTTCCATAATATAAAACACGACGCGGACATTACGGGCTCGCAGGATCGATACAACCATATGGATTGGAACCTGGGTTTCTCTCGTAGATATGAAAATCGAATCCCCATCACGTAACTGAGCCGCGTATTCTGCGTAATCGTGAACCCCGACATTGATCCGGTTGGTATAACATAATGTGCTATGAAGTGCGAATCCGATTTGAGACAATTTGAAGATAAGTCCTCTCGATAATTCGTGTTTTTGGCGTTGGATTGCGTTCATTCGTTTCGTTTCACTTCGGTTCACTAGGTATTTAGAGCGTTTTATTTTTATATGTTTTATACCCTTGATATACATACAATGACCGAACCACCGACGCGTCGTGATTGTAAACGCGAGAGAAAACTGACCGCACAGATATTACCCCCCGGAATCACGCATAATATGATGAAGAAATATGTTGTATATTATCGTGAGATGATCTATCGTAAGGACGGAAAACAACAACCGAGAGAATATTTCAAGGTGGAAGCCCATCCTAAACTAAATAAACCGTGGATTACAAGTAAATCTGTGAAAATACCTCTACTTGAAAAATTAAAAGAGGCGAATCAGGTTGTCGATGATTTAGACGCAACAGCAGCGACGACGATGACGACGGCGACGGTGGCCAATACGGCCAATTCGACGACCACAGCGTTGATCGATAGATGGAACTCGCGTTTGCCGAAATATACAACGATGCGTATTGTTAGGGATACACACGAGTCATCCATTCTCTCGGTAAACTATGATAGAAAGGATAATCTCAACGGATTTCGATGGACGGGAAGTCATACGTTTTCATTGCCGTACACGGACGCGGACGCGGACACGGACACGGACACGGACATTTCTCTCGAAATACAGAAATTACGAGACAAACTAATACATAAATATGGGTTTGATTTATGGGGTGTGTAAAAAAATACACCTAGTTCACAACCAATCCCCGGCAAAACCGTCGATCACAGCTTCTCCGCCGCTAATCACGGTCTCAGCTCCATCCTTTACGGCACCAAGAACATTGTGGTGAGTGATATCATTGTAAGTATCGATTCCGTGAGAAATCGCGGCGGCGCCGTTGCCAAGGACTGAATCTCCGGCCAGGTGTGACACGACACCGAGCCCGGCCTGAACCTCGTGTTCAGTAATGTGAAAATGGAAAGTCATTATTGGTATATATTATTATATATATATATTAGATATATTTTATTTATATTATTTATTTACATAGATATATTCCTATGAAAACGTATATTCCTCAACTACATACGTCTTCTATAGCGGCGATTATAGAAGACGATGACTCGCTGGTGACAACCCCTAAAGCACCCCGCGGAAAACGAAGCGATTTAACCGAAAAAGACTTGGAAGAATTCGTGCGTTCATTTGCTTCAGTGGGCGACCAACTTTAACAAAAATGAATAAATGGATGATACCGTGATTTTTACAGTGTCTGAAAAAAATTGAAATGATTTTTTTCAAATAGGATACCAACAGTGCTTCCCCAGAAACAACCCGTCGCAATACAATGTCGTCAAAGTCGTTCAAGACTACTACTGCTTCCACCCCCTACTGTAAGGTATGCCACGATGCTGGCCGCCCCTCATCCGAATACACCAGCCACTATGTCAAAGACCAACCGGGCCCTGATGGCAAAGTCGTTTGCCCTACCCTCCTCAATCAAAACTGCCGCATCTGCCAAAAACCCGGACATACATCGACCTACTGCTCGCAATACCGCTCCCGCCGCGATGACCGTCCTCCTCGCTACATCGAGCGTGAAGAACCTCGTCGTGATGACCGCCGTGATGACGACCGTCGTTCCAAACCCTGGCTCCAGGCTGCGATGGCAAATCCCCCCCGTGATCGCCGCGAACCCTACGCTCATCCTCACGGTCCTCGTGTTCGCCTTGAACTCGAGTCGCGGGCACTTTCCTCCGCGACAGTTCAGCCTGTGCCGCCAGTGCCAGTGCCAATGATCGATGTGATGAAAGTCAACCTTCATCACGCTACCAATTGGTGTGATGAAGAACCGGAACAGATGGCGGATGCGATGTTCAAGGAACTGGCGAATGAAAGTTTCATCACACGTGATGATGACGAACTGCTCGAGATGAGCTGCTCTGGTGGTCAATGCTTTTCAAGTCTCTGCGACTAAACTAAACGGTATGTATCAAAAATCAAAAAATCAAAAAAAGTCATTTGTATGTGTCTATGTTCTAACACTTTTTTATTTCTGATCTGTCCCCGTCCGTCGCCGAATAAAATTGAAATGTTTTTTTCAATCAAACAAAACATACAGCGACAGCAAAATGGCAATCTCAAACGAATGGCTCAAACAATTTCTCGCAGACCGCGAACAACTTCGAAATGATCCGACGTATCGGGCCGAATTGACGACGATGAATATGCACCTTGGACGCCCGGACGCGAATTACCCAACAACACCTGACGAGGTTCAAAAATGGTTTGCGGATCGCGAAGACGAACGGGCCGCAGAGGGCGCCGCCAAAGAAGAAGCCGCAGAACTTGCCCGTCAATTGGAAACCCAAGAACACATTTTCAGCTACCCGGATGGCAGCGTGTATATGGGGCATATGCGTCGCGACGACGCCACTGACAAGAGCAGCAGCCATAAACGCCACGGACGCGGAACTCTTCGCACACCGGCGTTTGTATACGGCGAAATGAAGAATTACACCAGTGATGAAGCCGCTGAAAACGCACATCTTGCCAAATGGCACGAATACGCTGGAATGTGGGAAAACGACAAACTCCACGGACACGGCGTCCACGTCCAAAAATCAGGTGATGGAGGTGAAATCCTCATATTCGACGGGATTTGGCAGCACGGAAAACCAATGCGAGCAAACATTGAGTACGAATACGACAGCGATGGTAACGTGTTGGACGGTTCTGTATTTGGATGGTAAGTATCCGACGGGACGACGGACGACGGACGACGGGACGACGGATAGGTGAGTGAATGTTCTAATACTTTTTTTGTGAAACAAAAAATTGACGGACATTCCTAAAGGAACGGTTTTTTGTGAAACAAAAAATTGACATTCCTAAAGGAACGGTTTTTTCTCTTCGAGAAAAAATTGACATTCCTAAAGGAACGGTTTTTTGTGAAACAAAAAATTGAATCCTTTTTTCTTACTTGTTCTATAACATCGACAGCAGAAACCAATGACCACGACCGCCACCGCCACCGCGACCATCACGACCGCCACCGCCACCGCCCGTGCCGGCTATAAACGCTTGGATATGACGCAACTTCCACCCTACAAGTTGGAGCGAATGAGACTGAACTGGTCTTACGATGGACCATTCACATACAGGAATATATACAACGCAGACACCGCTGCCGAAGATCTCGCTGCCGAGGTCGCCACAATCACCGGTTCGCAAAAAAACACCAGAAACCGGTCCACGCAGACAAAACCAACAAAAATGAGACGCCCATTCTGTAAGTATTGTAGAGATCGCGGGTTTCCTCTGAAAGAGTGTAAGTCGCATTACACAAAAAGCGGTCCCGAGTTTGGGTCGAAAATCACGTGCCCTCATCTCTTGAAGCAGCAGTGTGCTCGTTGCGGCGAAATCGGACACACACCGAAACATTGTCAGAGTCCACATTGGTTGAAAACCGACCCGTGCCAAATCGGACCGGAGTATAATCCTGGAGCACTTTTCCAATTCCAAGGGTTCTTTTTGGATAAGCTCGAAGAGCAACAAATGAAACACTGGCAAAAACCGATACCTCCGGCACTTCAAGCCGCGCACGACGCATACGTGGAGCAGTTTGTGAAACCGTCACGTGTGTGGATTGAAATGACTGGTGACCACACGAAATACACAGATGACTACATTCTTTGTCAAGGCGGACCTCAATTTGTGTCGTTCAGTATGGTCCCCCGTACCGATTATGAAATCTACGTGGAAAACCATTACAAGTGGATGCGGACTGTTCAGTTTGTTGAACCCGAAGAGGAGAAACCAAATGTCGCGGCGGACGAATACGTGAAAAGTCCGCCAGTTCACTTCGAAACGACCAGTGTAATGCGTGACATCGTCCACAAATATCTTAAACCAAAATAAAAAAGTGTTAGTAACACACACACACACTTACCTTTTTTTACACCCAGTGATGAGCCCAGTCGTCCCTGTGATGAACGAACCAACCGCCATTTCCATTTCTCGTGCGATGGACTCCCGCGTCATAGAGTTCGGGATGAGTCCATTCGTTTCGATCTTGAGTCACCGGGAAATACCGGATACCACCGGTGAGCGGCTGGTTGAAGCGTATGACTTCGCCTCGTTCATCGTCTGCGATGCGTTTTTTCATCATTTCAATCGTTCTTTTGGGAACGATCCGATGTTGTGCCCAATCAGTGTGACGCTCACTTTCTTCGTGCTTTTTCCAGTTTTTGCTTTTTCCCTGGTAGCCGCACACGCACGTCCAAGTCGAATGTTCGCAGCCGTAACTCCAAGGACCAACTGCGTGCCTGGCGATGAAGGAACACGCGGATGGTTCGGGGTTTCGGTAGGTTCGTTCGTGGACTTTGACGAGAGCGTGTGTGGCTTCACAGTTGAGCACATTTTGTTCGTCTTGTGTAAGTGCGACCCATTCTTGTGCGGTCATTTGTCGGTGTTCGGGAATCAACCTGGTAACGCGGGTCCACGTGTTGTAGCCGTATTGCCCCATCAATGCGATGAGGTTGCTGTAGGAATTTGGATTGGCACCACCGGCACCGGCACCGGCACCGGCACCACCGAACAGTGCTCCTCCTCCAGGCGCGTACGCTGCGGCTTGTCCTGATGGAATGGGCGGCACAGGCGGCGCAGGAACGACACGATGAAGAGCTCCGAGCGCATTCATTGCGGCTAAATACTCACCTTCAGGCATTTTGTCTTGTTGGTCTTCGATGACACGCATCAGGGTATCTAAATTGGGGTTGACTGACATTTTCCACTGTATTACGTATATCGTAAGAAAATCATTTCAATTTTTTTACGATACATAGAAAATCGTCGGATCAATGTAAAAATTGAATAGCAGGTCGCAGGGTATTCGCACCGGATTTCGGTTTCAATGTAAAACCAAACAGGGTAGTATTAGGGGGGTGGGCGATGGTGCCGGAGATACCCCTAATGTTCGTATTTATTGAACCGGAAGTCAGTTGTAATGATCCCCCATCGACACTACGCTTCGCCCCCGCGGCCGCCGCGGCCAACCCCGGGAAAACCGCCGCGGCCGGAGTAATTAATTGTCCGGTCATAATCTGCGGAATCTGATCGTATCGATTGACGCGCATAAAATACCGGAGGTCGCGGAGGAGTGAGCTCCACGAATAAGTGCGGATGCTGGCGTTGTTGGCACGAAGAATGGCGAAGATGGCGTAAGTGAGCGCACCGGCAAACGCGTTATTGATATATGCGTCGGCAGATGTTTGTTCGTCGCGACATCCGCTAATCATATACACTTCACCCACTGTGTCGGTGTATTTACCTTGAACAAACGCCTTCTGCTGGGTGCGCCAGACAGGGGATGTGCGAGCAGTCGCGGGACGAAGAAGAAGACTGAAATCCTCGTATTTATACCGGATATCGCATCCGGTGCCGTTATGACAGCAATCTAGGATGACGTAGAGCCGCGCACCGCGGGGGACACAGTTCACGAGAAGCGTACGAATCTCGTCGTCGGTGATGACACCGCCACCCGCTGATGCCGGTGCCGCGTAATCCAGAGGGCAAAGACACGAATCCAGGCCGGATACTTCATCGCCATTTCTGTCGCGGACCAGGGTGCCGTGACCAGAGTAATGGAATACGGCTTCATCTCCGGTGGCCATACCGGCAACGAGGGCGGTAATCCCCGCAATGATATTTTGGCGGGTGGGTGCGACCGATGCCGGGAACGTAGCAGAGTCGCGATTGCCATCGGTGAGCATTGTAATGGCACCCGGGGCGTATCCTAAAACCGTGCGCAGATACGTCGCGACATTGACGACGTCATTATAGCACCCGTTCAATCGGGCCTCGGGGTCGTTATTGTAGTTGATACCGACGAGGAGGGCAGTGCGGCGAGGGGGGCGAAGAGAGGATGACATAGTTTATATATTACTATAATATTATAGTAGTATTATAGTAGTAATGTCAATGGATAGGCGTCCTCCGTCGTCGTCGTCGTCATCGATAGACATATATTTGGTTCGTCACGCAGAAAGTTGCTCAAACTTATTAGATAATAAAATTACGGATACAATTCCAGATACTGATAATGATACTGATAATGATAAATGGAACGAATATAACAGAATAATTAAAAATACCGAAATTAAAAATTATACTGATGAAACGATAGCATCAATCAATCGAAGGATAAAAACAAAAGAAAAAGAATTAGATGAAATTATGAACCCAACAAGTGTTGGATCACCATTTACACCACCATCAAATATCGACGACATTCAAGCAATAGAAGCGGAAATCGACCAAACAGGTGACAAGAAATTAAAAGCGTATTATGTTAAAAATTTAATGCCAAAATATACGTGGTTATTTGAACCACCGTTATCTATATTTGGTATGCTTCAATCATTTCAATTAAGGGACAAACTAATAACAAATCCAATTTATCCCACATTCATTTGTTCGTCGTCTGTTATGCGTACCATAATGACCGCTATGATCTCATTATCTACGTTTGATACTGTAAATCCATATACATTATTTATTTGTCCCTACATAAACGAATTACAAAATTGGGCTGGAGAAATAATAGATAGTGATAATCAAAACAAAGGAAATAGTAAACAAGAAATACAATTTAAATTAAAAAAATTCATGGAATGGTTTCGTTTGTATGGTGTTGATATTTACAAATTATTTTTACAAATTAAAGGATCCACTAATCCTACCGTATCACCAAACATAACTATAAATTTTCCAAGATTATATTTTAGTCTATTAACATATGCAGAAAAACATGACCCTACAGGATTTAGAATTTCAGATACAACAAAATTCAAAGACATTGTAAATGAATATACTTCAAGAAGATCCGGTTCCAGTAATAATGTATTAGTTTTTACTCACGGAAAATTTATTAAAGAATTGATTTCGAATGAAGTAATACTAAAAAATACATCAATTACAAAATGTAGTTTGAATGTTGATACCGGACTAATAATAGATTCGATAACAAATTGGTATGACCCAGAATCAATACGCGCTCGTTTTACACGATTATTACCAAAATCATTATTTACATTAAATACATGTAGTAGTTATCCGGATAAATTAATGGGAATAATAAATAACATCCGACACCAACGTGGTGGTAAATCAAAATATAGACGAACAAATACTAGAAAATACAAAAATACTAGAAAATACAAAAATACTAGAAAATACAAATATCGAACATAAATTATTTATGATACATTTAATGAGTATACGCCGAACTACGACACGCCGGTAGCATCCACCGCACGCACGCCTACACAGCATCCGACGTCACAAACAACCGGTTCATCGCACATACTTCCGGCTTATCCTCACTTCGCATCGCCGTGAAGATATGACGCAGAATCGCATCGTGTCGAATGCGGATAGTATAATCCTGCTGAATCGCACCACGCCCGATACGCCCCATCGATTGAATCGCCTTTTCCTGCGACATCCCCTCCAGGTCTTTCCCGATATATCCGTGGCAGAATTGATAGTTCGTCCCGTAGATATAGTCCGTCGCGGTTATAATCAAGTACAACTTCTGATGCTTCGCAAGCGTCTTCATAATATCCGTATACTTCTGGTCGGTAGTATTCGTGATTGCGCCGATTCCCATCAGAAGCAGGAGTTTCCAATGCGATTCCACATTCAGAAGCATAATCTTTTCCACAAAATCGTCTTCCACAAACGACGTGAATTCATTGGAGATGGAGGTGCGTGACGTCCAACGCTTCAAGTGTTCCAACCGATTAGGAACGAACAAATCGTTTAGTGCGGTATATTTCACCGACTTACGCAATTCTTCCACTTTCACGTGAAGTCGTTCGGTTTCGGGGTTGACGCGTGTATCAGATGTGAATTTGCGTGTCTTCTTTTCTTCACTGACACCGCCCGCCGTGCCGCCCGCCGTCGGGTCCTTGCTTTCACCTTCAAGATCCTTGATGAGTTTCTCTGTTTTCTCAATCTCTTCAAGAACACGCGCATTGAAATCGATCGTCCCCATAATATCATCCATAACAACTGTCGGGATTTTCGCGATTTGAAGCATAAACGCGGCGACCTTATCCACATTTTCAGTCAAGTAAATCGTCGGTCCATCCGTGAGTGTGTGTGCGTCACTCGTTGATAAATTGACGACGGATGCGAATTTGGGTTTGCGAACCCCGGTGAGTGTTTCATAGACCCTGGTCCAATATTTGGGCCGGATGTTTTCAAGTAGAAGCAGGTAGTATTCCTTAATACTCGTCATTGTAATATCGCCGATATCGCCGAACATATTCTCGGGTAAATACCGCTCGGATGTAATTGCGAGACCGCGGTTATCGTCGGTGTCGGGGTCTAGGTCAGCGTCTTTCGTGTGTACACCCTCGGTGTTCTCGTCGTTGTCGTCGCTGTCGTCGTCGCTGTCGCTGTCGTCGTCGTCGTCGCTGTCGTCGCTGCCCTCAATGCGTTTCGTCACCAACCCGATAAACCGCAAAATCTCTCGAAGATCGAAATACCGCATCAATGTTTTATACGTTTTACAATGTTCCACGCATTCAAGAACCTTGGTATAATCCACCCCGAACATATAATGCGGGAGTTCGATGAATCCACCCTGATTCACAATCGGGATGGATTTCTTAAAATCGTGGCTAATCACGCTATATACATCCGCCCCCTTGTCTTGAAATTTCACCTTGAAGTCCTGGATTACACCCGCCATCTCCCCTTCACGCGGCAATGTAGCCGACGACAGAACGACATTGGGAATCAGGTTGCCGCTCCAATTGCGGTGGATAATCGGATGAAGAGCGTGTTCGGGGTAGTCCAACGATATTGTCGGTTCATCCCAATACATAAGCAGATTGTCGAGTGGATGAAACGCCATCATATAACGCATCGCGAGCAAATATGAACGAATATCGCAAATCATAATCTCGACATTATCACCTATGCTGTTATCCACTTTACGAATCCGACCGCTGCGTTTATCGCGGATCGCCTCCTTCGCCGCGAAATAATGAAGACGGATATCATCGATATTGCTACACCCGAATGCGAACGCGATGCGTTTCTTTACGGAAATTGCGGCCTTCGCTAATGCCAACCCGACGTGACGTGCCGCACATACGAATATAATCTTGTATTTTTCTGAGAGCCCAAGAGGCGAAAGTGTCTTCCCCGTCCCCGTCGGAGCGATATAAAGCACCAACTTCGCATCGGGGCGTTTCGCAATCGTGAATAATTGTTTCTGATGATCGTATAACTGAAAATCCGCGTATTTGAACACATTCTCGTTTTGTTCGATATAACGATACGCGTTACGGAGGAACCCGGCGATTTCAATATCCGCACTGTATTCCTCAATAATGAAATTCGAAAAATCCACGATATGCGAGTTAATATCCGTCACCGACTTTTGAAGCATTAGTTTCAGGGTATAATAATGCTTCATCCATTCATTCGGGGCTGCGGCGGCGGAGGCGGCGGCGGCGGCGGTGGCGACTGGCTTCGCCGTAACAAGTGCCTCAATTGTATCCATAATAAGATGATCGTATGTGTCACCAGACCCACCAAATGTTGTATTCATATTCTGGATACGCATCAAGTCCATCTTTTTCATTGTTTTCTTTGATTTGGCCTTGACTTCAAACGCACCGACCTTGAATCCACCTAATGCCAACACTCGTTCAACACGTTTCTTGAAATATTCGTCGAATAGATAATCCTCCATTTCTGGCGTCATTGTTATTTTCAATCGCGAAATAAGAGATAAGTTCGGGTTGAATACCCGATTTACATCGTGAAATCCGTCAATAATCAGACGGAGAATACGCATTTCCTGTTCAGGCTCCATAATTTCAACACCGTTCCATTCTTCGCTGGTGAGTTTTGTTTGGATGAGATGCGTGTCTGGGATTGACGCAGGAGCCGTAGATGACATAATAATAATAATAATGCTTCGATAAATGCGTACGCAATATAATACATTATGATGATCGTTTTATTTCTAATTCAATTTTAGCGAATTATAGTATTATAATTCGCCGATTATAGTATTATAATTCGCCGATTATAGTATTATAATCCGCGAAATTGAATTAAATATACGTGTCTATTGTATATTACCATCCTTGTTCCGTATTATTACTCTTCAACACACTTTGTTGTAATGTCTACGATTCCTACTAGAGGAGCAGTCATCGTAAGTTTTGACGGGAATATCGGTTCAGGAAAATCAACAACGTGTATTGAATACAAACAATACATCAATGCGTGTATGTCTAATGAATCAGAAGACTCCGACAGTATATTCCCCACAATCACATCATTTAAAGATGAAATCTGTTTCCTGGATGAACCGGTTGACGAGTGGAATAAAGTATGTGACAAGGATGGCGTGAATATACTGACGAATTTATACAAGGATACTCGTGCGAATGCGTTCAAATTTCAGATGATGGCGTATATTTCGCGCCTTTCATTGTTGCGCAAGGCAGTCAAGGACCCGAAAATCAAGTTGATCATTACGGAACGGAGTGTAGAAACCGACCGAAATGTCTTCGCGAAGATGTTGTATGATGCGGGCGATATTTCCCACGATGAGTACCAGATATATACAATGTGGTTTGATGAATTCTTGACGGATGTTCCATTGGCGGGAATTGTATATATTAACGCATCACCTGATGTGTGTATTGAACGTATCGGAAAACGTGCTCGTGCGGGCGAGACAATTCAAACAGAATATATTCATCGATGCCATCAATACCACGAAGACTGGATTCGTGCTCGCGGTTGCCCTCTACTGGAACTCCCGGCAAATGAAGACGTTATCGGAACGCCTCGACTTCTCTCAGAGCGTATGGAACGCATAACTGAATTTATTCGGGGGTTGATGATGTATGTAAGCGAATAAAGATAAAGACAAATATAATACTTATATCATACGTATTATATTTTTCAATGACAGATGAAACAGCGTGTACCTTTGTATCAAGTCGAGGATTATTAAAATCGTGTAGTATACGTTCGATGAATCCGAAGTCGAGTTGTCCGAATGATCTAGAGTATATAAAGGATTTTATTGCGGCGACCGCATCGACCGCGTCACCCGCATCGACCGCGTCCCCCGCCTCCGTCTACGTATGCTCTGACGCATTTCAAACGTTTATTATAGAATACGCCCCAAAGATTCAAACCCCATTTATTGTTGTATGCGGCGATGGTGATAAAACGATGTTCAATGAAACCGTTCCAAATAAACCCAACGCATTTCTTATGTTTATATTAAACCCATACCTTCGCGGGTTTTATTCACAGAATATGGATCTACAAAATTGCCGTATTTTCTTGAAAGAGCGAATAACAAAACTTTGGGCTGCGAATGCGGTGATTCTAAAAAATGAGTCATCCCTTACATCCGCGATTGACAATGCGTTTACGAAATTAAAACAAATACCGATTGGTATGGACTATCATACTATAAGCAGCAAACCAAATCATCGTTGGCAGTTAAAAAAAGATATACAATACTCATCACCTGTCGCACAAGAACAATGTCTCATTCGCGAAATCCGCGACAAAATGACGCCATTTTATCAACGTAAGATACAAATATATTCAAATGTAATGTTATGCGCCGATCGTTTCAATGACCGCTTTACCGCAGTCTCGGCTATACCACCCGCATTACTACGTCAACAAAAACAGTTTATACCTCGGGTAGACACGTGGAAGAATATGACCGAATACGCATTTGTATTATCTCCATTCGGAAACGGTATGGATTGTCATCGAACGTGGGAGGCATTATTATGTGGATGTATTCCGATTGTAAGAAGTCCCATTTTTAACGAGATGTTTGACGATCTTCCTGTTTTGATTGTAGATAAATGGGAAGATATCACATTACAATTATTGAAACAAACCGTATACGAATTCAAGTTGAAACATCAACAAAATGCGTTTCAGTATGAACGATTACATTTATCGTATTATACAAAATGGTGGAATACTCCCCTGGAATGATACCAGGGCGGTGGGCATACCTGGCCCGGCCCGGCGATGTAATTGACATAAATAAACGTGGTGTCTATGATATATAACAACGCAAAATCCATCCCAGAATGGCAACTCCGTCTACTTATACATCATCCATCGTATATATGTGGAACTTCAAACCGAATGAACGTGCGTCAATTCCAATGACGTGTATCCAACAAAATAAACAGTTCATTCCCGAACACATCATTGTTACCCCCGCGGATATTATACCGATTTTCTCTTCATTCCCAGGCCTCGCCGAATTATGGGCGAAAATCCCCCACTGGGTTGTCCGTGCCGATCTAGGTCGACTCTTGTATATCTACAAACACGGCGGGTTTTATCTGGATGTCGATTGTGTCATCGCAAAGAATCCGTTCCAACAGGTGAACTCTAAAACCGACCGGATGATATTATTCACGGAATTCACCGTTCCTTTACACGCACTAGGACCGCGAGAATGTAAAAACCCGCGAAATGCGCTTCGTGTCGCCAATTTCGCCTTCGCTGCGAACTATAAACGCCACCCCTTTTTAGAGCTGTGTATTCTTGAATGTATGCGTCGCTTACAGTGTTTATTCCAATCCAACCTTGAAAAATGGGAAGAAACCGATATTTTGTGGGTATGTGGTCCGGATGTGGTAACCACGATGTATCACCAACACCAGGAAGACGATTCATCCATACGCCTGATTGATCGAGGGTATCTACAACATCTCGGGTATGGGTCGTGGCGGGACTGATGTATAACGTAAATATATAAAGTAAATATATAAAGTAAATGTATAAAGTATAATGTTGTATTTTCTACTTTACAATGATAATACACACGATGATTATTTGAAAAAATTAATAGAGTCTATACAAAAATATGGTCCCGATTTCAAGATTATTATATTTGATAAAAAAATGATAGACAACACATTTGTAACAAAACACGATGATATATTGAAATGTCGGCGTGGTGGCGGTTATTGGTTATGGAAACCGTATATTATCAATGAAACGTTACGCACTCTCAATGACGGTGATATTGTTTTTTACTTGGATTCGGCGTATTATTTTATTGACAATTTTACAGATTTTTGTCTTGATTCTTTGGCAACCAGCGATGTTGTAGTATGGAAGAATAAACCAAATGAACCCACGTTTTATATGAAAAACTGGTGTAAAATGGATGTAATAATGAAATTCAATCTATTTGATATTGTCTTTAGTAACAACGCAGAAGATTGTTGGGGAGGTGCTCTACTCTTGAAAAAAACAAGAAAAACAGTCGAGTATATTCAGGAATGGTTAGATATATGTTGTGATTATGAAAATATAAGTGATTCTCCTAGTAAAATGACAAACAGTAATTTATTCCAAGAACATCGTCACGATCAGAGTTTGTTAAGTGTCGTCATACACAAATATAATATACCATTGAATATTTTCGAAAAGAAATATTTACAAAATGCGCGAGTTCCGTTTTAGACCTCGTGGGTTTACTCTACTCTATTATTTCATACACATTTGTAATATAGTCTTGCTCACAAAACCACGGTTCATCTGTTTCGGCTGTAATTAAATATCTTTTATCATTTATTTCAATTACACTTGTTGGGTCGCATATATGTTTAGAATTGGGCGGTTGTTCTATATCAAAATATTCAATGAGTGGTGGTTCACCTGGCGGAAATGTAACAACCCATTTGAAAACATCGTGGGTCATTATGCCATTTGGGACATACGTTCTATGACCATATCCATAATATTGGTTATCTTTTCCCGGTACTTTATAACCTGGTGTTCCTCCTCTATATTCGTCATTATTATTCGTTTGATTATTGCCCGTTGCGACTCTCTTACAAGAACCAGTATTCACATCAAGATAATACATTTGGAACGGTTTCATATAGTGTATGAAATATAGGTTGTCCTGATGGTCTATAAATGAAATATTTTTTCCGTCTATATTTATCCTTGTATGTTTCATCTCTTCATAATCAATCAAATACATATCGTGACAGAAATTATCTAATACGTAAATCTTGTTTTTATGCGTAAAACACCGGGGGTCTTCACCTCTAAAGGATGTATTCGTGTCTTCGATAATATCCAGGTTGTCATTTAAAACAACCTTTTTGATAAATCGTTCTGGTTTATAATGTCTTCGCGCAAATCCGAGAATCTGATTATCGTTGGTTTTTATTAACGAATAAAAAATGGAGTTTCTAGAAACTTGGATTCGTTTCGTAAATACAAATGTCATCGGGTCTGAACCGGCTGTTTATGTATATATATATATACGTATATAATTTGGCGGTAATTACTAACTAAATAACCATTTCAATCCTGATATAAAAGAAATACCGGTTCCCTCTTCTGATGAATCGACATTATTATTTACCGAATTGACAGCATTTGTAGGAATATTAATCCGAACATCGGCATCGACGTCGTGGTCGTGGTCTCGGTCCCGGTCGTGCCGACCGTCTTCAATAGTCCCGATAGCCATCGACGCTAATAACACCGACTTGGGTCGATACCTCAGAATATCGATTTCATACCGCGTTATTTTGAATAGATCCTTTCCATATATTTCGTGAAGGAGCATCCATTCGAATATACCACCGGTATAAATATGGACATTGGTAAATCCCAGTTTTACAAGCTGTTCGTATTTATGTAATATTGTGATGTCGTTTGAATTCTTACCGTATACGATAATCATCACATTTCGATTCTTGATCAGGTAATTGTTTATCACTGTTTCTTCAAAGCGTATATCTATAGTCGTTTTTATAAGGCAATGCTGTAATGTGGTAGGAAGGGTGTTGATAAGAAGGGTTGTATGTGGAACGTGTGTATTACGATATACGATCATCTGTATATCCTCATAGCTCACTTTTGGAACAAGAGATACTTGATTTCCCATATGTATAATACTAACTGTATTATTAGTATTATATATGTTTTTATCTCTGTTCCACCGCATACCCGGCGGAACACCCACCGTGCGTATTCATTCAATCAAACGTCAATACAATATTTACAAATTCCTTTTTGATGCTTCTCGTAGCCGAATCAGATAATTCCTCCCGTTTTTTACGTTGTTTCATTGATGCCGATGATGTCTCGGTCACGGAATGCTGAATTTTCAACTCACATCCATCAATTGTCGCCGATGACGTCTGGTGCGATTTCGCGATTTTACGTGAAGTATTATTACGAATATTCATATCTGCTTCAATCGCACTATAATTCTCCTGAATATATCGAATCACTTCGTTTTCAATCGCCCATTTAAAGAAATTCAATTGTCCGAGAGTGGTCTGGATATACGTGCCATTTTTATAAGGAATATTGATTCGGTCCCAGCGACAGAATGGATCGAACCGTTTTTTCGAATATGCTCGGAGTTTCAGTTTATAGTCCACGTAGACTTTGAACCGCTTAGCGGGAATACCGCCACCGATAAGGTCATATACCGTATAATGTTTCTTCGAATAATTGGTAACGAACCAATCCATAATTCGCAATGAAATATTCGTCGTTCCATTTATCACCGAAAGCATCCGGTCCATATTCTCGCTGTTGTTTTCATTATAGAACCGCAGGACCTTATGAAGCAGTAGGTCGTTCTGGGTATTATATATACTCGTTCCGTGTGCGTTGGTCGCGGCGGCACTAGCAGGCAATATCGGCTGGCAATGCTGGTCTTTGTGCGGTTGAATACAGGCGAGCATCGTATGCGTTAGGTGTAATAAACATATGAATTAGTATTTAAACCAGTTTGAACTGGGTTGTGCCCGATTTTAATCGGTTTGTGCCATATGATATAAAACCATCCCGTTATGATATAACATACCTGGCAATGTCTCTCGAACGAGCCGATTCTATTTCACCGCAAGAAGCCGCCCAGTATAAAAAAGCAAATTCGATGCTCAAGACAAGCGAATATGATAGCAGCAGTCATTCAAGTGACGACGATGAAAGCGTCCAACACAGTAAACTTGTCGTGGATTTACATAAAATGCCCGCAGGACAATATGAATATTACACGGATCTGGGGAGTGTAATGAATCAAATGTTGCTGTATATGTATCATACGATACGAAATCTGGTTCATATACCTGACAGTGGCAGCAGCAGTGTCGCCCCAGTGATCCCGCTAAAGTTGCGCCGCCGCCCCTACAAATACGACAAGGAGGATTTTTGTTATACGCAAATCGGCTATGGAAACTATAAATATACATACACAGTCCCCGCAACAAAGACCAACCCCGAAAAATCCGCCGAGTTTTTCATCACTTACCGCCAGCAAGAGAAAATCGTTGGAACCCACGATGAAGCAGCGAAGTATGAATATATGACGATTCGCACGGATTCCCCGGTCATATTTCACCATTTTTACCGCGAAAGCGACAACTTCCTTGAAAACAATGAGCAAGATGATTCTAAACTCCACGTATATGTGATGACGAAATACGGCGAATGGATGCGTTATAACAAGATCCCTTCACGCACACTAGACACCGTTTATTTTGACGAGAAACTAAAACAGAAAATGCGTGCGGATATTATCGACTTCTTGAAGAAGGAGAAGGAATATGATGAGTTCGGGATTCCGTATAAGAAGAACTACCTTCTCACAGGTATTCCTGGTAGTGGTAAGACGAGTATCATCAAGGCGATGTGTAAGGAAATCGGGTATAACCTGTGTATTTTTTCCATCAACCACGACACGGATAATAATACAGCCCTCTCTGCTTTCCGTGATATCCCGCCCAAGTCAGTCCTCCTCTTCGAAGACATCGATTGTCTCTTCGAGAAACGCACCGGAACACAGGAAAACAAGAGCACATTCACGTTCAGTAACCTCCTCAACCTGCTTGACGGCGTCTTTTTCCGCAAGGGTCTTATTTCATTTATTACAACGAATCATCCGGAGAGTTTGGATCACGCGTTGTTGCGCCAGGGTAGGACAGATATGATTATTCATATGAACTACCCGAAGAAGGTCGACGTCAAGCATCTATTCCGCGATATGATGCGGAAGGAGGACCTCACGGCAGAAGAAATCGACCGCGAATTTGACCGGTTTTACGATCACATCAACAAGAAAACGATTACAATGGCGGGGATTGTCGGATTCCTGTTTCGGTATCGGCGCAACTGGGAGGAGAATATCAATGAACTACTGGACGCAGATAAGTTTATTAAGGAGGTGACGCGGAATGTGGAGGACAGTAAGTTGTATGCTTAGTGAGATATCGTATCATATTTTTCATATTGTATAATAGTATAAAATATGAATTCTATAAATGATAAAATAATAACTATATTGGGTTATGTAATTTATGTTATACATTTATTATTATCCATTGTAATGAATATTGGATGGTTATTTGTAACTAACACGTTATATTTACACATTTTGATATTTAGTCAATCGTTAACGTTGCTTGGATGGTGTGTTTTTAAAGATAAATGTATAATAACGTTATGTGAGAACATATTATTAAACCGAACTGTAGATAATAATATAATTGATTCTTCCAGTATAACCACTACATTTTTATCGAGATATTTACCATCAAATCTTGTAGATACGATATTACTATTGTTTGTTATGATGGCTTTACTTCTAACATTAGTAAAAAAAATATATGTTAAATCTCAAACATTATACGAATAAATACATTTGAATATCTCACTTTACTCTACCTTCCGAAAAGTGAATTGCTTCCCCTGACGAAATCTCTCGGCATCCATCGTTCCCCTCTTCAAATTACAATCCAAACACGCAATAACTACATTCGCATCATTATGACCGTAGTTATTATCGATTCGGTCGAGTGTCCATTGTCGCCTACACATCGTCTCTTTGTATACGACTTGGCAAATCTCTCGACAATAGTGACATAAAAGTTCGGCGGCGACCAACAATTCCACAATTCGGTCGGTCGTGATGGTGAACCGTGTGTCATAGATTTCGTGGTGTTTATCTTGATAAATATAGGCTTTACGTTTCAGGTCAATCTCTCGGAGGATATGTGACAGGATCGTGGTGGTGGTCGCGTTAGTAGGTTCTGATATTGGCATTGTTATTCCGATTGACATATTCGCTGTATGTTCTTTTAATAATGATAGTCCGAGGGCCTGGTCCGGAGTATAATACGCGTCGGGTATCGCCCCTCGATTCTTCGATACTTTTCTCTCGATCACCGCATCAGGATCCGCCATTTGCTTCATTTTATCCTGGTTGCGTTTCCCCTGTATATCTATTTTCTTCATATTACAATACAATACTACTAAATACGCACGGGTTTCAACGCACATATCTATCTCATCGGAATAATATTTTCGTATAAAGTGTATATTTGTAATAGTAGTATCAACTACTACTACTACTACATACGATGAACGCACAAAACTACGGGTTTATTTATAATGAATTGGTCATAGATCCTTCCCAGAATAAACTTATCAAAAGGACACGCCGTTCACTCATTGATGGTGCGTCATCCGCAACCGCGACTGCGATCCAGCAACGTAAAGAAGGCGAGGCGAAACTTCGGAAAGAAATCCAGTTTTATATGTGTATACAGTGCGGAGATTGCCGCATTCCACCGCCATTTGTTATGCCTCGGGTTTATACTACGTCGGCGTCGGCATCGGCATCGGCGTCGGCGTCGCCTGAATTACATATTCAATATTTCGCGGATTATGAACCACTCACCGAGAGATTTCCGTATACCGCCGGTGCCGACGCTGCCACGACCACGACCGTCATTCGAGAGATTTTAGACCATCTACGCCCCCTTCACACACATTCGCCGCGTATCCAAATCACGGAAGAAGAATACAGACTCGCGCTTCAAGTGGAAGTATATGATAAAATTGTAGAACGGTATTCTTCTGTAGATTGGAAGAATATATATCCAGAGTTCGAGAGATTGACTCACGTCAATGGTATAAGAGTACGGTCATTTATGGAATATGCGACGATGATACGCCGGCGGATCAAGGGGGTACCGCCCCCCAACGGCGGGAGCTTCGATCGATTGGAGATGGTTGTGGCGGGGGTACCGCCCCCCAACGGCGGGAGCTTCGCTCGATTGGAGATGGTTGTGGCTGGTGACACGGGGGTACCGCCCCCCAACGGCGGGAGCTTCGCTCGATTGGATATGGTTGTGGCGGGGGTACCGCCCCCCAACGGCGGGAGCTTCGCTCGATCGGATATGGTTGTGGCGGGGGTACCGCCCCCCAACGGCGGGAGCTTCGCTCGATCGGATATGGTTGTGGCGGGGGTACCGCCCCCCAACGGCGGATTTCTAACATACATCCACGGTGATACTCACCTGGGAAATATTCTGGTTCCGAAACCAGGGGTGTGTATCGATAACGATACACCACGGTATGTTTTCATCGATCCACGCGGGTATTTTGCGTCCTATGATATATTTGGCGACCCTCATTATGATTATGCGAAACTGTTGTTTGGAATATCGGGGTATAGTAGGTTTGACCAGATGACGATCGAAGTGAACGACGTCAACGACGTCGCGAACGGAGCACCTGAAATGACCGACGGTATTTCATGCAAGCCTGAAATGACCGACGGTATTTCATGCAAGCCAGAAATGAATATAACCATCCCTTTTATTGATGAATATTCTAGTATCTATAAATCTCTCGACACCCCCGAGTGGCAATCATCCGTGCCTGAACTTACGGCCGAACTAACGCGTCTTATTTCATTAAGTATCTGGCTAGGAAATAATAGTACATTCATTTCACCGGAGAAAAAACTGATGAGTTTGATGATTTCAAGATATCTGTGCGAGAGATTCTTGTAGCGGCCCGCGGGCGAGCGGGCGGGCCATCAGTGATGAGGCCCTTTACACACTCCTGAAATCATCAAATAGAAAAGCATCCTTTTTATAATACCATTTATCACGCTTGGCGAATTCGTCATTTTCATCAATGTACAAATATACAATAGACGCCGAATGACGCAGCGACTCATACCCGATACTTGTATTCTCAAACCCAATGACATATTGTTCATCATTGTAATACATTTCCTTCGCCTTCGTATAACTTTCAGGATGAGGTTTGGGCTCAGTATACGTCTCTCGAACACACCATTTTGTTATCTTATTCAACTCAGGGACAACCTCGCGAATAATATCCGTCGTCGCACTGCTACTATTCGTAACGACTACCGCACTTACAGTATCGGGGTTCGCTTCAATAAATCGTAACATATCCAGTGCGTTCTTTGTGGGTGTGATATATGTTATCGCATAATTCCGGAACGCTGCGAGCTTTTCATTCCGCATATCCGAGAGAATTCTCTCGGTTTGTATATGATTATATTGTGCGAGTTCGGACGCAACCGTCTCCAAATACGTGTGTATATTTTTATAATTAATATATTCATTCCATTCAGAGAACGTCATAAATGGCAAATTACGATTCCGGAATACTTCCAAATAACTGCGGTAATGTGCGTAAGAAGTATTGACGAGTGTTCCATCAAGGTCAAACATAAGGAAATATGTCGGTCGTTCGGGGGACGACGACACGGGCGACGCAATCTCCATTTTCGGATGTTTGAACCGAGCAAACGCATATGGAATCGTCTCCTCAAAAGTATGCGTGAAAAAGTTGTGAATATTGTATCTCACATCACGCAATTCTGTATCATAAGGTCGGCGTGCGGCATATACAGTTGTCGCGTCCCCGGCACCGGCACCGGCACCGGTACTTGCGGTCGACGACGGCCTGACCGGAACAATATGATGATGCGATAATTCCAGATAGTCCGCGATCTTCGTGGTCATTTGGTATTTTGTAAACTTATTATCGGGGTTATAAAAATGATAGATCCCGCTGAATCTAGCGTCGACGGATTCAATCGCAAGCGTCGCCACGACACGAATAAAAATACATAAATCCGGGATATACACTGGACGCCGAATATAATAATCATCCTCGCGTTTCGCGACCCGGGTCCGCAAGTCCATTATATTCTTCGCCAATACTGTAACCGCATTATCGTACATCGGTGAAACAGGATTCGCAGAATAAAGAACGGGGGTGCGAATAATACAGTAATTCGGGGTTAATGCTTCACTCAAACCCCTATTTGTCAATGTCGTATAATTCCGCTGAACCCGACATTCCGAGATGAGTTTCGTTATTCCATAATTCTGAAGCGGATTTACTGGCGACGAGGATGGAAAATAAGGCGGCGCTGAACCGTCGAATACATAATCCGTCGAGAGATGGATGAAATAAATCCCCTGCTTCGCACATAAAGACGACATCATATCTACCGCATTCACATTTACACGCATAATCGCGTCCCAGTCATTTTCGCAAACATCGACCATACGTTGGACGACCAAAAACACCACCACCAGCCATTTATCTTTATGTTCAGTAAAAAAATCGTTGACCTCATCCAGGTTCGTGAAATCCACGCGGAACATATTCTCTCGTTCACAGAATTCTTTATCCACACATTTGTTATACGTGCCATAATACCGGATATTCTCTCGATCAAATAATTCGCAAAGGTCGCGACCGACCAGGCCTGAAGCACCGCAAACGAGAATTGTCATATCTCTATGTTATACAATATAATACTAACCGTATTTATGTTTATTTCGTCACAATCACTAGTCTCGGCACAGGTCGACCTAATATCCGCCGCAAACCGCGTTTATACCATACCGGCATCCCACGCAGTTTCCCCCATTTCGCAATCCGACGCTTCGGGGCGGACAAATAATAACTCCGGTAGGACGCAACCGCGTCGTAAGCGTCGATGCCGGTGTGGCTGGTGACCGCACGAATCTTGAACTCATCGGGCATCGCAAGTGCGAAGGGAGTCATTATACCGGCGACTTTGACGCGTTCAAACGCTGACGCCGGGGGTATATTTTGGCGTAAATATTGTGCGACATTGTATGACTTGTGTTGTTTCTGTGCTGGGTGAGCGTATCTGTATTTCCATTCGGCGTGCATTGCGTCGATGAGGTCCAGTGTCCAGATGAAATTGGCTTGCGATGCCCGACACCAAATCGTGACGGGATGGTTTTTGTGTGCGATTTTATAGACACAGGGGTCGATCTGGCTTGCGTCCGTCGTGAGCAGCAGTCGCTGCGTGGTACATAACATCTGGACTGCTTCCAGGATGATTTTCGCGATATGCTTGTCCATCATATATTCTGCGATTTTGGCGGGGTCCAACGAGAGAATGAATAGGTTCATCGTTTTCGGTGATGTGTATCTGTAATCTAATTCTTATACAGACCGAAGAATTAGATTTCAATTTTATGGCCGGGTTCGGCTCCGCTCGGCTCGGCTACGCTCGGCTACGCTCGGCTACGCTCGGCTCCGCTCGGCTCCGCTCGGCTCCGCTCGGCTCCGCTACGCTACGCTCCGCTAAAGAAACACCTGTGCGCCCACCGATGACGCCGCCGACGCCGCCGACGACGCCGACGACGCCGACGACGCATTGATTTTATTGATAATATTCGTCGTGCTTTTGTTCTCCAAATTATTAAATAAAACAATACGTTTGAGAGATGGATGCTTCCCACGTATCCCCCGCTCTGTATAATCCGACCCTTTAAACCAAATATCCGGTTGTATCATAAGCATAATATTGTCGAGCTCTTTCTCATACGTATTATCGGTTTCATCATATAAAATGACGTAGTCAATAAACGGCATCGTAAGCAACATCCGTGCCCGATCCTCGATATGATTTACTGGACGCGACGGACCTTTAATCTCTCGAATTTGTTTATCTGAACTCAAACAAATGAAGAATACATCACACATATTCTTGCTCTGTTTCAGTGTTGAAATATGCCCGCTATGAAAAATATCAAAGCATCCTGATGTGAGACCGATGACAGGTCGTTTATTCGATCCAGCCTCAACACCAAGAGGCCCTCGTAACGACCGTATAATATCACACAGATGTGTTTTTGTATAAATGAGCTTCCGATTATCGTCTTGGTATAAATTCATTATGCGTAATACAGACGTATTCTCTGTTGAAGCAGTTGCGTTTGAGTTATCGGTATCAACTATTGACCCAGGCGATAATATAGCACACCCACTAGTTCTTATTTGCCCTTCTAATAAAATGGTAAGCGTGCCCGCGGCCGCACCCGCACCCGCACCAGCGACCGTCTTTACGAATGCGTCCTTCGACACAATTGTTGACCCGTATACAATATCACTCGTATGAAGATTATAAAACGGATAAACAATATCATTCCCAGAGGCGTCGCCAGTCGTATATTCAATTGCGGATCCCATATATGTATTCTTATCGCGTGTATAAACATCCCTTAAACGAAGCAGATCATTCTTATCGGAATGCTCCAACCGCACACCTTCGGCCCCATCGATGCCGCACTCCGTATAACGGTGATATACCTCCACCTCCAACAACACCGCATTCGGAGAATACGCGAATATCCCGTGAAACATACACGCAGGAATATAACATACATCCCCCTCATTCAAGATTTTAAAATCATTATACAATTCAATACGGAATGTGCCGGATAAGACGCACAAAACGGTGTCTTTATGAAAATGGCAGTGAACGGATGTCTGGAGACCTTGATTCACATTGAGTATCCAGACACCGACATCCTTGCTCTGGTACGCCATATATTCATACCCCCACGGTTTAATGAACCCTTTGTTTAAATAGTCGTAGAAAGGGGAAACGCGATAGTTCTTGTATTCCTCAGATGAGCGAGCAATTGCCAGTTCTTCGCTGGTAGGGGTGAGATAATAACGCATAATAGGGTAACGGTATCGGTAATACTTAGTATTATATGTAATTATTTATGTCGTTTCATCGACATTTATGTGTCGTTTAGCACCCTCGGCAATTCTGCCAGTGCCACGAATTCGACAACATCCCGGTCGCCACCGCCACCGCCACCGCCACCGCCACCGCGTCGTATCCACGTATTCATTTTCGTGGCGTAATCATTATCGCGAACTGGATGTGTTATATAAATCGGTTTTCGATGCGTGTCATAATATCGCATAAGATTCTCATTGAACCATATCCACGACGCACCACAATACTGTGTTATGATGATATCGCATTCACGGACGATTGTTTCCAGGATAAAAAGATTACGGAATGACAGTTCTGTTTCTTCATACTGAAAATGTTTGTCACAGCAAATAATATTCGACCATATGTCGAATACGCCCGCGTGATTCGGAACGATAAATGTATGTGTATTTGCGAACATCCGTGCTAATCCAACAATATAGTCGTTCATTACGTAGGGGTGCGTCACGGCGGATTGAAGAACAAAGTTGAATACGAATACGAGTGTCCGGGGGGTGTTTTTACCCGCTACGCCGCCACCGCCGCCGCCGCCACCGCCGCCGCTCCGCCAGTTCTTTAACCACATCCGATACCCGTTATCAATATAAATCGATCTAGGAATATTTACAACGGGGAATATTTTGTTACTAGGGATTTCGGGGTCTACAATAAATGTCTCTTGATAATGTGTGTTTATCATATCGAGTGTTTGGATAAACCCGGTTCTTAATCCATCGACATCTAGGTCAGTACACGATAACGCTTGACACCAAATATTAAAAAATATATAACGCGAGTTGTTTATTGTATGATTTGTATATCTATTTTCTATATTACGCTTAAGTTGATTGATTATGTTATTTTTACATTCATTATGTTGATTTAACAATACTGTGAATATATTATGTAAATTCGGTAGTGGATGTCCTGAAAAAATGTAATTTCCTTTGGGGATGAAATAGTAAAATGTGCGCGAGGGGTTAGAAGCACATATATGTCGAATAAAGGGGGATGCGAAAAATGCGTCGCCGAAATTACAGGGGTTATAGAAACATATATAGGACATTCACGTAATGAAATGGAATGTAATGGAATGGAATGAATGTAATATTTCAATGAATGTTTTTATATTATTCTGGTTGTCGCATAATATAAAAAGAACATAAAACTATTTTCTCTGGGTATATCATAAAATGTCTTTGAACCCTATCTCCCTCGTTGCTTCTGCTGCTGCTGCTCGCGCGGCCAACCTTCGTGTTTCCGGCTCCGTGTCTGGTAACCTGAACTTCTCTGCCGGTGGTGCTCGTCCCCACGCCAAGGCTCCCTTCACGTATCAGTCGAACGGCTATACGATGAATGCCAGCGGCTACCTGGCTCACCCCACACACGCTGCTCAAGTCGCCGCCAACAATGCTGGTGCTCTTACCCGCAGCGAGGCCGCGTCTATGGGTCTGCCTCTCGCCGGTCGCCGTTAAAGCGTGCTCGTTCGTTCGCTCGTTCGCTCGTTAGATTCAACTCATATTTATAACGATTTGAACCTAATAATGAAACACAGTATAAAACTAAAATATGGTTTTATATCATAACCTGCTTTGATCCACCATCCCATTACGATTTAATGACCTCGTTGACTTTCGCATCCGAGTCCGCTCGATCCGCATCCGCTCCATACGCATCCGCTCGATCCGCGACCGCTCGATACGCATCCGCTCGATCCGCATCCGCTCCTCAAGAGAAGAGGTTCTCTTTTAGCAACATCATCCAACCTATCCGTAAAGTCGGGCAGTTTGCGAGTAAAGTTGCTGATGTTGCGGGTAAAGTCGCCGTTGTTGCTAGTATTTTATGATAAATCGATTTTATGAAATCGATATAAAAATAATATCTGTTGATTTATCATAAAATGTCTTTGAATCCCTCTTCTGCTTCTGCTCCCTGCGTTGGCCTGTCCTTCTCTGGAAAGACCGTCTTCGGTGCGTCCGGGTCTGCGTCTGCGTCTGCGTCCACTGGCCCGGCTCACAAGGCTGCTGGCCCCGATGCCATTAACCTGCTTACCGCAGGACGCCCTGTCCAACCCGCAAATAAGTTGCTTGACAACTGGTTTAATGGAAACTCGACGAGCGTAAATGTCAACAATCGCCCGAAGGCCGTAGTGACCCCTGTTGTCGGTGATAGCCGGATGATTCGTTCATTTGTGGCGATGTAAATCCATAATATACAAAAAACGACTTTAAGTCATCTTCGTATATTATGTATACCACCTATTCGTAATGCCTCGTAAATCCGCCACCGCCACTCCCGCCGCCACCGCCGCCAATCCCACCGCCACTCCCGCCGCCACTCCCGCCGCCACAAACACCGCCACTCACCCCGCCAATCCCACCGCCACTCACACCGCCAATCCCACCGCCACTCACGCCGCCACTCACACCGCCACTCCCGCCGCCAATCCCACCGCCACTCACGCCGCCACTCACACCGCCAATCCGTCGTTGGGGGGCGGAACCCCCGCGGAAGACCAAGCCCTCAAAAACATCAACTACAAGAATATGCTCCTTACCGGAAACTACGGTCTTCTTAAACCCGATGTCATCACCCATCCCAATATCGATAATATTCTTGAAAACGAGAAGAACGCAAATAAAAGCGACCCTTGGAATAAACTCGATAAATCCGCAAAGGTCATTAAACTGAAAGAATTCGCCACAAGATATGGCAAAGAACAGGATTGTAATGATGCCGAAATCACCGCATTGTATCGGTTTCTTATTGCGAATTTGGAACAGAAGAAACTATTACGTGCGAAAGATGTCGTATATGATAAAGTAACCGGGATTGTTACCAGTATTCCGTGCTTGATTTATCACGCTGGACTTAAAAAATTCACACTGAAAAGGTGCGAAAAGCGTCAATCTACTTTGAAATCGCTAGCACCGACGACGAATATGTCGAAGAAACGCAGACTAGGAGCCGACGTAGCGGATGCGACGGCGGCGGCGGCGACGGCGACGACCGAATCATTGTTAAATTGATAGTTGTATATAAAATTGAATTAAACATAATAAGATAGAAAAGATTATATATCTTATTGTGTTATACAATGAAGAGAATCATTAGAGTAAAGGCCGCCCCCGTCAAGAAAATACGATATATCGACTTGTTTTGCGGATTGGGTGCGTTTCATACAGCATTCAATACGTCTTCACACTTTGAATGCGTCCTTGCGTGTGACATTGATGAAGGTGTGCGAAAAATATACGAAGCAAATTACGGGATCGCTCCATTTGGGGATATTCGGAAATTGGATATACCGAATATGCCCGATTTTGACCTGTTATGTGCGGGGTTTCCTTGTCAGCCGTTCAGTATCGCGGGAAACGGAGAAGGATTCGAAGACAAGGAAAAGGGGAATCTCTTCTACGACATATTGAATATCATTGACGGCAAGAAACCGAATATGTGTATTCTTGAAAATGTGAAAAACCTGAAAACACACGACGAAGGACGAACCTATGACACAATCACGTCCGAATTGACGAAACGCGGGTATATTGTATCGTCGCGTTGTTGTAACGCGGTAGATTACGGAAGTCCGCAAGCCAGAACACGAATATTTATTGTCGCGTCTCAGACGCTGTTCACAATACCGGAACCAACCATCTCGTCATTTACATCTGTTTCGGAAATTATAGATAAGCACCCGCCAGCGGGCACTCCTACTCCGTCGGAGAAAAAAGTGGCGAATGACCCACCGACCCAGCGGTTGAAATTACAAAACTACGAATTGGTTGAAAAGGCGGGGGTATCTAAACCCGGAAAACCGCACATATTATATGATCTAATCTCAAAGTCGAGTGGAAAGGGTGGACGACAAGGAGAACGCGTATATGATATCGAAAATGTGGGAATAACGGTTTGTGCGAGCAGTGGGGGGCCTGGTGCCAAAACGGGACTATATAAAGTAGGCGATGTTATACGTCGTTTAACTGTTAGCGAGACATTAGGTATGTTCGGGTTTCCGATCAATTACAACTTTGCCGGAACAACTGACGAGAACTCGCTGTTTTATCTCGGCAATAGTATTGTAGTGAATGTGCCGCTTTCATTTGTGCCGGCGATTGAAACGTATTTCGGCGTCGGCGTTGGCGTCGGCCTCAGCGTCGGCGTCGGCCTCAGCAAGTAAGAGCCACGTTCGTAAATAGTGCGTCGATGTCTTGAGTCAGCACCATTTTTGTTTGTATTTGGTTTGGTTTTTTCTCCCCTTTGGTTCCGCCCTTTCGTTGAAGATATATGTTTGGAGACAAATGAACACAGGTCTTCTTTGAAATCACTGTATCGTGTAATAAACTTACCAACTTACCTACAAATACATCCTTTGTCGCGATGGACAGACGCAGGATTTCTCCTGTATTTCTGTCACTTTCCGTTTTGATGAAGTAGTCCGGCTCCGTCGTAGGTTCGGAACCTAGAATATTCCGTTTTACGATCTTTTCACTTACATCCTTACTTACTGTTTTCCGTTCCTTCGTCGTGTCGCGAAGACAAACTGACATCAATGTCTCTGTCAGTTCAGGCGATTCTGGGTCTATTTTGTCGACATCCCTGCGATCAATTGAAAACCCGCGGCTTTTTACATTTGCGGTTCCATTGGCTTTCATTGCGGTATTCTTCAATTGAAACATCGAATGTGTGTCATCGGTAAATTCGATTTTGTTGTCGCTTTTGCTTCGCCCCTCGACTTTTGTAATGCCGTTGGGTTTGATCTGTTTCCCGAAATATTGCTCCAATGCGGGAATGATGTTGGATTGGGTTGTCATCATCGTCTCCGCTTTGAATCCTGACTTTGCGATTTGGCTGCCGTTTAATGCCACGTCATTTGGCACGGCCGCGGCCACGGCCACCGGGACGTCCATTGCCACGCCTCCGTCGATGTTACTTACCTTCAGGGGGCATTTCTTGCTGTTCTTGTTGTGTCCTGCCATCTTACATACGCCACAAACCATTTCTGATAGAACTACCATATGATTCATTGTGTTATAAGCATATCAATTTTTTTACTTTTATGTTATATTTTTATACATCATAAAAGTATATAGTTCATTTCTTTGTCACACGTCGTGTCCGAGACCGAGACCGTGTCCGAGTCCGAGACCGAGACCGAGTCCGCGTCCGAGACCGAGTCCGACGCATTCCTTCGGACCGGCCCGTTCCTTCGGACCTGGCTACCCTAAAACTACATTTTGGTCCGCATACCGGCTTCTGTAACTTGCTCGTTATCTCGGCCTCGTGTTCCAATATAACATCCACCATATTCCGATAAAACGCCCTAAATTTCCCGCGGTTTTTACGTAATTCCGCAAATGTAAACCATTTTATTTCCGCCTTTTCAAGCAGACCATTGTGCGGGTTCTTTTTCGCACCCGGCAAATATTTCTCAAAAAAACGGTAATTATTCAAATAATAATCCTCCAGTTTCTCGTCGTACTCGGTTTTAAACACGATGGTTGTGTAGGTTTTAAACACGAGTTCGGCGATTTTGTTTCGGACAGCGACCTTCTTGAGATGGGATTGTGAACCAAGGAGTCCATTGAGTTCTTCACTACCTTCGCGTGTAGCGACATCTAATGGCGTCTCGTTTGGCTTTGACCCACCGCCGAAATCGGCCCAACCAGGCGTATCATTGAGCTCATTCTCTCGACCGAATAATAAATAAATTATGCCTTTATGGACAGCGGCGGGCAATAAACCAGCACCAACCATATGGATTCGAATGAAATACTTACTATACCTATATATAATAATCAAATTACGTAAAATTGATCGGTCTTGAGAATATTATTACGAATATAAACGCATTTCTTAATTATATATATATGGAATGACCTTTGATTTAGATGCTAAAATCGATAATAATGAATATAGTGAACAACCTCGAGACTGTGCTAAAGACCGCGACCGGGACGACGGAGACACCGCGGCCGGGACCGAAACCGCGTGTATACCTTCCACACCATATTCCATACTTCCTTCCGATGAAGATCGAGAGACAATTATCAACGACGCGCTTGATGAATTGGCCGAAATTGCGCGAGAGAATATACTGGAATTCAAACGCGAGGATTTCGACGACGAAGAGGTTGTCGGTGAATGGATCGACAGCTACTTGTGCGAATATTTCTCGGAAATAATACCACATCGATCGAATTATTCAACCGCCACCACAACTGAAGCCAACGCGTTAAATGATGTTCTTGATGTTTATATTTGCGAGTTATATGATGAACTCTTCGAGAGATTTTATGAGGAAATCGCACCAAGGCGTTCCGGGCTCGCATCCGGGCTCGCCTCCGGTTCCGATTGCGCCTCCGGCTCCATCGCCCCCGTCGGCTCGGTCAATGGCAAGATAATCGGAACTGTCAGCACGGTCAGTGACGACACGATTCGTAAGATGACACAGAAAATCCAGACCTTGCGTGAAAAGCCGCAACCCGACCAACGAACTCCCGAATGGTATGCTCGGCGTAATAATCTCATCACCGCAAGTGCTGCTTCGAAAGCGTTCGGATCACAAGCATCTATAAACCAGCTCGTGTATGAAAAGTGTAAAAACTACGTCACGGCATCCGGGCCGCCGTCTGGACCGCTTCAAGGTTCGGTGAATTCCCCGCTTCATTGGGGACAGCGTTATGAACCACTCACTGTGATGGTGTACGAACGCCGGAACCAGACAAAACTCGGCGAATTCGGGTGTATCCAACACGATACATACCCCTTCATTGGTGCGTCACCGGACGGGATTAATATCGACCCCACATCGCCCATCTACGGCCGGATGGTTGAAATCAAGAATATCGTGAACCGCGAAATCACAGGCAAACCCAAGGAAGAATACTGGATTCAAACCCAGATTCAAATGGAGGTTTGCGACTTGGATGAATGTGATTTCGTAGAGACCCGGTTCAAGGAATATGATAGTGAGGCCGAGTATCTAGCGGACACACCGGCCACGGCCACGGCCACGGCCGCAGACGCACACGGCGACAGAGGATATTCCGCTAATGGAAACGAAAAGGGAATCATCCTGTGGTTTCAGACCGCCCCCGCACTTACGCATCACGGGTATGTATCGCAACCGATACAGTTATATGAATACGCACCGATTGGGGTGACGACGGAAGAATATGATATATGGGAAGCGTCTGTATTTGAGAAGCACAAGCACGCCGGCAATATCTGGGTGCGGACGATTTATTGGTACCTGGATGAATATAGCTGCGTGCTTGTGCGTAGGAACCGGCTTTGGTTCTCGGAGGCCGCACTGGTGCTACAACGCGTCTGGACGATGATTGAAGAAGAACGGCAGACTGGGTTCGAACATCGTGCTCCGAAAAAGAAGCCAGCGGGGGGGACGAACGGACCGTTGGAATTCGTTAAAATCGTGAAACTGGATACGGCGATTGTAGACGCTGACGCGGCAGACCCTGCCGTATCACCAGCCACAACAGAAGTAACCGCAACGAAGATGGCGACAATGATGTCGTATTATAATAAATCGTCGGCGTCGGCGTCGGCGTCGGCGGCGGCGGCGGCTAATTATGTGAAGCGTCCATCAGATACCCTGATTAAGTGTTTCAAAATAGACGACCTTGAATTGGATGAAAGTAAGGTAGAGTGAATCCCATAAGGAAGCGGGGAACTCATATTTTTGTTTTGAGTTATTTAATTGCGTTTATCCGTAATGCCGAATAAGTACTTGATGAAAAAATAATATTAGTATAATTTATAAAAAACGTTTTATTGAATTATGACTACTAACCCTTGGGAGAGTGCTTTTAACATTACAACTAATACCTCAAGACTTAATAGTCCTATGTATTTTGATGGTTTATTAGGAGATAAAAAATATGATAAATATAGTGAACCAGAATCTGGTGGTATGTCTCTTTATACTGTAAATACCGAATTTTTAACAATAAGTAAAAGTAAACTTATAACATCTGACAAAACAGTAACAGTAACAAAAACATACGCATCTACCAGATATATAACATTTTTTAATTGGCTAAAGACGATAAAAGCCTATACGAATAATGATGATCCTAAAATTACTACCTATCATATTATGAATAGTATTAGAACTACTAACCCTGACCTATTTAGAAAAATTAACATTATATTTGACGAACTATCACTGTCAACAACACGGAGTATGAGTAGCGGTCGCCGTCGCCACTCGCGTAAATACAAGAAATCCAAGCGTGTGTTGCGTAGAAAGTCCCGCTCTACCAGACGGCGTTAAATGATAAAATCGTTATTGATTCTCAATATTGAAGCAACGAAAAAATATTGAGAATAATGAACTAATTACGAAATCGTTCACCGACGCTCCGACCCGTAAAACCCCACCCGGCGCACAGGGCTATCCATCGGCAACGGCGACGGGACAATATACTCCGCCGGCGTCTTGGGTGCGTAGAGAGCCCCACACATCCCCGCAGGCATACACGACCCATTATCCGGCGTCACCCATTCACGCATATTGTTCGTTGCCTGGTCGTAATTGGCCAGATTCGCAGCAACCGGGTATAATTTCGAATTGTTCGTAGAGTTATTCTCTCGGAGCACGACACCATAACCCGTCGTTATTTTAGGATACTCTGGATATAACAATGGTTCATCTACTTCGCGCGGGTATTCGCCGGATGGGACGCGGTCGCCGCTAAACCCTTCTTTCGCTCCAGTCGTCGTCGTCGTCACGGCACTGAAATCGTGGATTGCGTCAATAAATGGTCCCGCAATCACTACCGCAAGAACGAGCAGAAACAACGCAAGATATTCGTTACAGTATTTCATTTATGTTTGCGTGTGTATATTATGTATAGGAGAGAATAGATATTAAACCGTAGTATTTTATATATTATAGAACAGAATATAAGATGTCTGCGTCGTCGTCATCGTCGGATATGTACGTCCTTAAGCGAAATGGCGACCGAGAGATTGTCGCGTTTGATAAGATCCTCGCCCGCCTAAAAACACTCGGCGCACAAGCCAAAATAACAGCCGTGAATTATACCACCCTCGTCATCAAAATCATCGACCAGTTATATGATGGAATCCCAACGACGAAAATCGACGAACTCACCGCCCAGCAGTGTGCGATGATGGCGGTCCAGAACCCCGATTACGGAACACTGGCGTCGTATATTATTATTTCTAACGCACACAAGAATATCCGCGGAGGATTTTATGATGCGATGCGTGTATTATATGAATATCGCGATGCGAATAATAATCACGTCCCGATTATTAGTAAGAACCTCTGGGATTTTTTACACGAAATAGTGGATACTCCCAGAAATGGTTCTGTGTCGGGTCCTGGTCCATTCCTTCTTCATCAAGCTCTCGAACAAATGATCGACCATTCGAGAGATTATCTCATCGATTATTTCGGTTATAAGACGCTTGAACGGTCCTACCTGATGCGATGCCACGGGGTGGTCGTTGAACGCCCGCAACATATGTGGATGCGTGTCGCGGTTGGGATTCATAGTGGACGTAAAGATACACGCAGTGTATACGAAACCCTCGTCTATATCCAGAATACATACGACGCAATGTCGCGGAAATATATGACACACGCTACACCGACCTTATTCAATGCGGGTACACCGCGGCCTCAATTGAGTTCGTGCTACTTGGTCGCGATGGAAAACGACAGCATTGACGGGATTTTTGATACACTGAAAGATTGTGCTAAAATATCTAAACACGCTGGCGGGATCGGGCTTCATATTCATAATATCCGTGCTTCAGGGTCGCATATCCGTGGAACAAACGGTGCGTCCAATGGCATCGTTCCGATGTTGCGTGTCTTTAACAATACAGCACGGTATATCGACCAAGGGGGGCGACGTAACGGGAGTTTCGCGATTTATTTAGAGCCGTGGCACCCCGATATTGAGGATTTCTTGGAAATGAAGAAGAACCACGGCGATGAAGAAATGAAAGGCCGTGACCTGTTTTATGCGTTATGGGTGCCGGACTTGTTTATGGAACGTGTGCGAGGTGCTAGCACAGGCACGGGCACAGGCACAGGCACAGGCACGGGCACGGATATGTGGTCATATTTTTGCCCGGATGAATGCCCCGGCCTCGCGGACGTATATGGTGATGATTTTCGCGTATTATATGAGAAATATGAGCGTGAAGGCCGGGCACGCAAACAAGTGAAGGCACGCGAACTCTGGCTGAAAATCCTGGATAGTCAAATGGAAACTGGAACACCGTATATTCTGTTTAAAGACGCGGCAAACAAAAAGAGCAATCAGAAGAATGTAGGCACAATTAAGAGCAGTAATTTGTGTACTGAAATTATGGAATATTCTGATGAGAATGAGACGGCGGTTTGTAATTTGGCGAGTATTGCGCTTAGCCGGTTCATCCTCGCCGCCGGGTTCGCCGTCGCCTCCGGCTCCGGCGCCATCTCCGTCGGAGCTTCCGACCACTCCATCGCCGGAGGCGATTCCGTAGTCTCTGGCTCCTCCGTCGTATCTGAATTGAACGTAGTTCCGCCGTTGGGGGGCGGTACCCCCCTGGACTTCGCCGAACTCGAACGTGTCACCGCCCTCGTCGTAGACAATCTGAATCAAATCATTGATATTAATTATTATCCAACCACGAAAACACGGACGAGTAATCTTCGCCATCGCCCCATCGGAATCGGCGTCCAAGGTCTAGCCGACGTTTTTATGATGATGAATATTCCGTTCCATAGCGAGGAAGCCCGGGTATTGAATCGAGAGATTTTTGAAACGATTTATTATGCCGCAGTGAACGCATCGATGACTCTCGCAGCACGTCACGGCCCGTATGTGACATTCTCCGGTTCGCCCGCATCGCAAGGTATACTTCAATTTGATATGTGGGGCGTCGATCCTACCGCGGATACGTACCCCGCACCTAAATACCGCACCTGGAAATACGACTGGGCGACCTTGAAATCCAAAGTCCAGAAATATGGACTGCGAAATTCGCTGCTCTTGGCACCGATGCCTACCGCAAGCACATCCCAAATCCTCGGGAATAATGAATGTTTTGAACCGATTACGAGTAATATTTATACCCGCCGAACCCTTGCGGGGGAGTTCATTATGGTGAACAGGTATCTTATCAGCGACCTTATCGGGCTTGGAATGTGGAATGAACGCGTAAAGACCAATATTATCGCGAATCAAGGGAGTGTTCAATATATCGACGGATTGCCTGACGCATTGAAACTGAAATATAAGACGGTTTGGGAGATGCCGATGCGGCATATTATTGATATGGCGGCTGACCGTGGGGCGTTTATTTGCCAGAGTCAAAGTATGAACTTATGGGTAGAAGAACCGAATTATAATATTCTGACATCGATGCTCTTTTATGCGTGGAATAAAGGGTTGAAAACGGGGGTGTATTACTTACGCCGGAAAGCGAAACACCAGGCACAACAATTCACGGTGGAACCGGAGAAGGCGACGGGGGGTGACACGGCGGAAGAGGATGATATCTGCGAATTTTGTTCATCTTGAACAAAATCGCGTAAGCGGAATTTTGCTCCTCGTGAGTTATAAATTTATTCTTTGTATAATTTATGAAATCATGTCGTCTTATACGGAAAATGAAAATTTGTTGTTGGAAAAATTAAACATATCTGGATATAATATTTATATCGGACAACTTGAATGGAAATATGACAAAAACACATATTGGTTTTTAATATTTTATAATAAAAAATGTAAGAACAGAGATTATAGACCTGAAAATGTAGTAGATAAATCATTAAAGAAACAATCCAACTCTACAAAAAAAAAATATCATTTTCTCCTGAAATAGATTATACAGATACAACGCCAATGTTTTGTTATGTTCTTGTATGTCCTAATAATGTTTTGGATTGGTTTGATAGTACAAATATTAATATCCAAACATTCGTTACTCCAAAAAAGGAAGAAACGGAAGAAACAGAAGAAATACAAGAATCGATGCTACCGGTTGCTGCTGATGATGGAACATCTGACATAAATCTTACAGCCCAATTAAATGAAGCCGGACGTAATAAATATGATAATACGCGTATTCAAATTGGTGGATCAAAAGTTGGAACGATAATTCATATAACTGAAAATGATTTTGTTAATATACCAACTGATGATAAACTTACAATTACAGGAAACGATAGTTCTCCAGTAACTTTACCAGGAACATTTACGTTTTATCCAGAGACAACATACGACCACCATAAAGATCCAAAACTGTTATCACAACTTAAAGATGGTGAAATATTATTAATAGGTAAAAATCGTAATGGTGACCGTTTAATCTACGCATATAATACTGAGAATCGTAAAAAAAGAATTTTAAAAATAATACGCGAACAAGAAGGTGGATATAAAAAACATAAGAAAACACAAACACGTTTGAACACTCGAAAAAAACGTAAGAATAATAATAAGAAGAAGCGTACTATTAGAAAAATAATTAAAAAATAATATTTTTATTTTGCGATAATGTAAAATTGATTTCTATTTACATTATTTGACATATAATACATCTATCAATGATTCGTTCTCCGTCGTCGTCGTCCGCTGCGTCGTCGTCATCGTCCGCGTCGTCTCCGTCACTCAAAGAAACCTTATCCGCAGTGATGTCCGGATTCAAACAACCATATAAAATAAAAGAAATAGAAGACACCACCACCGACGAAGACTGCTGTAATGTCACCGAATGGGCCGAGCGGAACAATTTCCGATTCCCGCCGCAGCTTATGATCAGCGACGAAGCAGCCAACATCACAGCAGGTGTTTCCGAGAGATTCCGCGTCATCCACGAAGAACCGCGTCCGAATACATTATTATACTTATTACTTTCACAATATAATCCGTGGCTAGATTGTGAAATGACACGACGCAAACGCGTATACCTGAAACCGCGTGTCGGCGAGATATCTTGTCCTGTATCCGCCTCTTCAAGCTCAAGCACAGTGATTGATATCGCAAATCTATACTTATGGCCGCTTCTTCATTCACGAGCAGATGAAGTCATTGCGTGTCGTACATTTGGACAGTGGCGGCGTCTTTTCGGGCAAACGATCATACTTGCGTTCCCAGATTATAATGAATGGGTTATTAAGTCCACCAAACCATCCGCATTTGTATCCGTATCCGAGAGAAATCGATTAACCACAATCCTCAAAACATTGAATCCATCGAAGGTATTATACCTTATTACTACACGGGCTGGGTTTTGGCCGTATGGTCCGTCGTCGTCGTCGTCCGCTGCTTCGTCGTCGTCTTGGTCATTGTCACTGTCATTGTCACTGTCCAATAGTGTTTCGCCACCTAACCCCATATCCGGATTGTGTTCCATCAAACAAAAAATAAAAGAATACGACGACACTACAGAAATTGAATGGTTGGTTCGTGCGGACTTTCTTCGTAAAATGAAACGCGTCCATTTGTATATTACGCATTCAGCGGCCTCATCCGCTGCGATGTCATCGACCGGTGATGACGTGGATAGTGATTGTTAATCAGATCAGATCTACTCCGTCATTTTCACGTAACACTTCAAGCACAATTCTACATCCACTTTCGCATTGTGAAGTCCCTCCGGGGCGGGTGCGTCGGCCCCAAAAAGTGCGTAATAAAGTTCCACGAGTTTCGGGAATTTGAATGAAGTCGACCCGTCATCCCACACTTTCACCAACTTACAAATCGGTGTTCCCTGCTTCATTGTACAATATTCGACCGGCGGGAAGATCGTGTTAAACATCCGGGCGCGGTAAAGCTCAACAAGAATCATATTTTTGTCGAACTCGATATTGTGAGCGACCATTTTGCCGCACCGGTTGGCAGCGTGCTTGAAATCAAACAGTGCAACATCCATCGACACCCCCTTCGCACGTGACAATTCGCTTGTGATGCCGTGGATTGCGGTGGATTCCGCGGAAATTGGAATATGTGTTCCGAGAGATATAATATAGTCTTGTTCTTCTTCGACCACCTTGGTCTCATCGTTGTATATCACCCAACTCAATTGGACGATATGTGGCCATTTGTCGGTTTGATTCGTCGGGGTATTTCGGGGAGGGAGGCCGGTTGTCTCTGTATCGAAAATGAGGATTCGCATCGTCGTCGGTTGTCGGTTTGTCGCTGTCAATATAAAGAAACACAGGGATTGCTTTATATGGGAATTTAATATCAATTTTATCTCGCGTCGCCGCTCCTTTCACTCACTACGTTCGTTCCACTCGCTCTGCTCCGCTCGGGTGCTCGCGTCTCGCGTCGCCGCTCCTTTCACGTCACTCGCTTTGCTCGTTCCGTTCCACTCGCTCTGCTCCGCTCGGGTTTTAGTCGAGTTTTCGATCGGGTGGTGTGTGAGGGTGGTTGTATTTGTCTACCCACACAACGAATTCCCGAACGCAACTACCGCCAAGATTCCCAGTACAAGACCCGCGTGATAATTATACTGCATCGTGCGATATACCGTCAACCACGCCGCCGTTTCGTCGCCCGACTTCAGATGAAGCACCATCCAGTCGCTTTTCGGCGAGAGAATATAATAAAAGTAATTCACGCTAAATGTGACGGCCGCGACCATACAAAGGATACCGCCGCGTCCACCGCCACTTCCGCCACCCAGGAAATACTTCCGGCAGCATACTAAGAGTATCATCGACAGGATAAAACCTAGAAACAGTCCCATAAAATAAATCCCGCGGCGTTCTTCCGCTATTGCGATATACCGGCGTTGATTTTCGGGGGATAGTTTCGAGACAAATTCCTGGATGACCCCCCCGGACCGATGGGCGAACCCGCAGCAGTAAACATTCGCAACAATGAAAATGAACGCGATGGCACAAGATAAAGCACAGACCATTGTGACGCTTCGGGAGTTTATAATAAACACACATAAAAAATTGAATTATTTTTTACGATTCGTATGATTATTATTACATCGAGTAATGTCCGCCACCGCCACCGCTTCGCGTTTCATCAAACCTACCGCCGCCGCCTCCGCTGCTGCCGCCGCTGCTTCCGGATCGAATTTGACTTCAGAGTTCGTTCTTGGAATGCTTTCGAATATCCAAGTCAATCTCACCGAGTATCAAGCCAAAGTGCTTGAAATGGAAGAAGAACTCCGGACGCTGAAAATCGAAAATAATCTATTGCGAAATCATATTCGGGAATTGACGCGTGAAGAACAACAACAGAGAAGATGATCATTCGAACGACTTATCAAGCTGTCGCGGAGCTGTCGCGGAGCTGTCGCGGAGCTGTCGCGGAGCTGTCGCGGATGGCCCTTTGCTACTCAAAGGTCCGATCAAGCTGTCGCAGGATGGCCGTTCGCATTCATTCGAACGACTTATCAAGCTGTCGCAGGATGGCCGTTCGCATTCATTCGAACGTCCGATCAAGCTGTCGCGGATGGCCCTTTGCTACTCAAAGGTCCGACAAATCCCATACGACCTCCTGTGCCACTGTGTAATCCCGTGTTCCCGGATCCCATCCATATGTTTTTTTGCTCCATACCCTTTATTCCCGCGGAGTGAATACAGTTCATCCAGAACCGGATATTCATCGCACAGTTTTTCAATATAGTCATCACGTGCGACCTTGGCGAGAATCGACCCCGCAGCAATACACGCATACGTATCATCACCGCCTTCAACACATATATGCCGGTAATTCTCGATTTCGCTGGTCCGTTGATTGTAATTCCCCATCGGGATGAAATCGTTGCCATCGATGAGGAGGAGGTAGTCGGATGTCACCATCGGTGATGAGCCACAAGTATCTCTGTGTTTTTTAATCACCGTGTTTATCGCGGTTCGCATACATTGAAGAGTCGCACGCCGGATATTCAGTGCGTCAATAACCGCGGGTTCTTCATAAGCGACCGCCCACGCGACAGCGTGTTCCTTGATATAGTCGGATACTTCGCGGATTTTCTTATCAGATGTGAATTTTTTGCTGTCTTTTAGCAGAGAGAAGTCAAATGACGCCGCCGCCGGAGGCAGTATCACCGCACCTGTATAAACGCGTCCAAATAAAGGTCCACGTCCCGCTTCATCTACGCCGATTTCATATTTGTGCGTCGGGGAAGCGGAATCGTCGGAAGCACCGCCGTCGGCACCGGCGCCGATTGGACGATACGATGTCGAGAGAATCTTCAATTCACGTGATTGCCTGGGTTTCTTGGAAAGAATAACACCTCCGGTTTCCATTGTTTCGTGGTTGTCGTTGTCGTATTACACGATACTACGATTTTCATTCAATTATTTCTTGTAAAACTTTTTATAGGTATATAATATCAGATACAACCCGTCGCGAATGAAACTTACGAAAGTCCATCTTTTACTCATATTATTACTTTCGTTGATCTTGGCATCCAGTTTAGGCAAGTATGTTAGCGAAGGATTCGGCGGATCAAGCGATATCCCCGATCCGTTAAAGTCGGTAGCCACGAAAGAACTTCCGTCCAATACGAAACTCCCGCCAACTCCAAAATATGATCCTAGCATCAACGCAGGTATAAGCGCGTCATCTCTCGGATCGCCTGTATCCGCCTTATCGCCTAGCACATTTCCGATGAATACACCTGCGGGCATTCCGGGGATGAATAGTGTGAGCGGCAATGATGAAGCAGGTAAAGGTGGTTCATCGGGCGGTACTGACGGTCATAAATGCCCTCCTTGTCCCGCGTGCGCCAGATGCCCTGAACCGGCGTTTGAGTGTAAGAAGGTTCCGAATTATTCTAGGTCAGAGGATATCAATGCTCCAAGACCGGTGATGGCGGATTTTAGTCAGTTTGGGATGTAATCAAATCACCATAATAACCAATAGAATGAAATCAAATCCAATAAAAAAGTGTTAGTTTTTATTGGTTTTACAGCACAAATGGCACAGGCGAGCGAGCGGAGCGATGCGAGCAACACAGGCGAGCGAGCGGAGCGATGCGAGCAACACAGGCGAGCGAGCGGAGCGATGCGAGCAACACAGGCGAGCGAGCGGAGCGATGCGAGCAATGCGATGCGAGCAACGAGCAACATTCATCCCTGAGCCGGGTAGTCGTAATCATCATTGTGGATGATGTTGTATTCTTCTCGGTAGATCGCGGCAAAGTCATTCACGGGAGGTGGAGGAGGAATCGCGACGGGGACAGCGACGGGGACAGCGACGGGGACAGCGACTGGGACAGCCGCGGCCGCACGAGCGTTCGGGTCGACGCCATTGTGTAAAACGATGTTGACAACATTGACGCAGTTGTGTCTTAGACGCCAAGCGTCATCCGGATCCACCAAATCTCGTTCGTTGACAAATCGCATCGGGTTGAATCCATCAAGGAAGTACGTGTAGAGCAAATTGATCATCTGGGTTTCGTCGGCCAGGTACGCGAGGAGTTGATACTCCGTAAATTGCTGGACGATTGCGCGTAGTCCATCTTCTTCGGCAAGTTCTGTGTTGAAGATGCGATTGATGGCCTCTTGCGTGTTGCTTCCTTCGCCGTACTCGACTTCGATGATGTGTCCGGTCTCGAATTGACGATGAGGAGTGACGGACACAAGGAAGACTGCGCGGTGTGGTGTTCCGGGCTGTTCTGGGTTCGCGTTTTCTTCCAACAAAAGCGAAACCTCCAATTCACCGGCGTATGGCACTGTGCGAGTGTCATCTGTGGCGAACTCCATACACCTCTGAACATAGGGTCGCATCGGTTCGTTTGGACCGAACAAAGCAACCCAATCTTCTGGGTCGAACATCTGGATACTGCGGCAGTCGAGAACTCGGTTACCTGTACGATATCCGTCAGTATTGTTGATCGTCGCAAGTCGAGCACGGAACATCTCGCGGATATTCTCGTTGGTGTGGTGTTCGGCGGCACGTGCGTCCAAGGCGTCCATCTGGGCCATAACGCGGATGTGGTGGAAAGATTCTTCATTCTGGTTCTGGTTCTGGTTCATTGTATTGTTCGTAAAAGTGTGTCTGGGTGGAAACGCTGTTATATGCTGTTTCAGAGAAAAAGCATTTCAATTTTTTTTGATTTACAAAAAAATCGTGAGAATCATCCAATTTTTTGTAGCATCCAATTATTTATTCATTTTCGTTTACGAGTACAGAGGACCCATCCATCCGCGATCTCTGCGGCCGCTTCTGCGGTCGCTGCTGCGGCCTGACGTTGAGCATATGCCCGAGCAGCCGATGTAATGACCGGCACCATTTCCATCGACCGACCCTCACGAATATTTTCCACAGTATCCTGAATCGGGAAATATTCGCGAACATTCCGCTCCTCTCGACAAGAACGTATAATACCGTTATCAGCGTTCACCACATCCGCGGTCCGATGTATATGCTCGCGATGTTTGACACGTAACGCACCAAACAGAGGATGGCGTGACGGAATATGGTTGACGCAACTTTTCATCGATGTCGTCAAGTATTTCATTCCGTGTTTTGGTGCCATTTCGGGGGTCACCATCCCAGGTTCGATTGCGGCAAATGACAGAAACGCCGTCGTGAGCCCGTCATTGGATAGACGCACCAATGTTTGTCTAGCTGTTTTCACAAACTTGGCGTAGTTTTGAGAGGTGTTATCGAACAAGTGAGCCACGTCGTAACTGTATAAGTGTGGAACCATCGCACAGATAGAGACCATATCGGCAACTACGACGAAGCTTTTTGTATTGTAGTTATAATCGTCGTAGTTGTCAGGGCTTTCTTCGAAATTGCGTTGGATCTTCATCATCAGACTACAGTAATGCCAATACGCACGCATCAATCGCACGAATTCAGGGTCGGTGCGAATCGACTCTAGACTGACGAACCCGTGTTTGTATTGCCTCACAGCGTCAAGCAGACGGTCGATTTGGGAAGCATAAGTTTCCAGGAGTTCGGTTTTAGCAGCTGCGACATTTTCGGGCGATACATCACCGAGTGTCATATTTGCCATTGTGCTGAATCCGCAATGACCAACAACAACATTCGTTCGAGAATTACCGATGACTTCAAACGCGGCAATACGCGTCGGTAGATTGCGGTAGTATCGATTCCCAATCAAGATTTCGCACGCAAGTGTCGAATGAATGTATTTCGCGGTCAATTCTGTGTGTTTTTTCGTGTGTTTGATGGTATGTGGGCCGGCACTGCGTACACCCATCCATCGGGCGACAACAAGACCCGCCAGTCCCGACATCGACACAAGGTGGTGTTTTTGATACGAGGATATAGTGGTGAAGTGGGTCGCACGGCAGGTATCGTGGGCTCGGGCGGTCGCGGCGACATCAGTAGTGTGTCGAAAACGATACACTCTACCTACTCCTCCGGCGGCTTCGACGACATCGCGGATGATAATCTCGCACGATGAACCGAGCGACGCACAAACAAGCGCGTGGTGGTGCGGGAATGATTTGTTGATTTGGGTATGACCAGGTTGTCGATTATCGGTGGATGACATATTTTCGTGGAGGTAGAAATCCTCAATGACGGTGGCGGCGGAGGCAGACATGGACCTGGAGGAGGAACGAACGTTCCAAATGTGAGATATACCATTACCTAATGTGTGAGTATATTCCGTCGTAGGAGTGGGACCGGGAGCGGGAGCGGCGCGAGCGGGAGTTGATTTCATCGTAATTCTGGTAGAGACGCGGGAGCACTACCATTTGGATGAAATCAATAAAAAGATTTCAATTTTTTCAAGTGGAAAAATCGTGCGGGAGCATCCAATTTTTCTGGGAGGAAAAATTATTTGAAGAATCAATTTTTACTTGCGACCTTTGCGTGAAGATCGACGGTGTCGTGAAGAACGACGTTGCTGGGTCTTTTTGGCGGCTTTGGATGACTTGCGACCCTTACTGTGACGACGGGTGCGTTTGGTGTTTTTGCGGGATTTGCTTCCGCCTTTGCCACTACTCGTACTATCGGGTTGTGTGGATGGGTTCTTCCTTACCTTAATCGTTGACATATTAACGCGTTGTTCTCTAGCATCACCAACATTACCAAGTTTTTTAACGTGAATTGTTTTCCTACCCACACCCCCCTCTGCCTTAGCCGCATCAGATCCAACCCCGAAAACAAAATTTTGTGAGGCACCTTTCTGTTCCTCCTTCCCTATTTCCATTCCACCACCACCACCAGCAGCACCACCACCACCACAATTACCCCTCGCAACTACTGCGTCCTTGAATTTATCTTCTGCCATTTTACCTTCCATATCAAACTCTGCCGCGAGTTCCTTTGCGGCATCGCTTGGGTCTGACATATCACCATGCGCCTTACTTAGACCACACACAGCCTCTACTGCGAATTTACACATAGCAAACAATGATTGAGCATCTTCCAATGTAGGAGTTGTAGTAGTTGCGCCAGCTATGAATGGTGCAATTGTACATTCCAATTGTTCTAAACTTACAATTGACGCAGCACGTTCAACAAACGCTCTCCCGTCAGGTATTGCATCATAAACACCTGCGAGTCCATCTTTAATTTGATCATATAAGCTGACCTGGACTTGGGTACAGCTACGACTTCTTGCGTCCTCTAAAAATAATTTTGACACAGCATCAAGTTTTTCAAATGCTGCCTTTACAGCGTCAATATTGGGCTTCTTCGACGGATCTTGTTCGGCATCACCTACTCGTTCTATATCTAATAATAGCCGGCCCTGTCTAAGTTTAAACATTTGCTTTGGATGTTCTACAAAACGCATAGGATTGGCTGGGGGCGGTCGTGCTGGCTCCAAACTAGGCCAAAGTTCCTGAGCCTTCGCTACCGCCATTTGTCCCCCTTTATGCCACATTTTTGCCATACCAGTAGCCATCCGGCACAATATTCCTGGTTTGGGGACTTGAACTGGTAGATCGATAAAAACTTGATTTACACTATCACCTCCGGGTTGTACTACTACTGAATCCGGATCACTTGGGTCGTATTGTACAGTTCGAATATCTAGTTCAGCAAAAACAGATTCAATAAGTAAAGAACTACATAACGGAAATTTATTGATTAATTTTGATATTCGCACCGGTGTATTTAATTTTCCGCGTAAATCTGCTATACACGTTTGAGTTAAATACCTATGCGGTGAATCTTCTATAATTCCGATACGTCGTTGTACTCTGCCTTGAACGACCACTGTTGGAACTTCTAAATAACCTGTCATGCAGGTTTGTACGTTAGATCCTAATAACCAAAGTTGTTGTCCTACGGTTTCTTCATCTGTTTCAGGAGTAAAAACCGGCAAATTTAAAGTACAACAAACCCCATCAAATACTTTTCTACGCGGGTGTTGTGGATCTAAAAACGCAGAACGGGCATTTCCTCTTTCTCCTGCGGCACTCGAACAAGCACCTAACAAATCAATCATACTATCAGCGACACCTTCTCCACTTGGTCTTTGGGCTAGCCTTATTTGCAAAATTTGGTTTATCGACGCTCCTCCAGCAGAAAATAACCCATCTTTAAGTCTTTTTAATATATCTATTACTTCTCCTACAATTGTAGCAGGAGGGGGAGGAGGAGGAGGAGGAGGGAGATTTCCTCCTCCTGCCGCTCTCAGATCATTGGGGCTATATCTTTTTAATATTAATAAATATATAGTAAGTACAAAATATTGTAATTGTGCTTTTGTAAAGTCTCCAATATATGACATAATAGCTTGTGGGTTAGCAAATCCGAGTCTTGTTAGTAGCACCTCCACATTAGCTCTATTACATTGGGTATATGCGGTATTAAATAATGCTATCATCTCAGTAAGATTTATTCTACCTAATGTAAAAACAAGCAATCCAGTTTCGATACAATAAATTATCACATCACGTGCAATAATGATTGAAGCTACTGTACCCATTATCTCACCAGCAAGTTTATATGGACTATCCCAAATTAAAGTATATATCATTCGAATAGTGTACTCGGGTAATGATATTTGGTCCATTACACATTGTTTTATTAATAGTCTAAGATTTGAAATAAAAATAGCTTTTTCCCTCGGATCTACATCAAACTCTCGAAAACTTGCATCATCCAAATTCACAATCGGATCAATTGTGAATTCGTCCAGAAATAATTCACACATAGTATCGACACCCTGTTTAATTCCGACACGGAGTGCGTCCTGTGTGCGGCCTATATTACCTCTTTTAAATGTCATTATCCTAGCAAGTTTATCCAACATTAGCCGTTTTTGATCTTGATGTACGTCCCCTGCTTGAATTGGCTGTTGAAAAATACCATTCAAACCCCGCAACATACGGTCTTGTTCTCCTGATGCTTCTGGTACAAGTCCTCCTCCTGCTGCTGCCGCCATATCTTTATTATCTATTCCAAATCAATATACATTCTACTCACATTTTAATTTTCCCAACCGTTCACTACCGCTCACTCAGTCCTACTATCTGTCACACTCCCGCTCCGCTCCCCCCTTTTCTTAATACACTGGTCATCCACGCTAAACGTCGGTACTTTCACATCCTGCGGAACAATCGAAATCACGCATTTCGCCTTCTTCCCATATAATGGTTCAGTACACCCCTTTTCGTGTTGACCCTTCTTCCGCGTCCCCATTTTCCCCCGATAAAACTCCTTAAAGTTAAACACCTTCGGAGCATCCTGGGTACACCGCGATCGAAAATGTTCATATCTCTCACGCACATCGCAGTATGTAAGCCCCGACTTCTTCCCCAGCAGCCGATTCACTGTTTCGTGGAGGTCATAAACAAAACGCGAAAATGTATCGCGACTTTCCATATTACACATCCGAATCGGCCGAGTTGCTAAATTATTCGTCAAATTCATCCGGCAATATTTACAAGGAAGGACATTCCTTAAGTTCAGTATAAATTCCATATATTGCCGTTTTTGGTCAGGGGTTGGTGACACTGGATAATTAAAACTCATCGTGTGAAGGAAGTGCCACATACTTGGCCCCCACACCGTCGTAAGCATTCCATCCCCGCTATGAAAATCCTTCTTGGTAAATGCTCTCACTTTTTTCGTCCGGCGGTGGCCTTTTGTAATCTCCGGGATTTGCGGGACTAAACTCTCGGACCCGCTGCCTCCGGTGCCACCGCTGCCGCCGCTTAGTATCTTCGCACGAATCGAGACCGAGTCGTGTCGTTGTCGACGATACCGCGGCTTCCTTTTACGGCTATTCGTCATTTTTAGTTTCGGTTATTGTATTACAATAAATAAACGCACGCAATTATTATATGTAAATATTATAATTACATTCCATTCCATTCGATTCCATTCCATTCGATTCCATTCCATTCCATTATGTCATCATCTCTCATCGAAGACCCAACAAGCTATATCGTACAATATAGTGAGAAAACGAAGTATTCGTGTATTCTTTTAGGTGTCTCTTTATTTCTAATCATTCTTTTCTTCATCGGGCCGTTCTCTGTAACATCCGGTACATTTTCGTCCGGGTTTATGAAACTCGTCATTATCGGTCTACTCGTCGCCACTTCCGCAATTTTATTCCAAGCAGTTATGCCTGTCATCGATACAAGGGGTATTATTGAAACCGATCTATTCCCTGAACTCAAATTCAACTTCTTTATCACTGTGGGATTCATTCTTCTTATTGTGGTTTTAGGTATTGTTGTTCTCCGATTGTAATTCTTCAAAAGTGCGAGTATATCGCAATGGTCTTGTGCCGGTGCCGGTGCCTGTGCCTGTCACACGCATTATTTCGGTATAATATTTCCGGTCGTTTACATATTCGTCTCGCCGGATATTTAGTAAAGCCCCCGTTTTTTTATCGCGAAAAATCATACGATATCGTTGTATTATAACATCACTTTCGTTTCATATCGTTTTCGTCGTTTTCGTCGTTTTCGTCGTTTTCGTCGTTTTCGTCGTTTTCGTTTAAAACCGGATTATTAATCATAACATTATAATATAATATAATAAGAATACAAGAAAATATCGTATATTATGGTAGAGTCATCGTCGTCATCGTCGTCGTCGTCATCCGCGTCTAGCACAATGTCAGCAATCAGCGCAGCATTAAGCGCAAACTCCAAATATATCATCATCACAATTGTTGTTTTAGCAGCAATCAGCGGTATTCTTTATTATGTCATCTCTAAAAATATGGTTCCAGGTCTTAATAAATTCTTCCAGCAGTCACAAGGCAAGTCGGTGACTCTAGACGGTCAAGATGCGGGTGGTCCAGGTGAAAAGAACGCACAACTCTATTTATTCAAGGTCGACTGGTGTCCTCATTGTAAGAAGGCCAAGCCCGTTTTCGATGAGGTCGAGAAGGAGTTGAATGGACGCCCTATTAACGGATATGTCGTCTCATTTAAGACGGTAGACTGCGAGGCCGAGCCTGATATGGCTGATAAGTTCAAGGTCGAAGGATATCCTACCATCAAGCTCGTCAAGGACGGCGAAGTCATTGAATACGACGCAAAACCAGACAAGGATAAGATCATCGAGTTCCTTCAGACGGTCTTACAGTAAATAAGTATTTCAATAATAACAATAATAATAACAATAATAATAACAATCACAATAACAACAATCTATTTTACTGTTGTTATTATTATTCGTCGCCTTACGCCTTGTAATTATTACGATACGACAAGAACATTTTCGCATACATTATTCCACGTGCCAATAATTCCCGCCGATAATTCTCATCATTTATAATATTTTTCCAATCATACATTGTTTGTTCTTTTGACATACATATTACTTCATTTGGAATCGGCGTCGTTTTTCGGTTTTCAAAAAGGTTGGTTCTGATTTGATTTACAAACACCGTCATAAATTGAATAAATGAGGTTTTTTCACTAATATTTGTTGGTTTACATTCCCATATAATCTTGAATCCAAGCACGTCTTTAATATCGCATTTTTGATCGCGAATACATTCATTGACCGGATAATCATTGATTAATGCTCCGTCGACATAAGCACATCCATTACGAATAATGGGCTCAAATATGATTGGATAGGTACAACTCATATAGCACGCTTCAATCACTGGCAAATTTGGATGTGTCTTATACGATAAATCGATTGTCACGAATTTATTCAATTCTGTCGTCATAAAATGATGTTCTATACCGGTAGCATTATAAAATTCGAGCATTGTCATTGTTGTAGGGTAATCTTTGCCTTCAAACGCTGGACGAAATGATTCTATAAATTCTTTCATTCCAAACATTCCTTTATTCGATTGTATTTTCATAAACGTATCGAATTTATGTTTCATATCATAAACATAAGAAGATGCCTTTGTTGTGACATTGCGTATACTTGACGTGACAGACTCCGCTGTGTCATTTATTGTATGCCCGGACGATCCAGGTGTGATTCCAGAACTCGTAGATGCCGCCGCGGTGCCTGCGCCTGATGCCACTGATGATGATGCTGATGATGCGCCTGCGGCTGCGCTGGACGAGGACGACGACGACGCTGACGCTGACCCTGAATATATTTTCGACCACGGGCGTTTCATCATAAAGTCATCTAACGTATCCCAGTCATATTTTAATGACACTAAAATAGCCAGAACAGATCCAACAGAACACGAATATATCGTTTTGATTTTATTTATATTCCATTTCTTTTCGCGATGTAAATAACCAAGTGCGCCAAATAATATTCCACCAGCAGGTCCACCTGCCGAAATAACTAGATGTTTTACATTAAGTTCATTATCGTCGTCGTCGACGGCGTCGTTTGCGTCGTTTGCGTCGTTTGCGTCGTTTGTGGCTGGTGCTACATCGGTATCGATTGTGGCTGGTGCTGCGTCATCCCCGTTTGTGTCGTTTGTGGCTGGTGTTTCGCCGTCAACATTGTTTAAATCTGACATACAACCGTTTTATATAGTTACACGCAATTTTTTTATTATTATTTGAACGAAATTATGCGTTGCTATTCTTTCTGTTATTTTCTGTTATGATTACATAATGGACGACTTATTCAAATTCTCCGGCGATAATATCGAAAATGTGGAAAAAATCAATTTAGATGAGTTGTATGAGAAGAAAAAAGAACAAGACAAGAACAAACTTTTCACCTATAACAAAATATTAGCACGTATTCACGAAAAAATAAAGCTTACATCGAGGCAAAAATGTCACCAGCAATTCTGTTGGTTCGTTGTCCCGGAAATCATCCTGGGTGTTGCGAATTATGACCACGCGGGTTGTATCGCATATCTCGTAGATAAATTACAGGAAAATAAATTTATGGTGCGTTATACACACCCGAATCTGCTTCTTATTTCGTGGCATCATTATGTTCCTAATTATGTTCGTACCGAATTCAAGAAAAAGACCGGAACTGCGATAGATGAATATGGACGACCGATATTATATGACGCGGAAGGTAATGTCATAAAATACAATGATGCGACAGGACCGGGGGGTGGCGGTGGCGGTGGCGGTGGCGGTGGTGGTGGCGGTGGTGGTGGCACAGCGGCGGCACGCTCACCGGAAGACGCAAATACATTATTGTATAACGCGAGACACGAATCGTCCGCACCAAATCTCTCGGAAACACAAGATAAAAAGGAATATAAATCGACCGGATCGTATCGCCCAACAGGCAATTTAGTATACAACCAGGAATATTTTCAAAAACTGGAAGACAGGCTTCAGTAGGGGCGGGGCGGTCACAAGTCAAAAACCAGCACGGTCACAAGTCAAAAACTAGCACGGTCACAAGTCAAAAACTAGCACGGTCACAAGTCCAAATCGCGAGATGACCGAGCGGAGCGAAATCCCGGCGCGTAAGCGGAGGGATGTAGCGACGCGAGACGAAGATGACCGAGCGGAGCGAAATCCCGGCGCGTAAGCGGAGGGATGTAGCGACGCGAGACTAGTAGACAATCGCCGGCACATTAGTATTATTATTACCAACTCGCCTAAATACATCATTATCAATACGTGCTATTTCGTGGGAGAATTCAGCCTTTACCGTCTCTTCTGATATCTCGCTAGTAGAAGTATCGGAAATATTTGTAATAAACCGATCCCCCTGTTGTATCAATCTACGCAGTGCCGAAATAATTTCGCCTTCGAGTTTTGGCTTTCCTCTCACATCACTCCGTTTTTTATTCAATTTCGACAGCAATTCTTTATATTCATTCGCAGATGACTGCGATTTTGTAGCGATTTTATTATGTACATCATCCGCATTTTTAAATAAGGAGTTGTTTGGAGCATCAGGTTGTCTCTCTAATTCTTGTTGTTCTTGCGATGTAGTAAGCTGTTCGGACGCCTGTTCTAATTGAATACTCATACTTAATTCTTGTAGGATTTGGAATCCCGCATAAAATTGTTCGTAGCTATACGCATACAATTGGACAATCTTACTCCGAGCATCATTGATAATAATCTGTAAATCCGCATCCGTTAAATTCGGGTTAATAAAGAAATCGTGATACATACTTAAACGATAGAAGTCGCGTGAATATGGCTCGATCGTATCAAACCCATCGACGCTTTTGAACCCTTTCTCCCAACGCTCTTCAATCTCACGCATTTCTTCGCGGCTTTTTTTCTGAATCACGAATACCTTATCCAATAATCCGACAATATACTTACGACGTTTCGATATCGTATAAATCATATGTTTGATATGACTAATATATTTGATAAATGTGCTATCTTGCCTTACATTGTCGTTTACCTTGATTATTTTATTCTTGTTTTTCGAGCACCATTCTTTAATTTGATCATTATCCGCCACATATTTTCCGACATCCGCAAACGTCTTTATATCAGCGGTCGGTTCTTTTCCGGTCACGATGCGATATAAATCCCGAACATCGCGGCTATATATCTTATCTTTCACCTGACGACTCATCTCGATAAACTGCGGGGACTTCGGATTGGATATCGACGTTTCGTGGAAAATATCGAAATACAGTTCTTCTAGCGCGGCAAATATGGAGGGTTCCACCTTATTACGATACGGTGATGTCGATGAATTCATATTAAGCGGTGTTGCCTTCTTTTCCCTTATAACATTTGTGATATCGCATACTGTTGGCATCATTGTCATTTCGCCACTCCCCACGGATAAAAATCTCTGTAAATCCATTTGAACATCATTATGTTTTTTCACAAACGTCGAGAGATTGGCGGCTTCATATTTCTGACCGTTCTTCCCCCCTTCACGTTCAAACAAACTAAATGTGAGTAAATCGTAGAAATTCGTCGGTGCTGACCGCCGGTTCGTTTCATAATTATACGGTCGCATCGTCGACATCACCGCGTTAAATAGGTTTCCGATTTGGACGTAAAACCGTGCGATACCGACACACATCTGCTTCTTTCTAAACTCGTTTGGTTCATCTAATTTACTTTCTTTGAGAATTTCCTCATTTGTATTTACTAATAATGCTCGGTCCATCGCGTTATACATTTCGTATTTCTCTGAGAAGAGTTGGTGTCGTCGGTCCATATATGAAATCAGGCGAAATGGCAATCGGTTCAATATCTCACTTGTTATAATAATCAGTTTCTCGCATTTTCCGCTATCTGATAGCGACGAGTTGAATTTCACCTCTTTTAATATAACACGTTGTGCGTATAAGTCAATCTTCAATGCCATTTCATTTAATTTCTTCAAGCTGGAACTATCACCACCAACATCAGACGATACATTGTTTCCCATATCGCGTCGTTTGTATATACTACTACGTATAAAATTATAACGGCCGGCGGACGAATGACATAAAATTGATTTAAATGTATAAATATATACCATATTTAAAGGTGATATTGTATTGCGTGTGTATAGGATAAGATACTTCTTCAAAAATGTCATTGTCGTCTAATTTGAATTCGTGCCACGGGGTTTTTATACCGACTACCACACAATACACTCACACCATTCACAATCACGATTATCAGCATCAATTACAGCAAAAATACCACAGTCGCGCACCGATTGTGAACAATACAAAGAAAAACAAGAAAACTCAGAATAATTGTGAGTCTATCTGGAAGAATATAGAAGACGCGTTTTTGCCAGAATTATTAGAAGAACAACAACAACGCTCGCGAGCCGCGTCGGCATCGGCATCGGCATCGGCATTCGAAGCAACCGAAATAAAAGACGATGATATATTCAATTCTATCGAATCCGACACAGAGGGGACGATTACCGTTCCTGAATTTATAAATCATTCACCGAAACCAACGGCGGTGGCTCTTTCTGGAGCGGCGACGGCAACGACGTCAGCGTCAGCGGCAGCGGCAGCGGCAGCAGGACCGAAATTATCGTCCCTTTTCATAAAACCCGATATTGACGTCGAATGTTTATACCGTAAATCGGGCATCCGCGAGAATTGCGATGTTTGTTCGAGTGATGTAGTCCTGACCGATGACGGATTCCTCACCTGTAAAAACCCGGCGTGTAGTATATTATACAAGGATGAATCTCTCGACCAGAGTGCGGAATGGCGGTATTATGGTGCGGATGATAATCAGGCGAGCGATCCGACACGTTGCGGTATGCCTGTAAACCCGCTTCTTGTAGAATCATCCTACGGATGTAAAGTGATGTGTGAAGGCGGATCTTATTCGCAAGATATGATGAAAATCCGGAGATATACGGAATGGCAATCGATGCCGTATCGCGAAAAGGCACAGTATGATATGTTCCAGAAAATCACCACCATCGCGCAGAATAAGGGGATTTCAAAGATGATTATTGATGAAGCATTGCGTGTTCATAAACGCATATCGGAGCACAAGACATTCCGCAGTCTTAACCGTGACGGTGTTGTTGGTGCGTCGATTTATATCTCGTGTAAAATACACAATTGCCCACGCACCGCAAAAGAAATCGCGACCATATTCAATTTGGATAATACGAGTGCGACGAAGGGGTGTAAAAACGCGGTGTCGATTATCAACGAACTGGAGTCCAACCTGGATAATTCAGAGAAAACGAACTTCTGTAAGACGAAGCCGGAAGCATTCATCGAGAGATACTGTAGCCGACTGAATATGAATGATGAGTTGACCAAATTGTGTCAGTTCATCGCGGTTATGATTGAAAAACAGAACCTTATCCCGGAAAACACACCGCATAGTATTGCGTCGGGAATTATCTATTTCGTAGCGGATATGTGTAATCTGTCCATCACGAAAAAGGACGTCAATCGCGTGAGTGATATGAGCGAGGTCACAATCAATAAGTGCTATAAGAAGCTCTATGAAATGCGGGATAAACTCATTCCGAAAATGATACTCGGTAAATACCAGAAATAATGCTCGGCTTCGCCTCGGGCTCGGCTCGGGCTCGGCTTCGCCTCGGGCTCGGCTTCGCCTCGGGCTCGGGCTCGGCTTCGCCTCGGGCTCGGGCTCGGCTTCGCCTCGGGCTCGGCTTCGCCTCGGGCTCGGGCTCGGCTTCGCCTCGCTTCCGTAATATTCTATATTTTCTTATGTCTTCATATATAATATTACATTCGATTTCATTCCAATGACAGATCATTCCACCACCACCACCACCGACCCGATTGTTGTTCCTAAATTCGTATTTATCGTTCCATATCGTGACCGTGAACCACATCGTGTATTTTTTAGCACATATATTAAAAAAGTAATGGAGGATGTCCCAGAGAAAGATTGGACTTATTATTTCGTCCATCAACGAGATACACGCCCGTTTAATCGTGGCGGAATGAAAAATATCGGGTTTTTAGCAATAAAGTATAAATACCCCAATCATTACAAGGATATTACATTTATATTCAATGATGTAGACACATTACCCTACGACAAAAATATCCTGAATTATGAAACAGATTTCGGAGTCGTTAAGCATTTTTACGGTTTTAATTTCGCACTCGGCGGTATCTTTTCAATTCGCGGTGCGGATTTCGAAAAAACAAACGGATTCCCGAATTTCTGGGCGTGGGGCGGTGAAGATAATCTCATCCACGAGCGTGCGAAAAATGTGGGACTTATTATCGACAGAAACAATTTCTTCACGATTGGAAATATGAATATTCTACAATTTGCGGACGGGATTAAACGCTTGATTTGTCGCGATGAACTCGCAACATCGGTTATGAAGGATCACTCTGATGGAATAATCACTATCAAAAACTTGAATTATATAACATACACGGATACACATATGATCGATGTGATATCATTTGACACCTTAATTTCACCATATCAACTTAAATTTGAAGAACAAACACTTGATAAAGTGAGTAAAATACGCGTATCGCCGAAAAGCGCAATGAATAATATCAAAGAATTGAAAACAAAGTATTTCCTTGAATCAAACGGTGTAAATTATAACCCGGGGAACCTGGGGAATTCAGTACAAGGTCAACCTACAATGTTTATGGGCCACGGCCACGGTCACGGCCAAGAATCGCGTACAATGACTTCTACGCCGTCTTATAATACCGTAAATAATCTCATTCAACCGATGTTACCATTTAGTTCGAATTTACATAATAGACGTCCTCGTGATTTCGGGGCATTTATACCACAACAACAGAATCACAACAATCAGAATCACGTAGTAGTAGACACCGAAAGCACAGTTGTTCAATCTGTGAAAGTATACCAAGTAAATAAACAACCTCAAAATATAGTTATACCATTACAACGACCGGCAAGTTCGACCATTCATCAGCAAAAACGGTTTGGAATGCGTGCGATGTTTATGTAGGCTCGCGTCGCTACATCCCTCCGCTTGCGCTCCGGGATTTCGCTCCGCTCGGTCAGCTCGCGTCACTACATCCCTCCGCTTGCGCTCCGGGATTTCGCTCCGCTCGGTCATCTCTCGCCTCGCAGCTCGTTCCGTCCCGCTCTGCGGGACGCCACTCTCTGCTCGGCTCGGTCATCTTCGCCAATATTATCGTTAGAAGTGTTAACTCAGTTGTTTTCATATACACAAAATTGAAATGCTAATATCTACGCGAGCGGAGCGAAATCCCGGAGCGTTAGCGGAGGGATGTAGCGACGCGAGTGGAACGAACGTAGTGAGTGAAAGGAGCTGCGACGCGAGCTGACCGAGCGGAGTGGAATAACGGAGCGTCAGCGAAGTTATGTAACGACGCGAGCTGACCGAGCGGAGCAGCGAGTGGAACGAACGTAGTGAGTGAAAGGAGCTGCGACGCGAGACTAGAATTCGGCGTTGAATTCAAACACTGTATCCGCCACTTTCTTTTCCGCAAGCGCATATTCACCCACCCGGCGCTCAAAAAAGTTGGTTTTTCCCGCGAGACTAATCATCTCCATAAAATCAAAAGGATTCGTCGCATTATATATTTTATCGTATCCCAGCTGAACCACCAAACGGTCAGCTACAAACTCGATATACTGACACATTAATTTCGCGTTCATTCCGATCAATCGACACGGAAGTGCTTCCGCAATGAAATCTTTTTCGATTTCAACCGCATCACGCACGATTTCATAGACACGATGACGCTGGATTTTCTTCACCATCTTCGTATACAATAACACCGCAAACTCGGTATGAAGTGCCTCATCACGAGAGATAAGTTCATTGCTAAATGTCAATCCAGGCATAAGTCCGCGTTTCTTCATCCAGTAAATCGAGCAAAACGCACCAGAGAAGAAAATCCCCTCAACGCACGCAAATGCGACAAGGCGTGTCTGGAATGTGCTGCGTTTATCGCCAATCCATTTCAGTGCCCAGTCAGCCTTCTTTTTAATACACGGGAAGTTTTGAATCGCATTGAACAGTCGGTGTTTTTCTGTAGTGTCTTTAATATATGTATCGATAAGGATACTATACATTTGCGAATGGATATTCTCCATCGCGATTTGGAAGCCGTAAAATGCCCGGGCTTCTGCGAGTTGAACCTCGCTCATAAATCGTTGTGCGAGATTTTCCATAACAATCCCGTCACTTGCGGCGAAAAATGCGAGAATCATCGATATGAAATATCTCTCGTCATCTTGAAGAGCATTCCAGTGTGCGATATCCTTGGTAAGATCAACTTCTTCAGCACGCCAAAAACAGTCCACTTGTTTCTTATACATACTCCATACTTCCGCATCTTTAATCGGGAATAATACAAATCGACTCTGGTCTTCTTCCAGTAAGGGTTCAATGACAGTTGTTTGTTTGGCGGTGGACGCGGGCGTGGCGGGCGTGGCGGCGGGCGTGACGGTAATCAGTTTGGCAGATTCACCGGTTTTCTCGGAAATGGGGGAGACGGGTGCCAGAGAGTCGATCAACGGTGCTACTTCTGACATTTAAAACGCGAGACTGTAATGGTGTGTAAAATATGACGAGGATGAGTATTATAATACAGGGAATAAGGTTTAATATGATTTCCTAAATACGAAGAAACATATTATACTGAAATATAAAAAATATATATAAACCGAATTATGATCAGTATATCATATACGACCAAATGTTTGACAAGCTTGATATTGCTGTTATTAATCTCGACCGCCGCCCCGATCGTATGGCGTATATTCACAAAAACAGTCCATTTTTATACAATCCGATGATGCCGCATCATCGTCATCTACCGTCGGCGTCGGCGGCGTCGGCGGCATCGGCACCAATACGTATGAATACAGGTATTTTTGCCTCACGCGGTGGATATCGTCGATTTTCCGCAGTTGACGGTCAAAATCTCTCGAAGTATTATTCTGAATTCGATTGGTTGTTGGATACGATTCGTGATTCAACACGTGTTCTTGGTGAAGTCGGATGTTCATTGAGTCATTATTCTCTATGGAGGGATCACGTACAAAATCCAAGAGCTGATTATTTACTTGTATTTGAAGATGATGTATTATTTACAGACGCATCGCATCAACGAATGAAGAATGTTATTTGCGAGCTCGAGAGCCTGGGTGGCAGTGGCGGTCGCGGCGCGTGGGACGTCCTCTACGTCGGCGGTCAATGGACACCCAATTATGATATCGACGGTGAAAAAACGTATTTTTCATTCCAACGAACAACAAGTGATTCTCTCGATACATATTATCCAAACCACCGAGCATCGGACACCGCAATATATAAACGCCGTAATCTCTCGTCGGCCGTGATTCAAGGAACACGGAATGTATGGTTTACGCCATTATTTCGTACCGCAGGAGCATATCTTATCAGCCAACGCGGTGCGAAACGATTGTTAGAAGCAGTTGAAACGGATACAGCGTTATTTATGAAAACACCTCTTGATATGTGGTTACTTGAAATGGATTTTCGCGGATATATTGACGTATTTGATCGGTTTCCTCATCCGTTTTATCAGGCAGGGTTTGAACTTGTCAAAGAACCTAGCCACGCAGAAAACGATATACATCGCACCAATTTTCAAACGGTTCGATTACCTTCGAATAATTAGATCACCTTCATTGAAAAAGTAGACCAATCAAACCCATTTGCCCATTTCACACGATAATCAATCTCACTATATCCTTCTTTTTGAATGATATATTGTTCGTTTGCCAACCAGCAGTTGTATTTTGGTTGGATATATTCCGTATACATAAAATCGATATTCTTACGTTCCAATTCAATGAGGTTAGGGTAGCTCTCCACAAAATCCAAAATAGGCTGATACATTCGCTGTTTCACCAAATATGCGTGATTACACCAAATTGTTCCTCGTACCCACTTTTGTGCGGCGTCAATACCGTCATATCGCGTCAATATACCACCCAAATACAGAATATCCCAATCATCGCCGGTAGGCAAAGTAACGTGCGCAAGATCCATAATGTTGTCGCGGATTACAATATCATCTTCTACAATGAGTACCGACGAGAGATTTTTACTCTTGGCGTACTGAATTGCTTTGATATGTGATCGAAAACAACCCACCTTCGGGTCTTCCGTGTTAAGATTATTCATTAAAAGCGAATGTTTGATTCCGTGTTCACGTAAATGGTCACTTACATATTTGGTTCGTTCGGGACGCTCTTCCAGGCAAATCGCGACAACCTCTTCCGCAAAGGGTGGTTTCAGTAAAAAACTGGCGGCACCGGCAGCGACACCGGCAGCGACAATCTGATTCGGCGACGACGGGGATGATGGCGGTGTATGTATTGTTTGGGGTGTAAAAACCGTCGAAGACGATATCGATGAAAGTGATCGATCTGACAATTGAGGCGACGTTTCTGGACTCGAACCCTTATATTTGAAATACTTTTCCCACGTCACAGTCCGACCATTACATTTGATCACTTTCAAATATGGATTATGTACCTCTTCATAATGATTACGCTCTAACAAGTCGCGGATTTTTGTATAAATCTTGTCGGTGCTCATTTCAATACTGAAAAACTCGATTTGAAATACCTTGTTTGAAACAACAAGACCGACTTCATTCGAAGGGGGGGCGGTCGTGGTCGTCGTGGTCGCCGTCGTGGTCGCCGTCGTGGTCGCCCGATTCTCCTCGAAAAAAGTAGAGAGGATTTCATATTCAGCACCTTCACAATCAATCGCACAATAATCGATATGTTCAGGCGCAGATTGTTGGCAACATAAATCATACAATGTTATCGTATCTACTTTATACGACTTCACGGTTGTGTAGGTCCATTCTTGACTATCCTTATTGTTTTCCAGCGATCCTTTAAGTCCGCTTAATTCATTTATATTGGATTCATAGAAAATCGCACCACTTCCACTTCCATTTGTGATACAAGACGTAACATTTGAAACCGCAGAGAATATAGGAGATACCCGGCTACTGCGTACTCGATCATAATAAACACGTGCCGGTTCAATCGCGAGACCACGCCATTCACGATATTTCTCGAAAAAGTAACACGAAGAATGGGTAACACCATCCGCAGCACCGATTTCAATGAAATAGCCACCGTGCTTCCCCTTGGTTATATATTTATCTACAAACTGATCGTTACGGAAATCGTGATAATACTCCGGGTATATGGTAAGATCATCATCAATGGCAATGGCATTGGCATTGGCATTGGCATCCGCGTCCTTTTCACAGAACGCCGACGATTGTGAATGATACACGGTAAGTTCCATCTTCTGTTTATGAAGAAATTCGTTACGACGCATTACATCCCCCAGTATCGTCTCCCATAGATGCGTTCCATATGACTCGGCTGGAAACTCATACGGCACCGTCTCCGAATTTAGAAACGCGACCGTATCTTGCCAGTGAAGCGGCATAAACACATTCCCGTCCAGAATCTTCATCCGATATTTATGGATGTAATGCGGGTGATCATCAATCAACTTCTTGTTCGAATCACGGATATGATGTGCCCATATTCCTAATCTCAACCCCGACTTGAATTCATTCAACCACAATTTGATAAAATCGTTCTTCGGTTTCGCCGCCAAAAACGCATTGATCAGACTACGGCAATTTGTGCGTTCCTCGCTGATATAAAATGAATGCCCGGATTGGAAGACTTCGTCGAATGGACGCGTGATAATCATATCAAGGTCCAGATATACACCCCCGTGCTCGTATAACAATTCAAGACGAACCACATCCGCCTTATACTGGAAATGCTTCAATTCAAATCCGTCGAAAAACTGCGGCACATCGATTTTCAGGATTCGCACACCTGGCTGTGCTTTGATATCATCCCAGTATTTATTATTAACCGGCTCCTTCGAGTTATAAATCCGGATTTCGTAATGCGGCATATACTGAAGCATCGAATGGACACAACGGTGATGGAAGTTATAGAATTCGGTCTCGCCGAAATAGAGGAGGTGGATGACGTGCGGGATTTCCACGCAGGGGTCTTTCGGGTATAACATCCCCAGGTTCGCCACGGACGATTCTTTGATATGGTCGGGGAGTTCGGATTCGCCATCGTTTACACCATTGGGTGCGTTGGGTGGCGGCGATGGCGTATCCACGATTTCTTCGTATTGCTTCACCGCAGCCTCGGGATTGATGACGAAATTGGCACCGGCGCGATAAAACCGGACGAAATTCGTGTCGCGTTTATTATGCGTCGGGAAATAATCGAGATACATATCGGCCAGTGCGACCAATCTCTCGTAATCTTTATTATAATGGTGCTGATTATGGATTTCTTGGAGCATTTGATTTCGATCCATTGGCTTGTAACTATTCTGATACTGGATATATCGCATTTTCTTCAGTCGTGCCGTCGCGGTTTCGGTTTCGGTGTCGGACGACGCACTTTGCGAGAGATTATATGTCCCCCACGCCATCCCGCGGGCATTACAGTCCGCCGGGCACGCCGACGACGCCGACAACGACGACAACGACAGAAAATAATCATCGTATCCGAATTCGCGGATATTGCCCGCACTCACCATTTGAGACCACGCTTTCGTAGGTTCTACTGTATAATGTGCCTGACGACGTGGGTCGCGTGAAATATCGTCAATCGCTACAATACTGCGTTCATCCCGCGCCAATCGCATCGAATTCAAAATATCTTTCATCGGAATATCGCCTTGATGTCCGCCATCGATGAATATAAAATCAAACAACAGAGGCGGGGCGGTGTCTGGATTCCTCATCCGATGTGCGACCTGCTCTTCGTATTTGGGGATGGTAGTTGTGCTGTCGCCCGTGACGAGGGTATGACGCCCTGGGAATACGGAGTCAATATAACGCTTCGCCGCAAATACATACGCATACTCCCCCAAATCAAAACTCACGACTTTTGTGGCTGGTGACGTTATAGCAAGGAAAAGGAGGGCGGAGTGCCCCGCATTGAACCCGATTTCCATAATGGATTGGGGTGCTCGCTCAAGGACGAGCTCGCGAAGACGTGCGACCTGGGCACTGATCTGGTATGATCCGCCTTCTACGATATGATATGGTTCTAGTGCGGCTGTGAGTCCTTCTAATAGACGGGTGTATTCATTATTTTCAGGTTTGTGTGATGATGATGTCATTATACAATTCGTGCCCGTTTGTTCAGGTTGTATAATGAAATAATAGTGTTTATATTTATATGTGTTTATTGGTTTAATTCATAGAGATATCGCGAAGTGCTCCTAAACCAACCTTTTCAGCCACCTTCATAATCATATAATTGTCATTTGTCCCCCATCCTGTATAATCTGTGCCAGTTAATGTAATAAATTCCATATTTAAAGAATTATTCCAATACTGGACCAATATTTTGATAGAAGCACTTGTATTTGGAATGATTGATATTTCTTTTATACAAAACAGATTGGTCCCTTCACCTGATGGTGAATTCGGTGCGAGGCAAACATACCAGTTAGACATCTTTACACTGTATATAATAGTGTTAGATATAATAGTACGCGATGCGCGATACGCGATACGCGATTTTATGTTTTCTTTATCCGCCATACACAAAGTTTGGCTTCAAAAAATCGACTTCTTGTTGTTGTCGAACCATCTGTTAAAATAACCGATATTTTCCAAATACCGTTGGATAATGAATTTGTGCTGTCATACGTCCATAAATTATTATTCAATACATTAAATCTGGCTTGCCCGTCGATATTTTGCGTACCAACTGCTAAATCGCCACTAGTTGCGTCAAGTATGATACCGTTGGAATCGCAAAGATAATTTGTATTCTGGAATTGATTTATTAATACACGTTGGTTGACAGACCAATCGCCGGAATATTGCGTGCTTCCTCTCGGACGCTGTAATGATAATTTACCACGATTGAATGTGCTGTTTCGATTACTATTGGAAGTTGATTGTGCTGGAGCAAATCCGCAAAAGAACCGGCTATTGAAATATTGGTCGTACATTGAAATAGTACCGCCATTTGAAATATGGTTTTCCCAAATCGTAGTTGCGTTATTTTGGGCGTATAACGTATTAACCACATTATTTAAACCGAGATTTAAATATACATAATCTTGATTTGTCGCGGTGTAGTCCCAATTAATCTCCATCGTATATTCTATGTCATATTGGGTTAAATCTATTTTTCCGACACCTGAAAAATCCCATTGGGGATAAGACGCTGACCCGCCGGTATTTGTAGTCGTTCCGGAATACCATAATATAACCGCAGGTGTTTCGGCGGATGGGCCGGTGGGGCCAACGGGTCCTGTGGGTGCGACTGCTCCGGTGGGGCCTGTGTTGCCTTGTGGGCCTGTGGGTGCGACTGCTCCAGTGGGGCCGGTGTTGCCTTGTGGGCCTGTGGGTGCGACTGCTCCGGTGGGGCCTGTGTTGCCTTGAGGGCCGGTTGGTCCTGAATCGCCTTGAGGTCCCGTCTCGCCTTGTGGGCCGGTTGGTCCTATTTCACCTTGCGGTCCTGTCTCGCCTTGTGGGCCGGTTGGTCCTATTTCGCCTTGCGGTCCTGTCTCGCCTTGTGGGCCGGTTGGTCCTATTTCGCCTTGTGGGCCCGTCTCGCCTTGAGGTCCGGTTGGTCCTATTTCGCCTTGAGGACCTGTCGGCGCAACTGCCCCCGTCGGTCCTGTCTCGCCTTGTGGTCCGGTTGGTCCTATTTCACCTTGTGGTCCCGTCGGTCCCATCTCGCCTTGTGGGCCCGTCTCGCCTTGAGGTCCGGTTGGTCCTATTTCACCTTGCGGTCCCGTCTCGCCTTGTGGACCGGTTGGTCCTATTTCACCTTGTGGTCCCGTCGGCGCAACTGCCCCCGTCGGACCCGTGTTGCCCTGTGACCCGACCGCACCCGTCTCACCTTGTGGTCCCGTCGGTGCTATTGGGCCCGTCGGACCCGTGTTGCCCTGTGACCCGACCGCCCCCGTCTCATCGTGAGGGCGTGGGGGTGG